GTCATTCAAAATAGCCTGAATGGTTCCTAGACCTAGTTCAGATGAAACAAAAATCTGTTCATCGCCCAAACCATATTGAGTATCAGTACCGTAGATACCATCGAATAGAATTCGATCCAATGCTGGGATTCGTGTTGAAGAGTCTATGATTTTATTTACAACTGGATAGCCTACCAATGATGATATTAGCTTTTCCCATAGGAACATATCGACTTTCTGAGTCTGCTTCTCACGGAATAGCTTCCACTCATAATGGACATTCTTCAAACCAAGTGGTGATGTTAAACCATTAGTTGAAGCATAGTTGTAGATATCACCATTGACTGGAAGTCTGTCTCGTAATGTGAAGTCTCTTGTGAATCTTAGAGCATATCTTTCATCTTCGCTTACCAAGCCTTTTAAGCCACGGATAACCAACTGTGAATATCTCACAGGTAAATCATATGGGTTTGTATCAAATGCATTACCAAACACAACACCGAAACCATCATCAGCATAACGCAGACCGCTTAGGATCATGTAAGGATTTGGATTGTTGATCAAATCCTTCTGAGCCTGACGAATAGTTGAAGTATAATTTGAAGTGCTTGTAATCTTGTTTACCTTATTAGATACCCAATAGTAGTAATAGGTAATTTCATCACCATTGGTTTCGTTAACGCTAATTGAGGTTGAGTATGGTGTGTCATACTTGTAAACCAAATTAGTTAAGTCATCCTGTGTAGGTGTTGCAACTGGTAGAATCAAAGTAATGTAATCTTGCACAGAAGGCTTAATGGTCTGATTAGGGATCAATGCACCATGTGCGTACTGGTTCAACGTAACCTGTGTCAAATCCAATACCATGTCAAAGATACCATTTCTATAAACATTTACAGAACCAGTAAATGGAACAACGGTAGAATTATCGACAAATCCTGTAATCACATCAAACTGTGCTGGCTTCTGGATAACCCAAACAGGAGCATTCTGTGTTCCAGTGTTCTTGTATAGGTTGGTCTTAGGTGTACCAGTATTTGGGAAGGTATCAACATACAATGATGGTAGAACAGTAGATTCAGTCCACTGATACATGGTTAGCGAACCAAAGTCAGCTAACTTACCCCAATTAGTGATTCTATCATCGATATTAGGGTAGATACCTGCATCGTAATATGGTAGATAGGCTTCAGCCGATAGGTCTAACCATACTTTGTCATTCTTACCTTCTTTCCAGATATAATTATATGTTCCGCCAGTGAAGTCTACTTCATAGACCGCTGGATCGGTAGCACTCTTAATATCAATTAAAGAATACGGGTACTGATTGTACTGACCGAATGCTGGGTTCCAGATAGCAATTTGATTTACGATAACGCCAGCAGCCTTGTCAACGAAGACAGTTGGTGTGTGGGCATTATAGTCATAAGTCAAGGAACTTACTGTGATGTTCACATAGTTGGTTGGGATCGTCTTAGTTGTGAACATAACAGTCTTAGCATTGATTAATTGGTAATCGGTTAGATTAACCATCTGCTTTGTGTTACCGCTGATGGTGTCAAAGTATGTGATGATAACGCCATCAGATACATTATCCAAAGCCAACAGATAATTACCATTTACTAACTTAAGATTGCTTTCCTGATGCTCGGAAATAGCGGTAACTCTGGTGTTGAAATAGAATGACTTGCTTGGAGCCATCTTATCCAATACGTCTGGTTGATCCCACCATCTTGTCGTATCTGCAAGGCTGATTGTTGTGAATGTACTGTTGAACGCATTTTCTTCAGGATTTACAAATTCTACACGTAGTTCTTTCTTAATTGAATCTTCACGAGTCAACTTGAATTCGATGTAGTTCTTTTCCTTGGAATCACCGAAGCGTGCCAATTTGTATGCCCAAAATTCATCTAACTCTGCGCCATTGAATAGAGACTGGTTTGTGAAGGCATCGATTGAGAGATTTGTACCCTTATTCTGAATCATACCACGGTGGAAGATAAAGGAAGATTTAGGGTTAATGTTAAGATCAGCCATATATTCTGGCTGACCATCATAACCCATAGACTTTCTAACACGCTGTGTTAGAAGCTTTGATTCTTGCACATTATAGGTGTCGTACATATAACGAAGATCATTGACCGCAGATTCAAAGTTCTGCATCAAGTCATCATTGTGTACTACGAAACCACCAACGTTTGGACGTAATGTCATGTTTGGTGAACGGTTAAATTCAAGGAAGAAACGCTGAGTTCTCAGACCTAAGAATGAGTCATAAATCAGGTTATTTGAAACTGAATAATCATTGAATACGAGAACATGCTCATAACCATCGATGAATACGTGCATACCAGCGATATAAGCAGGATCGGTAACGATAGCATTAGCACGAACCATAGCATCAGTTAGGAATGCTTGGCTTGATTCATCCTTTCTTAGGACCATCAACATATCATGCGTTATAGCTCTACCAGTCTGATCATAAATCTTCTGGTTAGTTAGGATGTCTTTTCTGTCATTTGAAATAATATCTGACAAAATTCCCTGTGGGTGACTAATAGATACTGCCTTCTTGTATGGATTCAAGGCAAATTCAGGATATTCAGCTTGATCTTTGTAAATCTTGAAGAATACTGATCCAACGCCCGGAGTGCCTAATGGAATATAGTTACCTGATCCAGCATCGGTATTAGTATAAGCCAACTGGAATCCCTTTCCGTCATTTGACTTGATGACATAGTATGGGATGTGCTGTTTCAATGGATTATTGAATGGTTCTGGTAGAGTCCCATCCTCAACTGGCATCAAGATCACACGCTGATAGATACCAGCCTGCGCGCTAGCAATGTTTATATTACTCTGACTGTATAGGAATCTGCTGTTTGGGTAGTCAGGGGTTACCTGATAGATTAGATCATCAGTTTGACGGCTGGATGTAATGACATATAGCCAGTTAATGAACTTCTCCATCTCAACCTGCCATGAGTTCTGACGGCCAGTCTGGTCATCGTAGTTAGCAATATCGGTTGTGTTGGTTGAGAATCCAATGCTTTCCAAGTAATCAGAGTAACCACTGATGAAGTCAACCATCTGCTGAACACCAGAAATGTACAATGGTTGTGCCATATCCATTACTTGGCGTGTGTCAGAGTGGTGCACTCTCCATGAGTTTGATGCATTGGTTCCACCTAGAGCCTTAAATGTTGTCTGAATTCTTCCAACATACTGCTGTGATGTTGCATCAGTCAATGCAGTGATAGCACCAGTACCCTTAAGCGAAGCATCCTTTGACCCAGCTAACTTGAATCTATAAGAATCTATTGGAATCAAGTAATATGGTGTCATATCATCAAATGGTGTTGGTAGCATACCATCAGAAGTTAGATATAGTTCTGTACCAGCAACCCATGTGGTTGGAAGTGTTCTTCTAGAAGTTGGTGCAACCAAACCATCCTTAGTACCTGATGTCAGAGTGACAGATTCGTTGACGAATATTCTTGTAATAGAATCCTGAATGTTATAGTAAACAGACTTGATAGTGTAGGTGCCATCAAATTGTGTTGAACTTGTGACCGTGAAATCAACACCTTCATAAAGAACACCCGTCAAGTTACCTGACAAATCAAAATACTTGTCAAATTCATAGCCGGTGTTTATCTGGTTTGAGAATCCACCATATGTATTATGTAATGTTGCAAACAAACCATTGTCGGTAATACTTATGTTACCGTTAGCCTGAATTGAAATGTTACCATTGTTGATGAATGCAATACCAACATTATTCAACTGAATATTGATAGTGTCGATAGCATCAGCAATCGTAGCAGCGTTAGAGGCTGTTAGTATCAATGGGTAGCCCACACTACCAATGGTGGCGGTCGCGGAGTACTGAGAAGCACCAGTGAAGCCTGTTAGGTCATCCAACTGTACAGTTTCAGCATAGTTTGCGGTGACATAAATCTTTGGTTCAGTGATACCAATATCTGCAATACTGTAAGAGAAGATTTCAAAGATATTTGAGTTCTTGACAACACGGAAGTCAAAGTTTTCCTTACCATAGAAGCTAATATTTCTACCAGTCTGTGATGTTGAATCGAACTGTACTGTCCAACCTACACCATTGTCACGGGTTTTAGAGTACTTTGAAGGGACGCTTAGGACCGATGCATTCAACGCATCCAACCACTGGTCTTCGAAACCATAGGTTTTCTTAACGTTTACAGTATAATCTTTTCCTGTGATATCAAAAATCTGACTATCTACATCGAGACTTGGAGTGTCAATGTAGGAAGAGAATAGATAGGAAAGCTGTGTATCCCAATTCTTCCACACTGGCTTAAATTCTGAAGCTTCACCATCAAAACCGTGATATCTATTGTACTGAACATACCATTGGTTCAGACCATTTGAATAGAATACATTACCATCAGAATCCAAATCACCATGGAAAATGGTGTCTGTGTGTGAGAATACTTTCTTTGTGGTTGCATCAACATCCAAGCAGTTAATCTTGCGGAAGTTGTCACCGTTGAAAGTATCATGCATAAAAGTAATAGGATCGATCTTGAAAGCTACAATTAGCTTGTCATATAGTCCCTGTGCTGATGTCTGCCATTCCCATTCATTTGGATTACCATCACCAAATGTGTAATCGACATTTGGTGTAATTACTGTTTGTTCAGAATTAGCATCAAATGGTGTCTTGATTCTTGGGTTGGTTGAATTGCCACTATTCCAGTATGGTGGTAATAGATCATCTGATGCATAACCATCAGATGTGCTGGTGCCATCCATGTTTACTGGAATATAAGTAAATTTCTTTGTGATTTGATTGATGATTCCAGTAGATGTTGTCTTACCATCTGGTAGTAGTCTACCTGTTGGAACCGTACCATTAACAATGTTTGTCCACATGATGGACTTCCACTTTCTAGTACCCGAATCATCGGCATAGGTTACAACCCACCATGAAGGGATATCAGTATATCCCTGTAGCTTCCATGGCTCAAGGTTAGGGAATGATGTTCCATATAGGTTTCGGTATAGCTTCTGGTAACTAGCAGCAGAATTATAAGTTGGTAATCCTGAAACTGGATCACTCTCAATCGTTGTGAACTCGTAATTCCAAGTGAATGCGTTATTCTGAGCAAATGTTGAATTCAATAATGGAGACTTGATACCATTTGCCTTCGCCCATATACTGAATTGAGTGTTGTTCAATGAAACAAAACGAGAATCTGATGTTACAGAATCAAAATCATAATTCATCTTATCAAATGTTGGGCAACCATCATACAATGCCTGCTCGATACTCAATACAGCAGTTGCTAAAATCTGATTAAAATTGACAATTTCCCACTTACCTGAGGTAGCCAATCTGTAAACATTTCTTGTCTTTGATGTTGTGTTAACACGAATCACTATGGTTCCAGATGTTGCTGATGGGAACGCTGTAGCATCCGTAGTTATGGTCTGTGTTGTAACGCCAGCCTTGGCTAGTTTAATCATGAATGACTGAACAACTGATGGCTGAATCAACACATCCTGTAAATGTCCATCATGACAGGCGACACTATTAATACCACGCTTAGAATCAAATAATGTATATGGTGCTGACTTACCCATTAATCCTAGGTATGGTAGAGTTGCAATCCAACTCTTAACACCAAGACGTGTTGCATCATTATAGGTTGTACTATCACCAAACCATTCATCAAATTTTTCATTTGATTCAAAACTGGCTCTAAGGACATCGTTTACTTTAGTCTGGATGGTTGAAAGATTTGCTAGAGTTGTGTTGCCTGTTAGGTAATCAACAACATTCTTCGTAAACTCTTCCTGAATATAATTATATGAATTGATATATTGATCATGTGCAAACTGAATCAACATCAATGGCGTGACATTGTTAACAAATGTTGAAGACACTGATAGATCAAGACCGTTATTATGTTCCTTGATCGTACCACCAATACCAAAGTTGATATTATCACTCAAGTAAATCTGGTTAATGTTGGCAGAGTTGGCAACACCCGGTACTTTCTGTAAAGAAATAATTGATGAGAAATGCTTGTACAACTCAGTCAGATTAATATCTGATCTAAGTTCATGATTGATGTTGTAGAACCAAGGATTTGGAATGTCCCAAGAACCATCAGACAACTGCTTTGGAACATACTGTTCATTATTAACGCCTCGCTTCCAAATCGTTTGGAGAGGATAGTTAGGTTGCGAGAAGTTCTTGTATGAGTACAATTCGCCCGTAGTAGTGTCTGACAATTCTTGGACAAACCCATAGTCCTTCGTATCAGCATCAAATACAATTCTCTTTAAAATGTAAGAATTAATGTCATAGGACTGATCTTCTCTGAACATAAAAATGCGAGAAGCAATCTGCTTTGGGTTACCTTCAACGTCATACACGTTGAAGTATGGATAGATATTCTTATCCTGCTTATCCTGCTCAAGCTTACGATATCTGGTGATATTAACCAAATCATAAGGAAGTGTAGTATCAACAAGATTTGTGTTTGTGACTAAACGCAATGCTCTTCTGCCGATATCTTCTATGGTGTATTCACCTAGTTCGACACGGATTGCATCACCTCTGTTAAAGACAACATTTGAATCAAATACGATGGTTCCAACATAGTCACTATTGATGTTTGAACGGACATCTTGGAAGTTACCGTACTGACGGACACCGTTTAGATAAACACGGATGTCACCTTCCTGATAATCATCATAAAGAACTAATGAATGTAGGCTGTCATCAAAACGAATAACAGCACCGTAATTACCATCATTCAAGTATGAAAGCGTCTGCCATACTAGGCCTACGTTGGTCTCATAGTTATAGGTTGTGTCAACATATGACTTAACAAAGATATCCAACATAGGATTCTTGGTTGGACTTACGCTAGATGCCGTAATATCCTTCATACCATAGAAAATCCAATGTTTATCAAATCCAGCCCATGTGTCACCCTGTGAGGTCTTCTCTGGACCAACACTAGCACCAATCTTTAGATCGAATGGATTTGGTACACTTTCAGTTAAACGAATGTAAGTCTGGAACGCTGAAGTGACAGTTGGCTGCTTGAATTGAACTGAGTCTACGTAATACAATCCAGTATTGTTTGCAAAGCCTGTCAATCTCACACGAGAACCCGGAAGAATATCATTTACCAAATTACCAAACTTCTTATCTAAAAGAAGAGTTCTGGCATTTACAAAGATAAATTCTGGATTGGTGGCATTAGTGATTGTTACATCAGATACTTCAAACAAACTAGGTTGTGCTGTTGTGGTACTGTACAAGTCAGTAGCAAGCTTTCTGTACTTCCACTCGTATTCAGCATATGAAGTATCGGTCAATTCTAGGAAAGGATCAAATTCGATAATTGGAAGCTGTGCACGAGATTTACCAGAGAAAGATGTTAGCTGATTCTTATGCACCCACTTATTTGAAACAGACCATGCATCAGTCTGTTTTAACGATAGCTTATATCTCTGATGTGCGGCTGAAACAAGAATGGAAATGTTTTCTACAACAACCTGCCATGTAGAGCCATTCCACTGGTTAAGTGTATCATTTGTAGAATTAACCCACAAATCATAAAGATTTGGGAAGGTAGGTGCTACGTCATTGATCAGATAATCATAGATTGTCTGTCTTAAGATGTTGTACTGAAGACCAGTCTTTGTGAACATTCTAATACTTGAGTCAATGCCCAAAAAGTTCTGTTCAACTGAAATGATCTGGTACTCACCAGTAATAGGGCCGTTGGTTAACTGTAGGGTATCACCCGGTCTAATCTGCATATTAATAAAATTAAATGCATTATCATAGATACCATGATCACCCAACTGACTGTAACCAGAACCAGAGGAAAGGATTGGAAGGTCGCGAAACCATATCAAGGAACCCAAATAGGTATTATCCCATGGACTATTATAATTGATATCACCATCACCACTTACTGACTGGTATTCAGCATCAGCTAATGATGCCATAGGCAGTAAAGAAATTTCTTTATAAGAAGCATTTGCTTCGATGGTCTTATCGACAACAATCTTAGTAGAGTTGTTGCTCGTGCTGAATGTGGCACTAACTGTTGTCCATAGAACGTTTCTCTCATCAGCATCATGAAGAGTTAGGAAAACAAAGCCTGCGGTGAAAATATTTGTTAAATCACCAGCAACGGTGAATGAATTATCTGAGTTGATTGATTTTATGTCAATTTCAAAGTTGTAGATGGATGTGTACGCACTACCATCCATGCTATCTCTTAGAAGAATTTCTGATCTTCCGGTAGCAGGATTCAAACTAATGGATTGAATAACATTGATCGCTAGTACGTTATTTGGTGCGGCCAATAGAATAGAGTCACCAGCCGTAAAGCTAGCCAATGCATTACCGGTGATGTAGAGACGATGACTATCAGTAATGACTACAGGAAATGCCTGTTGTACCTTTGTGATGGCCTTCTTGAATTCGATACTACGAGCTAGAGCCCAATTCTGTTGGTTCTTTACTGTAATATAATCTGGAAGATCATTGACATCATCAGCATTCCAGTAATAATCCTGATAGTTAATGATCTTATCAATATCTACAGGTGGGACATAGTTGAACTGTAGGGTACGTCCCCACTGGTCAAACTTGGATGTATCAACATCTAAACGAGAAAGACGCTTTAAGAAATCTTCAAATGAAAGGTAATTATTCTCAGAACCTACCTGTACTGAGGCAATAGGCTGTAACTGCTCAGACTGACGGTAAGCAGTGGATTCTTTAATCTGTTTAAGTGGACTATTAGGGTCGGCATCACCAATGATGCCGACTACATGATCGAATTCATCTTTTGTCAAAAATCTATTGAATAGATTCTCATTAAGATTCTTTAAGAAAGCAGAACGGTTCTGCTCAGGCAAGAAGTCATTTAAATTAGTTCTTGGTTTCTTGTAATCGCTCATTATAGTCCGACATAGTTTATCGTACTATTTATTGAGTTCGAATTAAACAAAAATTCGTGATTTAATTAAAACTGTCTTAGCGTCTTTGGGTTCAATGAATCAACAATTTGAATGTCATCAACCGATATGCTTGGTTGAATAATTTCATCTTCTTTAGCCTGAACTTGGAACATATCACCAAATACATTTGATGAATAGCTAGGTACGATGACTACGGAAGAAATATTGTTTGGCAATGATGAGTGGATATAGGTTGATAAGTCAGTAAAGTAGAATGACTGTCCAAACTCCCAATTATTGATGTCAAAGTAAGTATTGACCGCATCAACGATTGCTGTCTTGATCTGATTGTTTGTCATCGATGTGTTCGATGAGCGGACAACCTTGAAAGATGCCTGAAGCTGTGCACTTGCCTTGCTACCGAATAGAAGCTTAACCTTACCGGGATGTAGAATCAAGGTATCGGAAATCATCTTGCTTTCAATTAGATAATCATAGCTTGACTTCAACTCAAATGGTGTTGGAGATGTAGGCTTCTGATCGATCTTTCCGGTTAACCACTGTCTTAAAGATGTGTAATATCCTCTGGTGATAATATAACCATCCATGATGTTACTTGCTGATGGATCGACAAGATGGTATCTAGGCGTTCTGTGCATCCATAGGAAGTTGATCCCTTCTCTACCCTGCTCTCTCTTCCATAGACTTGTTCCCGCGTCTTGGTCAGCCTGCCATGCAGCCTGAGTGGATGCTGAGTAGGCAACATAGGTCCACTCGCACGCATCAGTACATTCTCTTGAGAAATACACGAATGTCGATGGTGATATCAAATAAGAAAGTGTTATATAATCTGGAATACCATCACCATTAATATCACCCGGTAATAGTAAAACATCATGGATACTTTCAGTACCTTTCTCTTCACCAGTTTCGTAGATATATTGTTGGGTTACATTTAATGGATAGTTTGAGGTCAAAATCTGACCCGTAGCACTGGTATTAGCAGCCAAGATAGTGATCTGATCATAATTACCATTTAAAGTATCGTATGTGATCGTCTTAGCATTCGTATTTGTGATCCAGAAATCCAAGCCATCACTATGCATGATGATGCGAGTTCCTAGAAAGGTTATATTCCAATAACCATCAGTCTGTAACTCTGCTGAAACCCAATAGTCTAATGGTTGATTTAGTGCCACAGACCAGCTATTTGTTTGAACGTTAAATGATAGCCATACCGTCTTAGGTGGCGCATTTACTGCGTTTGAAATAGCTGAGCTTATCTGAGCCTTTTCATTTGTAGTAAAATTAGTTCTTACTAGTGAAGGAATAACACCACCCAATAGTGACTTAACATAAAAGTCATCCGTTGAAAGGATTGGTTCAAGATAATTAGCAATCAAAGCATTAGAAAGATTGACGTTAGCGCCGTAGTCTGCTGCTGGTAATGTTCCCGGAGCGATACGCTGTTCAATATTATATTGATTAAAATAAATCACACCATCGTCAGAGAATAGTTTTACATTATCATAATACTCTTTTGGATCATGCCATTCAATATACTTTGAATCACCCGCAAATGTTCTATTAATTGTACGTAGCTTTAGGATGCTATTGTCCTGAAGCATGAATTCGTTATAGTCGCGTCCGTTGACCATACGATCCTGAGTGTAATACACAGCAGGTGCAGTTCTACGAATGTGTTCAATATCTTCTGACGGTGCAGCATTCTGAATTGAATCTACTAGAGAGAATGCAAATGAGAAGGTCTGACGCTTACCGCTGTTATCAGCGTAAGGGACTGAAGCTGAAATGTTCTGAATAGCATTGGCAGGGATGACCAAATCATCATTAGCTGATGTTCTTGACCAAATTTCAAACTTGCCAGAAGGAATATTAGCATAGTTACCATCACCAAAGATGATTCTGAACTGGTCATCAGTTAGGGTTTCAAGTTCATACTTATTTCTATTTGGGTTGGTGTTGAAGATAATATTCTGTGAGTTTGCAATATCTACCTTAACCCATTCACCTTCGCGTAGTTCAGTACTACCGTCACCGACAATTATCTGGTCAGTGATTTCATCAATATTGTTTACCCAAACGTCAGTGTTGTTTGAGTTCTTAATCAGGATATCAAAAGTCTGGTTCGGGATAACACCATCGAAGCTTGCTGTTGTTCTCTGAATCTGTCCCTGTTTCGTAAAGAAGAAGAATCCTGTGTTGTCTGATGAGTCACCAAGACCGTCAGACAAATACAATAGATTCATCTGTAAATTCTTTTCGGGACGCTTTTCATATGGTCCGTACTGATCTAGCTGGGAGCTAACAACTTCCATTGGATAGGTTTGACCAGTAACGTTAATATTATAAGTAATAACGTTATTAGTCAATGGATTGTTGTTCATCCCATAAAGTTCGAAGACGACATCCTGTACCTGTACGCGATCTGAAGGAAGCACTGTACCAAATGGTTGTGCCAGCACTCTATTTAAAATAGTTAGGAACTGGTCCTTCCACTGATCATTATTCTGGTCATTCCAGTAAATTGTCTTATTAGTTAGATCAACTGCACGAGAATCAAAGATTTGTTCTGTTGTGGATATTGAAGTTAGCTTTACCAAACCACGGGCTGGTAGATTTCTTGAGGCATTATAAGATAAAAGTTTAGCAAGTCTAAGGACAGATTCTTTTCTATCTGCATCTGTTAGAATGTTCTCGTGAGCATTCATGTCCTGTCTGTAGGCGATCAATTCACCTACATAGGCGAATAGCTCAAGAATGACAACTAGTTCCGAAGATTCGATGTAGTCATTGAAATCTTCTTCTGAGTAATAAACCTTAAGATAATCCAATAGCGATTTCTTGATGCTATCGAAATCCCATGCGGTAAAGTTTACTTGTTGGAAAGCCTCATACGCTGCTTCCCATGTTTCCGCTCTGTTAATTACTCGTGCCATTATAACCTCAAAATTTCTAATATTTATTTAAGCGTCTACGAATTTAATATTCAGGTCGAGTTTATCGCTGAAATTCAAATACGTATAATAAACGTCTGCAAACACCATGATAGTGCTTTGGTCGTAAAGTGGGATCACAGAAAGATTTTGCAACTTAACACGAGGGTCATTGTCGAAAACCTGAGTGATATCCTGTTGTACTATGTAAACTGTCGCATCATCTAGTGGTTCAAATACCAAATCAGGGATTCGTGTTCCATAGGTGGTCATCATGACCCTTTCACCCTTTTTCGTAAAAATGTTGTTTATCAAGTCTTGCTTGATTAAGTTGGCATTTTTTAGAATAAGGCTTTTGTTATTCTGAAATTCAAGGGTAGAAAACCCAATATACTGATCCATTTACATATCCGATAATTAAATATTTATCTGCGCCAGAATTGTCCACGAGGTATCGTGTCATCACCTTCCACTCTATTGATGCTCTCAGATGCCTTACCGCCATCATCTGCGAACTGTGGTTCGTGTCCGGTGTTGAACCCTGACTCATCACTTGGACCATTTGTAGTGGAATTACCCATCATGGTTCTAGCCCATGGTTCATGCGCTGGTACTCTATTTGTCCAAGGAGCGTTATCAGCTTGAGAAAGACATGCCGGTGATGCGATCTTAGGCATGAATGCTTGATACACTCCATCTACTGGAAAAGTTGGTAATCCTGTTACCACATCTGCATTTACTACTAGAGTCATAGGATTGTACCTCCATTTATATTAAAGTTTTCACTCTGGAAGATTGACTGTACATTACCCGGAAAACTTGGGATTGAGATTGCTGGGATCGTGGGCAACTGTAGGCATAGGCCGCTAGTCAACATATTAATAAGAGCCGTGAAGTTCAATGGCAATGAAATACCACTCAATGAGAATGCCTGTAAAATTGATTGAATATCGATTGGGAACTCTAGATTGAAGTGTGGGATTGATGCACCACCACTCAATGCGTTCAATGCAGATGCAATCGCAGTCAAGGCCAAGCTTGAATAGTAGGAAAGAGTATTCAACTCAGTTGAAAGCATGTTTACCTGACTAATAACACCGCTGACCAATGGTGCGGAGAATTGTCCATTAACACCGAAACCTGTTGCAGCCAAAGCATGTATGTTAATGTCTACTAAGGACTGCAATGAAATGCCTGCTATACCGATTGAGATTGCAGAACCACCATTACATGTTCCCACAAGAAGATCAAGGTTGCTTTCACGAGAAGTAATACCAGAAACAGTCATAAAATCTGATAGTCCCTGTGGTGGAGTTGTTGCTGAGGCACACATGTTTGTGATGGCGGTGACTGCTGGGTTCATATTTCCAGAACTCAAGTAATTTCCACTTGTGTAAGTAGACCATGCACCAAACTTCGTACCATGTGATGAGAATGCATATGCTGCGTTAGCGTTGGTTTGTGGATCATACAATGCTGTTTCCACACGCAATGTGTCTGGATAGCTGTATGCTGATGGGTTCTTCAAGGAACGAACCTGCCAGAATCCGATGGATGGACCCCACTTATCATTTTCAAGACCTACGTCACCCTTAGCATTTGAGTTAAAGCTTGATTCTGCGCCTGCAATAGCAACAGCAATTGTCAATGACTGACCACGGAAACCTGCATTCCAAGCTACACGAGCGGCCAAGTCTGCACCACTGAAGCCAGCAATAGGCACCGTAGCAGGTAGGTTGTCACATGAAACTGCTGGAACCTTTGACTCATCAGGGAATGGCTGCACCTGAGGTGAAGGCTTATTCGTACCGATGGACATATCTGTACCTGACGAAATGCTCATTGAACCGTTCGTAGAGATAGCTGCACCAATGTTGCTGACTGCGATCTGTGAGTTTGGTGTCTTTAGAGTAATACTACCAGTACCACCAGAGTTACCACCAACTGATTCCATGGTAATACCACCACTGACAGACTTCATTACGACATCGGTCTGTGAACCCATGTTCAATTGACCATAGAATGAATAGAAGCTTAGATCACCATGTGATGATAGTGATGCTGTACCATTGGCGAATTCAACAATATTACCAGTGACAGCAAGATTATAATTACCAGTAATTGTTGTGTTGAAGTCACCAGCATTAGTAATCAAATCGATGTCACCGTGTACCTGTGTCTTTGATGTACCACCAATACTCATGCAATGGTTTCCACCAATTTCAAAGATAGTGTCATCAAATGAAAGCTGTCTTAGATTCTTGGATACAAGATGTAAATCATCAGCAGCTTGAATTCTAATCTGTCCATCAGCCGGAGCGGCAGATAGTGGAGGATTCAAGTTCTGACCACCGGCATACATGTGAATGCCCTTGGTTGCTGTCATACGAATGGTTTCATCAGATGTAAAGTTCATATCCTTCGCAGCATGAATTGACACTCTTCTTTCAGAATGCATATCAATGTTGCCGGATGAATCCATTTCAATCCAATTATTACCCTTGTTTGTTCTTATGTAGATGCGCTCATTAGTATCATCCATTAGGAATAGATGACCTGATGATGTCTTAAACTTCATACGATTACTTGTAATACGATCATCCATACCAATGCTGTGGAAGCCCGGCGTTGACATGCCGAATGCTCTTGAAGATTTGAATGGGATATGTTGGAAACCTGACCAATCATAGCCATGACCACCAACAATATCTTTATTGAATGGAAACTGCTGGAATTCGCTAATCTCACCAAACTGCTGATCTAGATAGCTTGACTTATCTGGTGTTGGTGGTTGGTTAACATCTTTACTGACAGCCGCAACAGTGTATTCAGCCTCACGGGACTGCCATTCTGGTGAACTATTCTTTCCAGCATAGGCTGACTTGGCATTGCTATATGCAGGCTCAATGGGATCACCACTAGATGTCAGTGGACCATCTGCTGATCCACCAGCACCCCAATTATATCTACCATTAATTAAAGTATGGGTTTCCTGTTGATCGAAGATCGTACCAAGATAAACACGTCTACGCATGTCACCATCAATACAGACAACTGCGACATTAGCTCCCATTTCTGGAATAGCCCAAAAACCATAGCTCACAGAACCATTAGAAGTCTGACCATTACGTTCAAACTGGTTGTTATTGATCGTTCCCCCAAACGGTGCAAGATAAACTGCCCACGGAAGCTGGAAGATTTTACTTGGATCATCACCATATGCTGGACAAAATACTCTCAAGCGACCCTGCTGTAGCGGGTCGTCAGTATCCACAACAACACCGGTAGTGATACCGATTTCAGTGTGATAATAATCGCCTTTCTGGTTTGTTGAAAATCTCTTGTTGAGGATGTCCAACAGTTGGTCTTGTTCCATCATGTCTGATCATCAGTCCTATAAAGTTCTAATACTTGGGTGAAAAGGTTACCAGTGATATTCGTGGTAACTTTTCCTAAATGGTAATAACCAGTGTAATAATACTGGTTAGGAATGTCTTTTGCGTTTTCTATACCGATGGAGCTAGAAGGCTTCAAATACAAATTAAGTTTTGCATACATCGGATAGTACTCAGGGTACTTATAGTAAAATGGTGAGTCCTCATCTTCATCTACAACTTTTTGTGGATTTCTAAAAAGATCAGATAGTAAATTAGGATTACCGACAATGGTAATGTATAATCTTGATGTCTGTGAAAGATTTGTTTTGACCAAGTTGTCAATTGACACTGGCCCATTTGGGCGCTCAAGGCTATAGTTCTTAGGATCAGCCATTCCTCTCACACCACTAAATGAGGTATTGAAGAATCCTGCCGATGAACTTCTTTCAACTGTAATCTGTTCACGATTGCCTACAACTACTCTATTATCATTGCTGGTATTAGGTTGTTCTAGGATAGAAAGATCACTGTCTGAAAACATTGACGTTGAGATATTGATAATATCTCTATCTTTGGCTGATTCCTGATAAGTGAATATTAATGGATTCAAAAAGCTTTCATCATTACCGGGACCAGTATCAACAGTCTGTGTGTTCTTAGGAACAATGTAATGGGCGATATGGACATCAAACTGATATTTGTCATCACAGGTCTTGATCGTTGACATGTTACATTTATAGCTTTTCTGCATATCCAAACCAACTCTAGCATCTTCACCGACCTGACTGGATAGCTTCATTAAGTTATTAACCGTAGCAGTTAAGCTTTTACCCGGTTTTACTTGAAAGCTTTTAATACCAGCAGCAACCTGTGATTGTTCAGGTTGCTCATAAGTTAGATTTCTATTATCAATAACGTAATTATCATAGATTGAATCTAAGTGAATATTATATTCGATAGGAAGCTCACCACCTGATTTTTTCTGATCATATGGTTCTATTTTATTAACATAATCACTTCTGATATTTCCCATCCAAGATTGCAATTGTGACTTGGGCGCAAACTTCATATTCTTTAAGCCAGCTTCAAATCCTTCCATGACATCACGAATATTCATCATGGTTTTATCATTAGTAATTCTTTTACTTCTATAGGATTCAAGCTGTTTTCTTTTAGCAATTAGATCAGTTGACTGACTAACAATAGGAGTCTCGGCATGTTGTCCACTATCCTTATGCGTTACAGTCATCTGAAACATTCTGGAAAAGTTGGGTAGTAGACCAAATGTATTGTAATCTGCAACATACATTAATGAGTAAAAGTTTTGGGAACCTGTATCATTAAAAGAGTGCGTTAAATTGATCATGTGAAAGATCAATGGCTTTGTTGATAAAATCAACTGCTCATCAGTCTTTGTTGTTCCAATAAACCAAGTCTTTAAGGCAAACACAACATGTGACTGAGCAATACCTAATTTAATGGCTACTTGGTCTCGCATAAAGTTTTGAAAATAACCACCAACAGAATCGGTGATTGTAAGCGATCCTGTCATTGATGATGTTGATCTATCAAAAAATGAATGGAATGAAAATTCATTTTGGTGGTTTACAATAGAAAATTTATAATCTACAAACTCATTAACAACAACAATGGCAGGCTTATCACAGCCTGTACCATTAAACTGTGTTCCAGTTTCACCTAATGTGTAATCTATTTTAGTATTAACTGCATCAGATGTTGTTGTGAAAGCCACCAGAATATTCTTAGTCGTATAAGACTTATACTGTAAGAGTGGATTCTGTGGTGCATTGTCAGTGTCAGCCATTAATTATTAACCAAGTTATACATCGCTCTTGAATATGAAGGTAGCTTGAGTACCGTACCAGTAACAAGCTCTTCATTGATATCTACGATGTTATTATACTGCAAAACAAGCCACATAAAATCTTCTCTACCATAAACATAATAGGCTATTTTATCTGGTCTATGTTCAAATTCTTTGGTGATAGTGAATTTACCATCATCTAGATAATTAGTAGGGATATCTGCTTTCTCCCACCAACCTAAAAAATTACCGATTAATTCAGTAGTACCACCAGCTACGAATCTTGAATACTTACGATCAAGAGAACTTTTATTTTGATATAATTTAAATGCCATTTTCTTTACCAAGTATTCAATTTGCCGATTCTAAACTGTGAATAATCAAATGTTTTCAAGTCATCGAAGCTTCTTACTTCTTTTAACTGAATAGTAACATCCTGAATAATGGGAATCGGATTTCCACTATTATCACTAATATAATCTACTTCTGGTGACCATGAAATATTAAGGGACTGAATCATTACAGGAATTCCTTTCAGAGTTCCTTCATAAGCGAATAGTCTTAATGTTTCCGGTTCAGCATTAAATCCAACACCCGGTGCTAGCTGTGGCTCACGCCATGCTTTTAGATTGACAATGTTCTTATAGGTCTGTGTTGCCTCATCTGCATCACGGGATACAAACTTTGCATTAATAGAAAAGCTTCTACTCGGGCTACCCATATAAATGACAATACTTGCTGCGGCACGGATATCACCAATATCAACTAGGACAGTTGATCCACTCTCACTTAATTCTGGTGTTACATCAAAAACTACGATTTGCTGATCTTTGTTCTGGTTCTGGATAGTACCGCTTGTTGAGATATCGCCAGTCAATGGTCGTGCGCCAGTACCATAACTACCTACAAGTGCTACTTTCTTAAGAGCATTATTTTGTTCAACCATAGCTCGTCTATCAACATAATCAATGCCCTGATTAAGTTCTATGCCGGGAGTATTGTCAGTTGGTGTAAGACCGCTTACTTTATTTTGTAACTGTTTATTAAGTCCACTACCAGTAGAGGTTTCTTTGACTCTCTGACCAGCAGCATCAAAAAGCTGTTGTAGCTTAGGATCATTACTCAAATCAGGCTGACCACCTTGGGCATCCTTAGCAAAATTCTGTAATTGTTTAGCATCTTTAGCCGAAAGAGTTTTGACCTGTTCCAATGTGGTTACTTTCGTACCGCTAGGAAGATCAAAATTATATGTAGCTGGTGCTGCGGTATCCGAATAAGACGCTGGCATTGATTAGTCCTCTATACATTTTATTTATCTGCATACCTAAAACACAAATTTCGGCATTTTTTGTATAGGATAAATAATTTCGAAATCAGGAACTTCAAATGTCAGAAACAAATCCACTAAAAAATAAGTTACTAAAGAGCGGCAGAATGCCGGGCGTAACTTATCGTATACCATCAAAAGGCTTGACTTACACTAATGGTGAATTAGCTGATGAAGTGGTTGATGGTGAAATTCTCGTATATCCGATGACTACATTGGATGAAATCTATCTCCGCACTCCTGATATGTTATTCCAAGGGACTGCCGTTCAGAAGGTTATCAGCCGTTGCTGTCCACAGGTACAGAAGCCATTGGAGCTATTATCCAAGGATGTAGACTTTATCCTGACCGCAATGCGTCAGGTCTCATACGGTGACATCATGACAGTCCCATATAAATGTGACTGTGAAAAGGCTAAGTATGTTGACCTTGAAGTACCTGTATCTAGCTTTATGAAGAAGACAAAAGAGATGACTGAAGATGAGTTAGCAAATGCTAATTTCACTCTAAATGGTTTCGTATTCAAAACCAAATATGTCACTTTCGCTAAAATGATTGAGATTAATCAGGGTGCAGGAGATTTTGAAACGCCCGATGGCATTTACACGACCTTCATCGATAACTTGGTTGCAAGCATCTCATCAGTTGATACCTATGAGGATCAAGATATCATTAAAGATTTCGTTAGAGACCTTGATCGTGAGTTCCAATACAAGATTCTAGAAAATATTCAGAGAATCAATGTTTGGGGTATGCGATTGGAACATGAATTTGTTTGCAAGTATTGTGGGGAGAAGAGAACAACCCCAATCAGTCTCAACCCTGTAAGTTTTTTTACTCAACCCTCAAGTCAGGAAATAGACAGCTAATAGCTAAGCTGAATAGCAGTCTTGAGGGTCAAGTCAAAGGACTCTATAAATCAGGTATCGAAATGATGTATTTCATGCGTGGAGCATTATCAAAAGATGAAATGCTCGCACTGACACCACTAGAGAAAGAAATCATTTCAGAATTTATTAAAGAAAGAATAGAAACAGAATTATCAAAGAAGAACACTCCCCCAATCTACTAATATGAATATAATTGCCTTAGACCCATCCTTAACCTGTACTGCCTTAGTTGTCAATGATAAAAAATTCATATTCGCTAAAGAAGAATATGGAGTGTCTGAAAAGTCAGGAAATCTAACCAAATGGTTTGAAATCTGTGATCCATACATCACTTATAGTTGGGTTAACTATATTAAGAGTGCTGTCCATACCGAACAAGAAATCCTTAAATTGATTGGGTATGATTCTTTGACGGACCATATTGTAGAAACAATCAAGGCAAATATCAATGATGGTGAGGACACCTACATTGGTATTGAAGGGTATAGTTATTCATCAACTGCTGGCCCATTGATTGACCTTGTAACCTTCAGCACTCTTCTTAGAAAGAAACTATTTGATAAGATTTCTTCTAATATAAAAGTTTATGCTCCTGCGGAGTTGAAATTAGAAGCAGCTAAGATAACATATGACCCTATCGTCAAGGGCGTCAAGGTAAAGAAATACGAATATCGAAATGGTGATGGTGTTGCTGGTGGTAGTTTCAAGAAACCAGAAATGTACCGAGTACTGACTGAACACAAGTCAATCCAGTGTCCATATGTTGATCTTCTTCGTGAATATCAGGATATCATTCTCAAGATGAGAACGGTACCAAAACCAATTGAAGATATGAATGATGCCAAGATTCTCTATGAAGTAATTAAAAAAGATAAATATTCTCAATAATAGGCTTATAGTATGGCTACTTCCCAACAGGTATATCAAGAGATTGCAGATGCAATCGAAAAAAATGGTTCAACTAAGCGTCCAACAGTAGGTTGGATAGCTGGTGCATTCAAGAAAGCCCATGACTTCCCTCGTATGGAATCTAACTTGAAGAACAGAGGTGATGAACTAAACCCTGATATCCGTCAGACCCTTCAAAATACAATGATCCTAAAAGACATTGCACTTAAGCATGGTTTGATCAAGCAAGAAAATGGCAAGTATAATGTTACTCCAAGAGGCAGCAAGTTCGTTCAGGACGTAGCTAAGAGCCTTCATGAATGGGATTCCATTAATAATGCATCCTTTAAGGAGCTTCGCGGTACTGTTCAGCAGGCTAAGGGTGAAGCGGATCAGGAATGGTACCAGTCACTTCCACCAGATGAACAGCACATCATTGATATCTATTCTCGTTTGACTCTTAAGGAGTATGCTCTTCTTAAGGGTTTGAAGAATTCAAAGGATTCCAAGAAGAAGTACACCAATCGTGTCGATGGCCTACAGGATAGTGATCCAGAATCTTATGCCACTTTGCGTGACGTTGGTTTCATCAACTCGCAGAATTTGGTAAATGATAAACTGCTAACTAAATTCTTTGATACTCTAGCGAAGTTTGACTACCGCCATCTTCGTTCATTCAACAGAAACATCTCTAGCCGTCTTGATCGTATGACTGCCGATAAGGCCTTGGTACAGAACCAGTTGGATAGGTCAGTGGATAAAAATTCACCACGCTCATCTGAAGCGGCTATCCGTGCACAAGAATACATTAATGGTTTGGAAAGTAAGTGCGACAAGGCATGGATCGTTGCGCTTGCTGGTGGTAGTGGTGTAAGATGCAAAGCTAACTTTGACCAAATGGCTCAAGATGGTGTCGTAACCAACTCAGGTAACGAAAGACCAGAACTAACTGATTTTGGTAAGGTGGTAGCCAATTTCATTAAAAGTGGTAATCCAGACCGTGATGAACAGGGTCCATTGAACTCAAGACTAACAGGTGAAGACCGTTTACGCCGTCGAGGCGAAATTCTAAAGGGTCGTAAGAGTTCTTTCAAAGACTTCTTGACCAGATAATATTTTAAATCTTGACAATCTCTATTTTTAATGATAAAAAGCTATCCATTGATGAATGACTCATTAATGGTTGCAATTCACAGGATGTGATAAAAATTAGAAATCTTGAATAGGCTGATCTAGTAGGTGCAATACCGAAGGACGGAGGGCTGGAACATAGTAAGTAAGAGCGAACTATGTTCTGTATACCCGAACGGTCTATGTGAGAATAGTATAGAGATATAGTTTACCGAGATTTGGACTTTTCTATAATTATTTGACTCACTAAAAACACTATCACCCTCTTAAGGTGATGGAAGTGGATGCTTGTTCTTGGATAGAATAAGTTGAGACAGCCGTATAATATGTAAGCAATCGTATGTATTATCGATCCTAATGACGCTATGGGATGAATGTGTTGGGTTTGGTAGTTGAACTAGTTTACCCGATTAAGAATGTATTTGTTCTTAATGTAATAAACGGGGGTAGGGTAGGAAATTTATTAATATATCCCAATACATAATAAAGCATCAGATGCTAAAGACATAAGCAAAGCGCATGTCTTTAGAATTGCCTTAATAACACATTCTAATATATTAAGTAATATATTACTTAATATATGCCTAATAAGTGCCTAATAAGTGCCTAATAAGTGCCTAATATATTGCATTTACTAACGAAATTCGTTGTCCCGCTACGCGAGAGAAAATTCACTTCGTACCTCAGTTCATTTTCGTTTGTGTATCTTATTAGCGCATATGTTCTTGGTTGTTTCATCATGTATCCTATGCTAGACTTGTCACTTCTAATATCAGGCAATAGTGTAAATGACAACATCCATTCTAAATTTTTGGCCTATGCCAAATTCAAAACCTCGTGCATCACAGGAAAAGGTACTTCAGTGGGTAGAAAACCTTCCACCAAATATTAAATACATTCTATGTGAAGTTCCCGTAGGTGGTGGTAAATCACCTATTGGTTTGAATTATAGCGCATATCTTGCTGAATCTATGGGTAGTTCATTTATTCTAACACCTCAGAAAATTCTTCAGAAGCAGTATCAGGATTCATTTGAAAGGGCACGTCTCTTTTCCATCTATGGCAAATCAAATTACAGATGTGAATCGAAAGACACCAATTGCGACATCGGAAGCGACATTAAACCTAAATGTGTTAAGTGCCCACATAGAGACGCCATGGATGCAGTTCGTTCATCACCTAATGTGGTAATGAATTACACCTTAGCTCTCCTATATTTCATGTTGTCAGAGACCATCGGAATCAAGAAAAGAAAGCTCATGATTCTAGATGAATGTCATACATTGGAGCATCACCTAACTGAGTTCCGTGCTTTACAGATTGGTGAAAAGCGCTGCCGTCAGTTTAAGGTAAAATTTCATTATCCGCGTAATGAAGATGATGCATTGGATTGGATCGAAGAGACATACCTACCAGCGGTTGAGAGTGAGTATCGCCTTGTCAAGTCAGTAGCGGATGAAATTATGTCCAAATACGAAAATGACGAAACGATGAGCAAATCAGATGCAGAGATTATCAACAAGCTAAAAGATATCAAGGAACATATCACTATTCTTGGTGAGTACCTTGGCGAAGATAGAAGTAAATTGATTGATAAATTTGCACTCATCAAAGACAAGACATATTTTAAATTCAAGCCACTTTATGGTAAAGATATGTTCAACACCTACATGAAGCCAATGGCCGATAGGTTCTTGTTCATGTCATCCACCATTCTAGATAAAGATGCATTTTGCCGTGATATGGGGATTCCGGCCAGTGAAACCGCCTTCCTTTCTGTCGATTCTGAATTTGAGCTAGAAAATCGTCCAGTTCTATATACGCCAAAATCCAAGATGACTTATGGGTGGGATGGAGACGACAAGAAAGGTGACCGTAGGCGTATGATTGACGGTATCATTGAAATCTGTAAACAGCATGAAGGTCAGTCTGGAATTATCCACACTGCTAGTTTCCAAGTAGCAAACTGGTTGATCGAACAGCTTGACGGTAAGATTGAACAGCGAATAATGCACCATAATCCAGAAGCGGAATCTTCTCGTGATGAAGTGATTGAAAAATTTACTTCAAATAACAATGAAATTCCATCTATCTTAATTAGCCCAAGTATTACCGAAGGTCTCGATCTTAAACATGACAGAGGACGTTTCTCCATCATCGTTAAAGTCCCGTATCCATATTTGGGAGATGCATGGGTCAAACGTAGACAAGAGCTTTCAAAGGAGTGGTACATGCGTCAGGCAATGATCGGTATTATTCAGGGTTCTGGCCGTGTAGTCCGTGCAAAGGATGATTGGGGTTATACCTACATTTTGGATGAATCATTTGCAGGTCTATTGAAGTTCATGGACAGACAGACACCGAAGTGGTTTAAAGACTCAATCATCAAGTAATAAAAAAGCCCGCGAAAGCGGGCTTTTTCTTTATGCGCTAGTTGTTTCTGATATTCTAGAGTCAAGTATTCGGGAGAATCCTCGTTCTAACTCAATCTCTAACGTGTGATCAAAGAACGTTGTAATCTCTTCTCTATGTGTTACTAATAGCATTGAAATCTTGTCACGCTCAGCAATCTTCTTGATCATCTTAGCTGCATGCTGCGCACCAGTTGGGCTCAGGCCGTTGTCCAGACACTCATCCAACACACAGAAGGGTATCTTACCGTAACGCTTCTGTAGGACGTCTCTGAAGGCGAAGGACAGTGCAATATCGACTCTTGCCTTCTGGCCTCGCGAGAGGTTGTCCGAATCCCATTCATTACCAAACTTGCTGATATCTGCTGTCAATTTTTCTGTGAATTCTACCTTGTGTGGAAGATTCAACATATCTAGATAACTTTTCAATTGCTTATTTAAGAATGGAAGGTTCTGGTTCAACAATGTCTTTCTGATGAACGAATCAGGTTTTGTTAGAAGCTTATGTAAGAATGTTTTATGAAACAGAACCTTTTCAAGAGCATCAATCTCTTTAGAGTTTTTATCATCAATTTCAAACTTTTTAAGATCATTCAAAGTATCGGTGTGAGGATTGATTGAAGCTTCTTCCTTAAGAAGATCATTCTTCAAGCTGTCAATCTTCGATCTATCATCAACCATTGCAGCATATGATTTGTAGATTATTTCATTATTAAGCAGAGTACTTTTTTTCTTGAGTTTTTCAAGCTTGGCTTCTAGCTTTACAATCTGCTTCTCAAGGCTTAAAGCAACTCCCTTAATGCTATCAATATCAGTATACGGATTCTCTTGCTTCTCTGTGAACTCAAGTTCTTTCTTCAAATCATTAAGGTCTGATCTATAGCGATTCAATTCAGAGATTGATTTGAATGAAATCATCTCTTCAAGCTCTTCGACTTTCACCGATAGGTTTCCAATACTCTCTTGATGAGCCTTGAACTTCTTAATGTTTGTTGCACTGATCTTGTATTCTGCACCATGCCTAATATCTAGATTGGCAATCTTTTCCTTAACTGAATCCATTCCCATTTGCTGTAGACAGTATGGACATTTGTTTCCATCTAAGTGTTCACGCTCATCAGCAATCTTAGACATCTCTCTGTCTGCATCTGCGGTAAGCTTATTGAAATCTCTTGCTTCATTCTTAAGTTCATTTATTTGAGACTTTAGATTATCAACAGTAGTCATTGATTCTATTTCAGCGTCAAAATCCTTCTCTTCAAACTTACCCAACTTGGCTGAAATGCTTGAAAGTTTCGCATCTTTGTCTGACTGCCATGTTTTACTACCATCAACTGTAGTATTAGCATTCCTTAACTCTGATGCCTTCAGTTTTAATGTGGATGATGCTTCAGAAATATCATCTTCTACTTTTTTGATTTCCTTGAAGCAGACTTCTTGGTATTCAAAATCAGTTTCAGATAGGGAATTGATTTTATTCTTTAGTGTTTCAATCAACTCATCTTTGTTCTTTTCCCAAACATCAATTCTATTCTTAACTGAATCTAGTTGGGTTTGATGCATGACTCTCTGTTTAGTAATCTCTTCACCAATCTTCTTTAGGCTTTCAAGATTATCTTTGTCTTCCTTCATCTCATCTTTCAGAACCTTGGCTTTATCTGTAATTTCAATCAGGCCAAATAATTCTTCAATGATTTTAGATTGGCTTGCCACACCAGCAGTTGCAGATGTAACAGGTAGAGAAAGAAATGATTCCATAGAACCACTGTAGATGACAATTCGAACAAAAATTTCAAAAGGCATACCAACGATTCGTTCAATCTGCTTGGTACCTAGGCGAATGCTATCTTCTGAAATATCCGCTCGCGATGGGTCTTCGGCTCGTGCTGTATCAAAATCCATGTTATCTGATTCATAGATACGCACACCATCACCACCAAGAGAACTGTTCTTTCTATAGCGGTGAATTTTGTAAAACTTATTGTTCTTTTTGAATATGAGAATGACTTCCATATTCTTCTTGTTTACAAAGTTGACAAGCTTGTCTTTCTTGATAGGAGTTACAGTCTTGTCATAGATCACCCATGCTAATGCATTAATTAGGGTCGTCTTACCTGCCCCATTAGATTCCATTTGTCCATTAGTCATGTCATCAAGGTTTCGGCCAACTACTAGAGTTGGCTCATCGAAACGGAGATTTAGAGTTGTACGATTGTTACCATAAGAAAGAAAATTTCTCATGGTTAGGTATAAGAATTCAATTGGTGTACTCAAATCTTTAGTCCTTTGTAAATTTTAACCAATTCCTTAGCATCTATCTTGTCTACAGAAATTGTATTAAGTTTTGTTTCAATGATGTTGTCGATTGAATCGAATACTAAATCACCTTCAAGAGAATCATCACCATCTAGGTTTTCATCCATCTTGAAGCCTTCATCTAATGACAACTCGCGTAGTTTATATTTCTTAATCCAATTAGCACGTAATTCAATGGATTCTTCATGGGTAAGATCAACATCAACATAACACTTCACCGTACATCTTTCTTTCAAGAATTTCTTAGGATTCTCTAGGACTTCTGAAATCTTACATACAACGTATGTTGGGCAATCTTCCCAATCGATAAAAGTTAACTTATTAGTTTTATAATCGAAGATACCGACACCACGAGCAGAATCATTTGCATCACTGAAATCCATTGGAAATGTACTACCAATGTATGCAACGTTGTCCTGAAGCTGACGCTTGTGATAATGACCTGAGAATATTCTAGCAAATGACTTGAAGAGCGTATGATCAGGACCATGATCCTTAGTAACCGTATCACCGGTGATCACAAATCCCTTGAATTCAAAATGACCAAACAAAACTGGATAGTCACGGTATTGCAATAGCTGTGGAAATTCCGGTTCAAATAAGAAAGGTGAAACGACACCACCCTTGTCACCCATCTCTTCTACTACAGTGATCTTGTCAATAATTCTAAAATTAGATAGAGACTCAAATGGTGTAGTTGTAAAGACATTTCTGTTGTTTCTAAAATAAAGATCGTGGTTTCCAACAATGAAAAATATTGGTAGTCCTAGATCGTTAAGAAGCCTTGCAGCACGATATGAGTAGTCAAGGGTTAAACCATTAACTGCATTACGCAACTCATGCCAGTCACCCAAGAACACTACATGGTCAATGCTTGGGTCTGCTGTAACTAGACTACAGACCCAAGTGACAAAGTTAAAACAATCTTTATTATGGAGTTCACTGTTGTTACGGCGTCCGAAATGGATGTCCGTAAACATTGCGCACTTTTTAAGCTTCTTCATCCGGTGTTACTCCTTGTGAATCATCAAAATGATCTGGTGAACTATACAACAGTTCAACTGAATCACTGCTGGATAAATTCGAATCAAAGTCATCATGGCCGTTACGATCAAGGAATGAGAATGATGGAGCTTCACCCTGTGTAATACGAATCTTATCTTTAACATCTCTCTGTGCACGCTCGGTATTGTCATACTGGAAGAATGCGTTCTTAATGGTTTGAGTAAAATAAGCAAATGGGTTGTTGCTCTTTGTTGAATCAAACTTATGCCAGACTCTTACAATTGTGAATAATGCAAATGCCTGCATGTCTTCATTGTACGTATAGTTGGCAAATCTACCCTTCATTGCGAAGCGGTGAGTAAGCATCATTAACATCTTAGTTAATTCAGTTGTCATCTTACCCTTGGTATTACTTATTTCTAATTCTTTGAGTAAGTCTGCATTATTAATATAATTCTTTTTCTTTTTTGGCTTTCGCGGATTATCTAAAATAGTATCTAAATCTTCAATATTGAAGGCTACGATTTCTTCGGTAACTGGAACGCTGATGGCTTCTGTTGTTTTCTTGGCTGGCATAGTAGGCTATAAACCCCTGTTTTAATTTATGTATATTAACAAACCCTGAATAAAATTACAAGTCTTCTTTAAAATTCATATGGATAAATAATCCATATATTTCGGATTTTATAAATGGCCGGTACTATCGATCCAAACCAAGTCAAACAATTAGTCGATTCCCTTAATTCTCTAACCAAGTCATTAGGTGGTTCTGCTGCGAGCAGTGGATATTCAAGTCAAAAGACGGGATATGACAATTTCAAAAATGGTGAATCTGGTCTTAATACTGATGCTCTTAGAAATGCCATTAAAAATAATGGTGATGCTGCCCAGCAATTGGGTAACATGTTCAAAAAGATTTCCTTAGCCACAAAGGGACTTGATAAGGTTTTTGATGCTCTAGAGAAGAACACCCGCAAGCTAAATGATCAGCAACGTCAGGCAACCCTGTCGATTGTTGACATGATGAAAGCTGGTGATGATTTTGTTAAGACCTTGGATGACTTGGACAAGCGTGCTACTAAGGCTGCACAAAGTATTGAGAAGCACAAAGATGCTGTCGATACCTTAAAGAGTGCAACATCTAAACTCTCAGATTTGGAATTGAAGAGAGCCGCAATTGAAAAGAATCTTATTAAGGCTAGAAATAGTAAGAAGAAAACAAGCGACTTACAAAAAACTCTTAATGAGTTTGACAAGTCTATCGAAGAGCAGAAGACATCAATAGAAGGTCTAAGTAAAGAATTCAATGAAATAACAGAATCATTTATTGAGTTGAATAAAGCTACTGGCGCCCTTAATGAGGCCGATGTTGAGTATTTGAAGAATATCAATGATATCAATACTTCAAATGAAGATTATCTAAAAGTCATTAATAAGATAACTGGTGGTGTAGAACATCTTAAGCAAACCAATGACAGTATTGCTGAAATCCTTGTAGATAATGCAAAGACAAATGGTGAACATCTAACTAAGGGCGTTGTTGCACTTAAGAACGGTTTGATTAAAGCAGGTAAGCTACTATTCACTGAAGCCATCCCAATGGCATTCAACGATTACATGGCTCGTATGAAGAATAACATCCCTGAAAGTGGCTATGGAAGCTCGCTTCTCATGGGGGTGTCTGAATCTCAGCGATCAGATTTGATTGGCAGTAATCGTCAAGCATTAAGAGGTTTGGGTGGTGGTAATGAGTATAGTGGATTTGATACTCAATTAGCTTCACTACAAAAGACAGCATATCAGTTTGGTGTTTATGGTAAGGATGCATTAGAAACAGCATTGGCTTATCAGAAGACATCACAGGGCGTTGGCGTCAATGCTGGCGATGTTCAAGGACAAAAAGTCCAGATGGGATTAATGCACCAATTCTCAGAACAGATTGGTGTAACAGATGGCGCATTAAAAGACTTCTATGACAGCCTAGGTGATATGGGAGAATTGTCAGTACTTAATCAAAAGTATGCTGATAAGTCAGATTCCGAACGATCAAAGGCTATTAATAAAGAAATCTACGAAAGAACAAAACTAAATGTTGCATTGGGTATCAGTCTTGATATGCAAAAACAGATGCAGCAAGAAGCGGTAAATAAACGTTATGCTGGGCTTGAAAATTTGATTAAAACTCAAATAGGTTCAGCAATGCAGGTTCAGCAATATAATCAGGCTAACCCTAATTCTAAAATTAACGATAAAGATGATAAATTTTTCCAGAGCGTATCTTCTGCTGGGGGTGTCAGTACATTAACTGATCCCGCCGATATTAACCGATATAGTAGTATTGCTAAATCAATTGCAGCTAGTGATCAGGGTCGATTAATTAAAGCCCAGCAGTCTGCTGCTAAGGGTAATACTAGCTCTATGTATAATGAAGCCATTAACACACAGTTACAGGGTATTGGTGTTAATAGGCAACAATTTGATACTGAATGGGGAAAAATTAATCAGCAGGGTAAAACTCAAGGTAATGTGACAGGAACAAAGACCTTTGATGATTCTTTATCTAAGGCTGTTGATGGTCTGACTGGACCTAGTGGATTTTCTCAAGCTATTATTGAAGCAACACAGGCCGTAAAGGGATTTACTCAAAACCCTATTGGTTCGGCAGTTAATGCTGTAGTACAGACTGCTGGTGGTTTTATTCTAGGTGAGTTAATTAAGAAAGCTGGCGGAAGAGTATTAGGTTCAATGGGTAGTGCTGCCGCAGGTACAGCAGTGGGTGAAGGTGTCTCAGTTGCAGCCGGTGGTATTGCTGCTGGTGCTGGTGGAAGTGCTTTAGCTGCCACAGGATGGGTTGCCGCTGCTGGTGCTGTTGGTTGGGGTATTGGTACCGTAATCAATAAAACATTACTTGAAGGAACAAAAGCTGGTGATTTCATAGGTGAAAACCTAGCTAAAATGGCAGCGTTTTTTGGTAGTGATTCAGCTCAAGATGCCTTGAACAGTAATAAAAAATATGATGCGTCGCAGACTGCAACCAATTCAAGAATGAATGACCTTAATGCTGTTACTGCTGCACAGAAGCTTGCAGTAACAGTTAAAGGAACATCTGGACAAGGTATGGCAGTTTCCAAGGCTGAGGAATTAAGATCAAATTATAAGGATAAGTATGGTGTTGATCTTGCTGGTGGTAGTGTTGGGTATAATTCGATTGCACCAACAAATGATGCATCTCCATCTGTGGCGGCTGCTGCATCTTCATCACCATCAAATCTCATCAGCCAACAGCTTCAGAATCAGCTATTGGCTGATGCACAGGCTGGCCGCTCTGATAAGGTAGAAGACCTATTACTAGAAATTGCAAAGTCAAATAAAGAAATGAATGAACGTGATGGTAAGTCTGAGACTAATCTTGATCAGGCTAAGCTGGCTCAGAATGGCTCAATTTATAAGTCATATGCTGATCATTTAGATTTCAGTCAAAGATCAGCTAAAAGCTCGGTTTAAACGCATTAATAAATACAACATTATGAGATAACTAAATGGCTGCATCAGATCGCGGAAAAATTACCAAATTCTATAAAATTATTGACCCTCAATCGGCCAAAGTTAGCATGTCCGACTCTCAGGACACATCTGGTGATCAGGGTTTATATGGTAATTACAGTTGGATGAACAAGCTCATTCAGGGTAGCTCTGCAAGATTACAGAGATATCGTGAATTCGATATGATGGATGAAGATACTGACGTATCTAGAGCATTGGATATCATCGCTGAAGAAATTATTGGTAATAACCCAAAGAGTGATATGCCTTTGGAACTTCAAATTACAGTTGGTAACGAGCAAGACGTACCATCATCTCATGTTGTAACTCTACAGGCAGCATTGAGAACTTGGTGTAATGTACATAGATGGAACCGCCGTCTATATTTCTTGGTTAGAAACACTATTAAGTATGGAGACTCTTTCTTTTTCAGAGGACAGAAAATATCTAAACCATTTGCATATGTACACCCAAAGCATGTTATTGGGGCCGCCGTGGCAAAGAGTGATGTTCATAACATCCTAGGTTGGCAGATAAGAAATGACTATGATAAAGCAATTGATAACGTAAGTTTTCAGACTCCGGGGGTTTCATCAGAATCATATAATGTTGAAAACTATAATGCCGAAGATGTGATTCGTTTTGGCCTACATGATGATATGTCAGATGAAGCTCCGTTCAGTCAGTCAATTCTTCGTGCTATCTACAGAACCTTTAAGCAGAAGCAGTTGCTTGAAGATTCAGTATTGATTTACAGAATCCAGCGTGCACCGGAAAAGCGTGTCTTTAAACTTGAATTGGGTAATACCCCACCACAGTTGAAGGCTCAGATTCTTGAAAATGCTAAAAATGAAATTAAACAGAGAAAGATTCCATCACCATATGGTGGCGGTAATCAGGTCGAATCAATCTACTCACCAACCTCAATGAATGAAGATTTCTTCTTCGCTATGAGAAATGGTCAGGGTTCAACAGTAGAAACTCTACCGGGCGGTCAGGGTCTAGGTGAATTGAAGGAATTGGATTACTTCTACAATAAGATGTGGAGAGCTTTGCGTATTCCTCAGTCATATATGGATAACACCGCAACTGGTGGTACACCATTTAATGACGGTAAGGTCGGTATTGCATATCAACAGGAAATCAAGTTCACACTATATATTGAACAGCTTCAGGTTCACTTTGAAGATGTTCTAGACCGAGAATTCAAGCGTTTCCTACAGAACGACATGAAGGTCAATATTGATCCTACTGTTTATAAGATTGTTCTACCATCACCAAGCAACTTCAAGAAATCGCGTGATAATGAAATTAATAGTTCATTGGTTAACTTGGCTATATCAGCTTCAGGTATTGAATGGTTGTCCCCACGTTTCATTGGTACTAAGTACTTGGGTCTAACTAAAGAAGAGTTGATCCTGAATGAACGTATGAAGGCTGAGGACTTAGGTCTTGATCCAAATGGTGGCAAGAAGAATATGGCTAAGATTTACTCACCAAATAATGCTGACTCTGGTGGCTACGATGGTGGTCTAACTGGTGGTGGAGGTGGTGATCTTGGTGGTGATTTAGGTGATGTAGATGACGGTGGTGAAGGCGATGATACCGAGACAGATACCGGCTCTGAAACGCCAGATAGCAAAACATCATCACCAAGTAAATCATCTGAAAAGCAGTCTTAAGAGCTTACGAACATAAATAATGATAATCACACACTGTGAAGGAATTCTATAAATGACACCAAAAGAATATTTGAGTCAAATGGTACAAGCATTGACTAATGGCGACCAGCAGAAAGCGAAGGAATTTCATCACGCTTATGTTGAAATGAAATCAAAAGATTTACTCAAGGAAGCACCATCAAAGGATGGCGTTTAATCCATGAAGATTTTAGATGTGCTTGGTTCGAAACTCCCTAACGCCTTCAAGGATAAAAAGCCTAAGAAGGTTGTTAATAAGGTGAAGCAATCTGTCTATGGTGGATTGGGTTCGAACTTGAGCGGACAGTGTTCTACGGATGGAAATGGAGCCACGGATGGCTCATCTTCTACTGGTGCTAGTGCATCAGCAGATGGTAGCGGTTCTGCCGGTGGTTCTGGTGGATCGGCTGGTGGTGCATCAGGAGGTGCAGCATGAAAGTAGGTAGTTTTAAAAAACACCTTAATGATGTCAAGCTTGCCCCTTATCGTTATATTTTAGGAGACGAAAATATTGATGATGGAAAGGCTACAACAGAAGAACCAACCAAACAGGATCACGATAAGGAAGAAGTAAATTCTCTTCTTCAGTATCTACTATATGCTAACGCTAAAAACTAACGAGGATATGATATGAGTACAAAACAACATTTAAGAGATTTCGTTGATGCAGTAATTAAGAAAGATGATGTAGCAGCCAAGGCAGCTTGGGAAACCTACTCAACTTTGAAAGCCAAGGATGTCTTGAGAGAAAAAGAAGAGTCACCAATTAAGCTAAAGGGCGAAGACCTATTTGTAAACGGCAAGGCTGTTGGCAAGGTTAAGCATGATGCTGATGATGATAAGGGTATTCAATACACCGCATCAGGTGGCAAGTCAAAGAAGTTCGATAGCTTGAAAGACCTCTATGTCCATGTTGGCGAAGAACACAAGCTAAACGAAGTTAAGGATTATGAATCAGAAATCCAGAAGCTTCCAAACCGCGATGAATCTAAAGAGAACATTAGTAGCTTTGAAGATGGTAAGGACGGTGAAGTAACGAACAAGGATGGCCCAGCTAAGGCAAAGGCCAAAAAGATTATAGATAACGTTAAAGCCAGTAAGAAGGCTTAAGGAAAAATAGTGGAATTACTAATTGAATCATTAAACGCCAATGAAGGTAACATCATTACTGAAGCTAGTAATGAAGGCAAGGATGTATACTTGAATGGTATTTTCATGCAGGCCTCGATTAAAAATCGTAATGGTCGTGTGTACCCTCTAGATGAAATGGTCAAGGCTGTTGCTAGTCTTAATGAGACTATTAAGTCTCATGGTAGCGTAGCTGGTGAATTGGATCACCCGGCAGATCGTTTAATGACTGAATTACAGTCGGTTTCACACGTTATTACTGAAGTTAGAATGGATGGTAACAATGCTGTAGGTAAGATGAAGATTCTTAATACTCCATATGGCTCAATTGCAAAGGAATTGATTAAGAATGGTTTCCGTCCGGGTGTTTCATCCCGTGGCGCAGGATCAGTGACTAATGAAGGTATTGTTGAAAACTTCATGGTTCAGACCGTAGATATCGTATGCGTTCCATCAGCAGCCGGTGCAATGCCTGTTCCAGTATATGAATCTCTTCAGCAGATGAAGTCTGGTATCAAGACCCTAACTCTTGCAGAACAGATGCAGTATGATCCAGCGGCACAGAAGTATTTTGCCAAGGAATTTAATAAGTTCCTTTCGGATATCTTCAATAAGAAGTGATATCACAAATCACAGATAAAATAAAAGCGCCGAAAGGCGCTTTTATTGTTTATAGCATATAGAAACTTAGCTGATGTCAATTGCATCTAGATCATCTTCAAAGCTACCATCATCCGGTGCTTGATCATCCTGAGGCTGTGCAGGACGCGTACCAGCAGTTGACTTGAATGTACCATACTTCTGAGCAAGAGCTAGAGCAGCCTGACCCTTAGGCGTCAGTTCACCACTTAAATCATCAACTAGACGATAGCTAGCCAACTGGTCAAATGCATCCTGAGCTTGTGGCGAAGCAACCTGAACATCAAAACGACCTGCGGCAATTTTCTTCAAAAGGCCAATCTGTAGGGGTGACAGATTCTTATAGGCCACTGCTGCGCCAACATCTTCTGTCAGGATATCAAAAATTTTCATGAAAGAACTCCAATAGTATTCTTATTTATTGGATGATATAGAGTGAACCATATAAAATCAACATCTTTTGATATTGATAGATTAATCTTTACATGATATAATCGGGCGGGTAAAGGAAATAATAAAAATGAACACATGGTTCTCTAGTGATCAACACTACCATCATAAGAACATTCTGAAATTCACAGGCAGACCATATGAATCTGTGGAAGATATGAATGATGCATTCATTGAATGGAATAACGCAAACGTACATGATCTAGATCATGTCTGGAACCTTGGAGATTTCTCATTTGGTAATACTGAAAAGACGATTGAAATTCTTAGTAGATTGAAAGGTCAACAACATTTGATTCTAGGAAACCATGATAAAGCTATTTTCAATGAAAGAAAGAAATATCTTGATCAGGGACTATTCAAATCTATTCAGCATTACAGAGAGTTAAGATTTGATAACAAAATAAAAATAATTATGTCACACTACCCGATGCGATCATGGGATGGAAGCAATAGAGGTTCTTTCCAACTCTTTGGGCATGTTCATGGAAAAATGCCACCTTTAGGAAAATCCGTTGATGTTGGGATCGATAGTAAATGGATTACTGGAAAGTATGAAGGTCGTCCATTCCACCTTGATGAAATTGTTTCTTACATGGGTAATAGAGAGATTGTAACTGATTATGGTGAAGAATAACATTATATGGTTGAAAAAACCAAGTAGAGGATGTGGTAGCACTAAGTTCCTAATGAAAAAAATCATAGAAACTATAACGCAAGATGGGATTAAATGGTTTGTTTTTACAATAACCCCCCACAACATAAGAGACCAATTGAAAAATAGTTATGTAGAGTATCTTAGATCAAAAGATATGGCTCCAACTATGGCACTTATTGATCAAATTTTTAAGTATGTAACAATTGAAAAATATGATGATTCAAGAACTATTGGAAGAGATTATATGAATTCAATAGTTCTTCTTTCAGATTTTGATCGAAGACAGAACCTACATGAAAGAGTTTATCTTGATTTGTGCAACAGACAATGTGATGCACTTATCGTAGAAATGGATATAAAATTACAGAATAGGAATGAGTATGATTTTTGAAGAAGTATTTTTAGGTAAAGAAGAAAAAGAACGAAATAGAGTTTTTAAAGCACCAGAAAAGGTGATTGTTCCTAGAGATAATTCAGTTACAGTTTTCTTGGCTGGCTCCATTGAAATGGGTAAGGCTAAGGATTGGCAGACTGAAGTTACGGAAGATTTGTTAGAGACATTCAGCAACATTTATATTGTAAATCCACGTAGAGATGATTGGGACTCTTCATGGAAGCAGACCATAGAAAATAAACAATTTAATGAGCAGGTAACATGGGAGCTAACCCATATTGAAAACTCTAGTCTGGTAATTGTTTACTTTGATGAGAACACCCAATCACCTATCACTTTAGCAGAGCTAGGTTTGATAGCAGGTAAATTCCCGGAGAAGGCTGTAGTATTGTGTCCTGAGAAGTTTTTTAGAAAGGGAAATGTAGATATCATTTGTAAGAGATATGGAATCACGCAGGTTGATAATATTGAAGACTTCAAAACAGCGTTAGAAAAGAAATCAAAATTTTTGAAGAAAGTAGGTTAATAAATGACTTGTATTGTAGGGCTAAAACATAACGATAAAATTTACATCGGTGGTGATTCTTTAGGATCAAACACCAACTTTCAGAAGACCGTAAGAGTTGATGAAAAGGTTTTTGTAAAGGATGAAATGATTTTCGGATTCACATCTTCTTTTAGAATGGGCCAGATCATCCGCTATGCATTCGACATTCCAGCACGTATGGAAGGCGTTGAAGACATGGAATATTTGGTTAGAACATTCATCCCATCACTTATTGAATGTTACAAGGAACATGGGTTCCTACCCAAGGATGATGAAGATCATTCAGTTCTTGGTGGCATTTTCTTGTTAGGATATAAGAGCCAGCTATATCAAATTGATACGGATTTCCAAGTAGGTATTCCATCGCTTGATTATGATGCATGTGGTTGTGGTGATGATTTGGCGCTTGGTTCAATGTTCACCTCTGAACGTCTGGATAAGAAGCTGACACCAGATAAAAGAATTACAATGGCTCTAGAAGCTGCATCAGCACACTCTGCCGGAGTGTCTGCCCCTTTCGTAATTAAGAGTGTCTAATGCCAATTCATACTTACATGTGTCTTAAGTGTGACACCAAAGAAGATAAGATCGTTTCATTCGCAAATGCTGAAAACCAGACTTGTGAAAAATGTGAAGACAAGCTAATATTGATTCCAACTTTTTCAACTTCATTTCAACTGAAGGGAAGATGGTACAAGAATACGAAAGGATATTAAATGGAATACCGAACCAGAAAGATGGTTATGGACAAAGACTTAAATCCCGCTGGAACATTGTTCGGCGGGAGAGCTTTAGAATGGATTGATGAAGAGGCTGCAATCTTTGCTTACTGTCAGTTGAAGTACCCTATTCATTTAGTTACAAAGGTCATGAGTACCATCGACTTCAAAGCACCAGCACGTAAGGGTGAAATCGTTGAGATTGGTATGGAAGTAGTAAAGGTTGGTAAGACATCTATTACAGTAGGCTGTTCTTTAAGAAATAAGAGAACCCAGCAAGAGATTGTCAAGGTTGCAGAAATTGTATTTGTAAATCTTGATGAAACTGGTAAGCCTGCACCACATGGACATTATCAACTACCAGAAAATTTCAAAGCTGTTACACAAAATGTTGGTGAAGTAACATCAAAGCTTACTTCACCCGGTGTACAGACAACAATTGTTGATGTTGACCAATATAGAATATACGAAGGCCAATGTCCTATGTGTATGACCTACGGATAAATGAATTTAATGAATAATAAATTAGTTTGGATTGACCTTGAGACAACAGGTCTTGACGGTGATAATCAGATGGAAGGTTGCAGAAAGCACAAGATTCTTGAAGTCGGCCTGCACATCACTGATGAATACTTTAACATTCTCGATGAAGGCTTGAAGATTGTTATCTTCCACCCTATTGAATATGTACTGGAATTGATGGATGATTATGTTTTGAATATGCACACAAGTAATGGTCTTCTTTATGACATTCAGGAATCTGCAATCACAACATCAGCAGCCGATTCATTGATTTGTGCATACCTGACTGAGCATGGCGTCAAGCCGGGTTCATCACCAATCTGTGGTAATAGTGTACGATTGGATAGGAATTTCATTGATGCGCAGATGCCAATGCTTGCAAAGTTCTTGCATTATCGTTTAATCGATGTATCTAGCTTCAAGGAAGTCTATAAGAGAATTCTACCTGACGTTTATCGTAAGGCTGATGCTCTAAAGCTAGCACCATCAAGCCATCGCGGTTTAGATGACATCAAATTCTCGATTGCTGAAATGAGCATTTACAGAGACCATATGCTAAGCTTATCACAGTAAAGGAAACAGGCATGTACGCATATTCTGGAATTGGATCACGCGAGTCACCTAAACGGATTCTTCGCAAGATGACCAAAATTGCTGGTGCCTTACAGGAAAATTATACACTTCGTTCAGGCCATGCTCCGGGTGCGGACATGGCCTTTGAACTTGGATGTACTAATGGAAATATGGAAATATATATTCCATGGAAAGGGTTCGGTAAGAGTACTTCAAAATTGTTTGAACAAGATGATGAAGCTGAATACATTGCTTCTCAATATCACCCTAACTGGAAAGGCTTAAAGCAATCAGTTAAAAAATTAATGGCTAGAAACGTCCATCAAGTTTTAGGTCTTGACCTTGCATCACCAGCAACATTTGTGTTATGTTGGACGCAGGATGGCTGTGAAACCCACAAAACAAGATCAAGACGTACTGGTGGAACAGGCCAAGCAATATCAATCGCATCAGAAAATAACGTTCCAGTCATTAACATGTATAATGAATTTTGGGATCAACGATTACTCGACATTATGGATTACTCTGCATGAGCAACATTACCAACACAAACCCGATTGAACTATCAAAGCAAAAGATCAAAGAAATTCTTGATTACGTTGAGCCAGAGAAGATCAGATCAGAAACCTACAAAGACCCGATTAAGATGGAAGAAATGCTAGCCGTTTCATTCCTCGTATCTGCTGATAAATTCCGACTCAAGAAGTTGGAAGTAGAACAGAAGAAAGCGGACTTCCGTGATCTATTCCTAGATATCATCAAGATTGGCCGCACTGCACCTGCAAGCTGGACGGTAGACGATGTTCTACATAAGCTGACAGAAGAACATGGCGAGCTTGTAACAGCCATTCAGATTAAGCGTGGTAAGATCAACAAGCCAATGGGTGAATCAGAATTCGGTGAATGTGCAGATGTCATCAATTGCGCTCTAGATTCTGTATCAAAGATGAACCCAACAATGACACCAGAAGAAATTATCAGTGAACTTCAGGTATACATTGCCAAGAAGTCACAGAAGTGGATGAAAATCCTAGAGGCAAGCAAATCATGAGTTATATAAAGAAATTCCTTGATAAACGTGCCGCCATCAAGCAAGAACAGAAAGATAGACGCAAACAGATGATTGTAGAACGTGGTCCTGCTAAGCAGATCATCGTTGTACGTAAAGATTTGAATATGCGTAAAGGTAAGATTGCAGCACAGGTTGCCCACGCAAGTTTAGGTGCTGTGTTGAAGCGTTCAAAGACTGAATATGGGTTTAATGATTTGGGTCCAACCGGTAAGACAAAGAAGGTCATTGAATACTATGAAGGGACTGCATTTGAAGCATGGCTCGACGGTACCTTTACCAAGATTTGTGTATCTGTAAACTCTGAAGCAGAACTTCTTGAAATCGAACAGAAAGCAAAGGAAGCTGGTCTTCTCAACTGTCTGATTCAGGATTCCGGCAAGACTGAGTTCCACGGTGTACCAACCTTCACCACATTGGCAATCGGACCAGCTTGGGATAGCCAATTAAAAATTATAACAGGTCACTTACCATTGATGTAAGTGTGAACTGGGTCACATTACGTGACCCTTTTTTATTTAATCTTATAAATATTTTGATCGATATTATAGGATATACATGAACGTAAACATTCACGGCTACCCTTATAGGGTGAAAGATGTAGCATGGATGTTGGATAGTTCTTTGAACTACCGTAATGGTGTCTGTGTCGAAGTACTTGGTGTTGTTGATGGTGAATATCATTACAAATTTATGATGTCAGATACAAACACAATTGATGAGTTCTCTCAATCACAATTGTTTGCATTAAAAAGTTATGCTGATATTAAAAGACAGTTCTTGATCACACCTACACCAACGCTAACACAAACACCAAGTCCACCAGTAACACGAACACCATATCCAACAGTCACCCCATCTGTGACTGTTTCATTGAGCTATTATGAAAGATTAAATCTACTTTCAACGGATACTGTTGAGTGGAATTCCTACAATGGTAGAGTTGATATTCTAGGATCATCTAGTATTAAATTATTATCGCAGGCTGGTAACAGTTCAGATGTTGTTTCTTTCTCATCTGAAGTAGACGTTATTCCAAATATTTCCTACCACCTCGCCTTCAATTTCAATCAAAGTACAGCACGTTATTTGACCATTGATATTTTTGGTGATTCTGACGAAGGTCTATTTTCTATTAAAGCTGATTCCACTGGTATTGTTGGTGGTGATTACAGTGATAGTGGAAGAGTAGAATTCTCTTTTAATACAGGCTCAACCAGATCACTGTCAATAACCTTTACATTATATTCTGGACCAGACTATAAACTCTCACCACCATCAGGTAGTTATTACATTATTAATGGTATGGATTTGTCTCATGACAACATCTCATTAACACCAACAGGAACTCAGGTTCCATTCTTAACTCCTACACAAACAAGAACCACTACACCAACGCCAACACCATCAAAAACGGCTACGCCAAGTGTTACCTTGACACCAACCAACTCACCATCAGTTACGTTGACTTCAACACAAACAACGACACCTACAGCAACGCAGACGTTAACACCTGCTGTAACAGGAACACCAACAGCTACACCTACGATGACAGCTACAATTTCATTAACACCATCTATTACATTAACACCATCTGTTACATTAACGCCTACACACACAACCACACCAACTGTTACATCAACATTGAGTGTAACTCCATCCGTCACACTATCTCCAACGGTAACAGCCACACCATCGATAACAGTTTCACCAACACTTACACCATCAGTGACCAATACACCGGGAGTGAGTGGAACACCAACACCTACAGTAACGACTTCTGTAACAGTTTCACCTACAGTATCTTTAAGCTTGACACCTACTATAACAGTAACACCATCAGTTACTAATACACCATCAAACACACAAACACCTTCAGTAACACAATCTTTAAGCATGACACCATTGCCTACTGAAACACCAACACAAACAGCTACACCTACGGTGACGCAGACTCTTTCAATTACTCCTAGTATGACAAACACACCGGGATCAACTGTCACACCTACGCAAACTGCAACATTGACACCATCAGTCTCTAACACACCTTCATTGACTCAAACTCCTGAGCCAACTATTACACCATCTATAACATCAACAAACACATCTACACCTAGTGCAACTATCACACCATCCGTAACACAGACACCATCCGTAACTCAAACAATTTCATTATCCATAACACCAACAGTTACGGCGTCAATTACCATAACACCTTCAGTAACATCTACACCGCCGGTAACTGTTACACCAACATTGACGCCTTCAATTACAGTTACTTCTTCAGTAACGGTAACACCTACCCTCTCATTGACACCATCAATAACATCAGCAGGTGGAGTATCACCAACACCTTCACCAACAATTTCAGTAACCCCAACACATTCAATTACCCCAACAATTACATTAACAAAGACAACAACCAAAACCCCAACACCAACCGCATCACATACAGTCACACCATCAATAACACCATCAATCTCATTATCTCCAACCCCAACCCCATCAGTTGGAGCAATGTTGTTTAATATTGGATCAGCATCACAGGGTTCATATACAGACTATTCAAAAGGATCAACAGCACCAGTAACTACACAAGTATCCGGTAGTGGATTCATTGTTTTTGTAACTTCAGCATCAAGTTATGTTCCAGTGATAACAGACACATTTTCTAACACATATACACCGGTGGTAAGTGGATATCAGTTGTCATCAACAAATACTGGACAAACAAGATTTGTTCACTTATTCTATTGTGCAAAGGGAACAGGTGGTGCTAACCATATAATTACAGCTACCTATGATAGTGACTACCCATCAGTGATGATGACTGAAGTTATTACAGGTGGAAATGGAAATGGTATAGCTTTAGATAGTTTCAGCACAGTAGCTACCAGCACTTCCCCATTCACAGGAACAGCAGTAGCAACAGCAGTAGCTGGTGGACTAGTATTCAGCTTCATTGGTGTAAACTCTTACGCAGCAACCATTACATGTACCCCAAGCACTGGCTACACTAAAGTCAATGAATTAACAAGCCTTGGTTATGTTGTTGGTGCAACATCATATACGAGAGCTTCAACAATTGGCTCTTATAGTGGATCGTGGACAGCAAGTGGAACAGTTGATACAGCAGTGTTAATGGCAGCATTTAAGCCAGCATAATGACGATTTTTAATTTTTTAGATGTACACTAAATACCTGAAACAATAAGGTATTATATGCAATTTACAGATAGCTTTTACATGCCCTCCCTATCCAATAGATTTAGATTGAGAATTTCAAGCAACGCCATAGACAGTGAACTATTGATGAATCAAGTTATAAACTACGACTTGAAGAGCGATACGAGCGATACGAGCGATGAAATAGGAGATAAGCTGTTACTTGCAATTACTTATGAGATAGACTACGCTTTAGCTACATTGTTTGAACTTATCAAACTGAAAAATTACAACACTATCAAGATTGAGATTTTTGCAATGGATGGTGGTCAGGATACCTACCATAGTCTTCTAAAGTTTGACGGTAAAATGGTAAGCATGACAACTGGACAGAATTACGCCAACTCTGAAGCAATGAAAGCTAATCTTCTACTTTCAGTGAGCAATCCAGATATTAGATTAACTGGAAAATTGAAAAAGTTGGACAAACTTCAGTAACAACTATAAATAGATTTAACAGGACTTGACAAGATAGAATATCATGTTAAGATTCCTCCACTAACCAAACGGACGCACCCAGTGAATAACAAGTTTATTAAAAACTTCGATCATAATAATGATTATAAAAATAGTCATGGTGCTTCTTTATCTGAAGGAAGTGGAACGCAAGAGATGTAAATCTCCCTCCACAAGGAACAGAAAAGAAGCCCGCGAAAAGCGGGCTTTTTTATTGCTACAAAATGTTGTTTAACAATTGAAAACGAAATTTGGGTTTGAAGCTAAATGGATAGGCACCGGACTTTTAATCCGACCGTAGTGAGTTCAATTCTCACCAGACCCACCAAATTTAAATACCGTAATGGGGGAGTGGTGACTATTGGTAAGTGTCACACCTGTCTGTAAAACAGGACTTTAAAAAGCGTTGGCGGTTCGAATCCGTCCTCACCCACCAAATTAAAACTTGACAATGAAAATAACCATTGTAAGATGTAGAGGTAGAAATGGATATTAAATTCTTGTCGAAAGAAGAATGGGATAAATTGCAGCGAAAAAAGCGCGAACGTCTTGTTCAAGAGTTGAAAGATAATCCAGATATGAAAATCCCAGTACTTGTTAATCGTAATGATTGTAAGATACACTGGAAGAATATGAAGTCGTAGCTCAGTTGGTAGAGCGGAACCCTGAAAAGGTTCGCGTCGTTGGTTCGATTCCAATCGACTTCACCAATTCAAATTATCATTGACAACCAGCTTATAGCTCGATATCATGATAAAAAATGGAAAGTACTATGTCAGATAAGAAAATTTCAGATGAAGATATTCAACGTTTAACTGAATTAGGAATTGATGTAGAAGATGAATTAGCTAGAATCTTAAAAGAAGAAATCATGATAGAGTTCGCCAAGATTGGTGTAACTCAGGCAGATATCGATAAACCGATGATTGAAGCTTTGAAGAATCTAATGAAAGATAATAAAATTAGCGACTGTGATTTAGATTAAATAATTATGTAAGCGTGGGCGAGTGGTTTATGCCAGCAGACTGTAAATCTGCCTCCTAGCGGAAACGTTGGTTCGAATCCAACCGCTTACACCAGTTTTAAATGGTTCCTTAGCTCAGATAGTTAGAGCGCATGGCTGATAACCGTGAGGTCATAGGTGCGAAACCTATAGGAACCACCACATTAAAGGATAAAAAATGTTTGAAATAACATTTGAAGAAATAGATCAATTGGCAAAAAAGTATCCAATGTTCACCGAAGAACAATTAAAGAAAGGCACTCGACATATCGTAGATGCTGTTTTACATGAAATTGATAAAGAAATTCTTAATTCATTAAGTAATGTTGGTCAGCGAAAGTTAGATCAACTTAAGAAGAAAAATTTTTAATGGAGCATGAAGCATCTGGTGAGGCTGGCGCACTGTCTATGCGCTGAGACGGGTTCGATCCCCGTATGTTCCGCCAAATTTGGGACGCTGGCATAGCGGTTGTGCATCTGACTCTTAATCAGCGAACGAAAGTTCTAGGCAGGTTCGACTCCTGCGCGTCCCACCAATTTAGAGAAAAATATGACAAAAGAAGAACGTAAAGAATTGATCAAACAGCTTCGTATAGATATTCCACGAAAGTTTGCTGAAGAATTACTAAGTGTTCAGTCTATGGACCCTAAACCTTTGCAAGACTATATTGAAGCTGCAAAGAATGGGCCAACTGAACAAGAGTTAATTGATGCAGGCTATAAGCCAGTTTCACATCTTAAGTTAGCTTGGATTAAGAAAGATTAAAAGTTTTACAGAGCTATGGTATATTGGTTATTATTTATCCCTGTCACGGATAAGAAACGGGTCCGATTCCCGTTAGCTCTGCCAGATTTAGTTTTATGGAATAGTAGCTCAATAGGTAGAGCGCTAGGCAAAAGATCGTTTCTACTTAGGTAGACGCTTAGGCGGTCAAATGACAACGATTCGATCTTATAGGCCAGTGATGTTGGTTCAATTCCAACCATTCCAACCATTCCACAAATAGTTATGGGTGTGTAAGTTAAGTTTAAGACACTACGTCAGGAAGCCGATGACGCAACCTGCCGCAGTAGTACAGGCGAAAATCCTGTCACATCCACCAGTTTTATGATTCGGTAGCTCAGTTGGTAGAGCACAAAATTGTTAATTTTGGGGTCGTGGGATCGTGCCCCACCCGGATCGCCAGTTTATTCTTCGGTAGCATAGCGGCCTAATGCATCTGACTGTTAATCAGAGGATCGTGAGTTCGAATCTCACCCGAAGAGCCATTTTTATGATAGGTGTAGTTCAATTGTAGAACATGCAGCGGTAGTAGTTGCAGATGTAGGTTCGTTACCTACTACCGACTCCCAATTACGGTTCCTTAGCACAATGGTAGTGCGGTGTCCTTATAAGACATGATCGGCAGATAACCGAACGATGTAGGTCCGAATCCTACAGGAACCACCAAGTTATATGTTCCACGTATCATAATGGTAATGTATCTGACTGTGAATCAGAATAAGAGAGTTCGATCCTCTCCGTGGTCCCCAACACTAAAACTCTTAGGATATCCTAAGAGTTTTTTTCATTTAAGAGAATTTTAAAGATGAACAAGCCAGATTGGAATCAAGGTTACAGTGATCCACGAATCCCAATGGAGATTCCAGATGTCCATATGAAAATCATCAATAAGATTTTCGATGAAATGGGAATCGATGTTGTGATCATGAAAGGATCGATTGGTAGAAGCACTTACCAGAGAATCGCAGCCGCCAGAAAGCACGGTGGTGAACCAGCAGGTATGATGGACACCCACTTCACTGAAATCCATGAATTCAATCTTGGTAATTTTTCGATCAGTCTTGCACTTCTTCGCCGTGATGTTAGTAACCAATCTTACGAAGTAAGAATCTTTGAATACGATAATCATGAAACCAGTAACTAACACACACCCAATCCCTACTGTAGGTGATCCCGGTGCATTCGGCTCCATTCGCAGATTTGATACACACACTGGTATCGACATTTATTGTAATGATGGTGACCTAGTTATGGCTATCGAAGATGGAATTGTTGTAGCCATAGAAGCCTTCACAGGCTCACACGCGGATTCCCCATGGTGGAACGATACTTGGGCACTCCTTGTAGAGGGATCGTCTGGTGTCCTCGTTTACGGTGAAATAGACATACTTGATGGCGTAACTGTTGGTCATCCAGTTAAGGTTGGTGATCATATAGGAAACATTAAGCAAGTCCTGAAAAAGGATAAAGGTGTTACACCTACGTGTATGTTACATTTTGAAATACATAAAGCTGGCACAACTAAGACAGTATGGTGGTATCATAACGATCCCATGCCAGAATCACTTATTGACCCTACGGAATTTTTAAATGGAATATACTAAGTATACAAATGAGTACCAATGGATTAAACAGTTCTATGGTGATCGTACTGCTAAACGTAGTGGTGTAGCTTTAATGAATCATATTGATGAAGGCATTTCTGTTTTAGAGATGATTCATGCGGGATCAGATGCAAAGAGAGCATTCTGCCTCCATCCATTATTTCAGGCTGACGAAGACTTCTCAAAGAACTATGGATTCATTAATAAGGTTGACCCATATGTCGCTATGTTAACCATGGAATATCGAAACATTGCAAATCAATATCTTAGTCATAGAAAGATAGAAAGTATTGAAGAGATTGCCTTGAGTCCTATGGATGAAGTCAATAACATGTTGATTGCAGATAAGATTCAAAATTATAAAGATTTCTTAATCTATCATGATGGAACACATCCTCGATCAGATGAGCTTAATGAATATTTTAATAATTGGCTAAAGAGGCTTGGTGTTGATGATAGGTTTGATGAGATTAGCAATCTATTAAATAAATAATCTAAAATGGATTCATATGAGACTCAAGAATATAATCACTGAAAATTATGAACTACGTCAAAAATTCTTTGACTATCTTCTTGACATGGCTAGAAGTGGTGGCCTCTATAAGGAACCAAAGGATAGGGATTATGTTGAATCTAAATTGACCAATGGTGAGTATAGGTTTCATCAGCATCAGATTGGTAGTACACCATCCAAAGATTCAGACTGGATATGTAGCTTTGATGATCTTGGAATAACTAGGATCAGAAAGGAATATGGCGGCAAAGAAGTCATCATGTTTAACAGGCAATAATACGAAATTTCTCAAAAATCTACAGTCAGAAAATTGACACTATACATAAATAATTAAGTACATAATCGGCCAGACTTTTGTCTGGCTTTTCTGTTTGGTGGAGTAGAATCTCACGAAAATACGCTATTTCTTACGTATTTTTTGGGTGCCATAAAGGAATTTCGTAAAATATTAATAGCCTTCTGATTATAAAATGAAAAATACACTATACGTAATAACTGTTGTTTCAAATCCCCTTAGATACCGTAGCAGATACAAACTTTATCGTGAATTCGCTGAAAGAATTCATGCTGCTGGTGCAACACTCATTACCGTAGAAGCAGCATTTGCTGACAGGCCTTATGAGGTTACACATAAAGATAATCCACATCATGTTCAGGTAAGAACAAAGAATGAACTTTGGAACAAAGAAAATCTCATTAACATTGGCTTACAGCATCTTCCTGAAGATTGGGAATATGTTGCATGGATTGATGCTGATGTATTATTCGCTCGTCCAGATTGGGTGAAGGAAACAATTCATCAACTTCATCATTACCAAGTCGTGCAGTTGTTCAGCGAGACAATTGATATTGATGATAACTTTAACCGCATTACATCTAATGGTTCTATTCCTATGAAGGGAATGGTTTACCAGTATCATAAGACCGGTGTTATCCTTAACGACTACAACAAGCATTCAGGTCATTGTGGTTATGCATGGGCAGCAACTCGCCATGCTATGGAAGTGATTGATGGATTGATCGACTTCTCAATTGTTGGATCAGGTGATTTTCAGATGGCATGTGGATTTATGGATGACATTCGTCGTTCTGTTAGTTATCCTTGCTCTCCTGAATATATTAATGCTCTCGTTGAATGGGGTGAGAAAGCCAAGAAGCTTCGTAGAAATATTGGATATGTTCATGGTCTTCTTATTCATAACTATCATGGAAAGAAGAGCAACCGCTCATACGGAACAAGATGGAAGATATTGGTAGATAACCAGTACAATCCTTATACTGACCTTAGAAAAGATTGGCAGGGATTAAATTATCTTGTTGATGATGGTTCAGATAGATATATCAGTCTCCGAGATGAACTGAAAGATTACTTTAGATCACGCGATGAAGATGAGCCAGCACCAAAATAAACCTATTGACAGATATAAAATAAGATGTTAATTTATTGGCATGATAAATGACAAAGAAGAATTGGCATTATTGATTGCCAAAAAGAAAGATCAGATAGATAACCATGAAAGAATTCTGAGAGAAAATGGTACTAGCCGTTGGTACAGTCAGAGTAAAAGGTATTGGGAAACTTTGAAAGAAGAACTCAAGACCATGGAAGAAAATTATGCTAAAGACTAAAGATAAAAATAAGATTAAGAAACTTTGGTGCGGCAAGGAAAAGTTTGTACACAAGTCTGTTAAAGAGTATACTCCATTTGGTAACTTCCATGATTTTGATGGAATTGAAAAACAAATCACAAATGGTGTAAGAGCAGGGTTTGAAGAATTTGGTATTAAGGTTCTAGCCCATGATGATGAAGATGGTGGATTAGTTGTTCAAGAACTAACTTACAACACAGCTAAGAACCAATTACTATGAAAACGAACTCACTTCTTACTATAGAAGAAGTAATAGACAACATTAAGGGTGAGAAACTTCATCCAAGGCGTGCTGAACTATTAGGTCTTGCTTTGATGGTTCAAGAATCTCAAGAATCTCAAGAAAAATTAAATCGTCAAAATAGTGTAACATCACCAATTAAATGGGCTAGACGATTAATAAAGTCTATGGGAATTTCCCCCACTGACAATAAATAGAAGATTATGCATCGTTAGCTCAGCGGTAGAGTGTTTGCATGACTCGCAAATTGTCGGGGGTTCGAATCCCTCACGATGTACCAGATTATGGTTCCTTAGTTTAATGGAAAAACCTTGCTTTTACATGGCAATGACAACAGTTCAATTCTGTTAGGAACTACCAAAATATGTCTCGTTAACTCAGAGGAAGTAGTGTTCCTTACTAGGATAGATAAGGAAAAGGTCGATGGTTCGATCCCATCACGAGGCATTAAAAATATAGCGGATTAGCCAAGTGGTACGGCAGGGCACTTTGAATGCTCCATCGCAGGTTCGAATCCTGCATCCGCTGCCATTTCAAAGACGCTTAGGCGTCTTTTTTTGTTTTCACGTATGTGAATTAAAGGTTTGATTTACATGAAAATAATGTGTAGGCTCTTCCATAAATAGTTTTAAACATGGGGAGTAAAAACAGTATGCAATGGTTTAAAAGTTTGTCCTTGTTCGTTGTTCTAGGGTTTGTACTAACTACTACAGTTAGCTGTTCAGCGTCACCATCATCTAAGGATGAATTGAATGACCAGAATACTGTAACACTTTATGGTGAAGTAAATGATTTTACTGCTTATCAGGTAATCAAGAAGATTCATGATCTTCAAGATGTAAGTACAGACAAGCCTATTATCTTGTTTATTGACTCACCGGGTGGTAATGTTATGTCTGGCTTGAGAATTATCGATGCTATGCAGGCATCAAAGAGGCCAGTCTATACTGTCGTGGTTGGTACTGCTGCAAGCATGGCAGCATATATTCACCAGTATGGATTTAAACGTTACATGCTTCCACATGCCATCATTATGTTTCATCAGGCAAGAACAACTATCTCTTCAGATCAGTTAGAGCATGCCGAGAACAGATTGACTATGTTAAAGATGTTAATCTTTGATTTAAATGTTAATGCATCTAAGCGCACCGGAATGCCAGTACAAGAATTACTACAAAGAGAAGCCAATGAATATTGGATTTTATCTGATGAAGCCTTGACGAAACATTTTGTTGATGGTATAGTCTCACCATATAAATATCCTTTAGTTGCAGTTAAAGAAGAAACAGATAAATAAGTTTATAATGGCCTATCGTCCAACGGTTAGGATAAGTCTCTCTGAAAGATTTGATGGTGGTTCGAATCCATCTAGGCCAGCCAAAATTAATCCCGCATAGTGATAATGGTAACATAATTCATTGGTAATGAATAGTCGTAGGTCCGATTCCTACTGTGGGAACCATATAAAGCCGTAGAGAAATCTACGGCTTTTTCTTTTCCTGAATTATAATTGAATATTCTGAATTTGGTTCTTGATTGTTATGTAATTAAACTCTACAATTCTCCCACCTAATAAGGATGACACATCATGACTGACCAGATTTGGGATAGACCCTCCAACAACGAAACAACGGAACCTTCGATGAAATCCGATCCATACGTACCACTCTATAACACTGCTATTTCTGTCTCGACAACCTCACAGGTTACACCGGGCAAGCAGATCGGTCGTCCTATCACTGAAGAATTCGTATCTAGTATTGGTAATGAATCTGGCAAGAATCTTGCCACGTTTGCAGCCAAGGTTCTTGACCAGCAGAAGAATTCTGAAGGTGGAGCAATGGGTGAAAAGCTAAACGAACTCATTGATGTATCCAAGGATTTGTCAGCAGACAAGTATAAAACTGGAAAGATTCAGAAGATTGTAAACAAGGCTCTTCGCATCAAGGACCGTGCTGTAGCACGATTTGATAGCGCAAAGGACCGTGTTGATGTTCTTGTTAAACAGATTGGAAAGGAACGTGACCTTCAGGTAAGGCAGGCTCGTAATGTCGATATCCTTATCGAAGGAAACTATAACTATTGCAAGAGCCTATTTCAGGATATTGAAATCGCCAAGGATGCTCTTGAACAGGTCAATGCTGAGCTAGAACAGCTTCCCACAGAAGCAGCTTCACTTGATGAAGCCCATAAGCGAAATGATCTACAGAATCTTTCTGATAAACTCGACAAGAAGATTGTTGACCTAGAGTCATTCAAGATTCTTTCCATGGAATATGATCCAAAGCTTGCACAGATGAAGCGCACGGCATCAAGTCTTGTTGGTACGTTTGATGATGTAACAACCAAGATCATCCCCATGTATCAGCAGTATTTTGCTGGTGACTTGATCAGTCAGAGCCAGACTGGTGCTATTGCACTACAGAACAAGACATTCGACCTATTCAATGAAACAGTTAAGTCTGCAAGCAGTGCTAATGCTAAGAATGTTGAAGCCATGGCACGTTTGAATCAGCGTCAGGCAGTCAATCTCGACACCATTAAGCAGCTACATGAAGATACTGTTGGTTCACTACAGAAGGTTCGTGAAATCGAACAGGAAGCCCGTGAAACCCGCAAGATCACCATGGTAGAACTTGCCCGTCTTGAGCAGGAAACAATCGCAGCATACTCAAAGAAGTAATTTATGATGTCAGATGATAGTGAATACTCAAAACCACCAGCAACCGTTTACGGCGATCTAGGAGTTTCACTAGAATCAGCCGTAAAGTTTATGAAGGAAAACTATGCAGAAGCTTATGGGAAGGATTCCCTTAAGCTTACACAGATGGTACGTGATCTTGCTACTGGTGATAATATAAAGATTTTGAATTGGGGCAAGTCAGTCCTCCATGCACAAAGCTATTTTGTTAATCAAGCTAGTGATGCTATTGGAGTTTACAATGGCCTTGATGCATCTAAGCTTTTGGGTGAAGTCGTTGATGCAGCTAAAGCAAAGTCATTCTTTTCTTCATTCATTAAGCGTCCAAACAAACAGTATTATGTGATTCAGGTAAAGTCGTTATCCTTACGTTTGGAGAATATTCATCGTGTGGTATCTGATTTACTTGACAATGTAGCAGCACTTAACATTGTCGATTGGGTTGCCACATTGGCAGCAGCATCAGAATCCGCTACAAAGAAAGAGAACCTGATGTATGACACACTCTACAATCGTAGACTATTGATGCTTCAGGCACTACAGAATCTAGAGGCAACGAAACAGCAACTTCGTTACGTTGAAAATATGATTCTAAAGATGCAGAATGAGATTGAACACATTAACCATGTTATCATCCCGTCACTAAATCTATTTGGAGTGCGAAAGTGAAATTCCTTATTCAAGAGAATATTCTCAAGAGGGAACCACACTACGAACAATTATTGAAGGCATTAGACTTCTTTCAAACAGATTACACTTTGTGTAATCTGTTTGAGTTTGTAGATGTGATTTTTCCAAATCATGTAACATCATTACAGATTGAAACGGCTGAGGAACTATGCTTAAGTTCCAGTGTTCCAACATACATCTTCGGCTCTCATAAATTTTCCAGATTAATCAAGGAACGTGGCATCTCACCGGGTGCTTTTGATTCTCAAAACTTTGACTTTGATCATTGGTCAAAGGGATTTGGACTAGACAATATTTTAAATGGTGATTCATTCGTATCATTAGCTGGTGAACTCCCCGACCTTGATTATGATGTTTTCATTCGACCATTTAAAGATGATAAGATCTTCACCGGTATGACAATGATTAAGGAATATTACGCAGACTGGAAGCGTCATCTAACTCATTTTAAACCTGAAGATGGCTTTGATCCTAAATCACTCAATGCTTATACACCAGTCACGGTTTCATCTGTAAAGGATATCTACTCAGAACATCGCTTCTTTGTAGTGGATGGTAAGGTAGTCACAGGATCAACCTACAAGCTTGGTGACACGGTAAAGTATGATTCAATCATTGATCAGAAGATTGTGGATTTTGCACAATCGATGGCTGATCGATGGCAACCAGCCGATGCATTTGTAATTGATATTGCAGATACACCCAATGGTTTAAGGGTTGTTGAAATCAATACATTCGGTGTTTCGGGATTCTATTATTCTGATATGTTCAAAGTAGTAGATGCTTTGATACAATATGAAACTAAAATAAATGCTACACGTTAATTCCATTCAAGCCCTTGTTAACAACAAGGGCTTTTCTGTATCATTCTTTATCTGAGCTAAGGGATACCTCTAATGGCAAAAAAGTACGCAATGCTTGTCAAAGTTGACAGCGGTAATAACAATAACAAGTTCTATGAAATTATCTGGAACGATGACGATTCTGTAACTGCGCGTTATGGTCGTAATGGTGATAACGGCGTAACCGAACAGAAGGGTTATGGCGAAGCTGCATTCAACAAGGTTTATAAGTCAAAGACTGCTGCATCAAAGGGGTACAGAGAAGTTGATGTTATGACAAACAATGGAACTCCTGCCGCAAGCGGTACGGTTTCCCTTGCAACTGAATCACTTGCAATAATCGCAAAGCGTGATATCGCTGACAATAATCCAGAAATGGCTAAGCTTCTAGATCGACTATCAGCTATCAATAAATATCAGCTTCTAAAGGCTACAGGTGATCAGATCGATATCGTTGATGGTATCGTTAAGACTGTTCTTGGTCCTATCACGCTACCAGCAGTTAGTAAGGCTCGTGATGTATTGATTTCCCTAAAGGACTTCATTGATACTCAGGACTTTGGTAATTCATATAGCCAAACACTAAATGATTATCTTTCTATCATTCCACAGAAGGTTCCTCGCGCTCGCGGTTGGGGTGAAACATTTTTTACGGATATTTCCTCATTCCAGAATCAGAACTCACTTCTTGATCAGATTGAAACCTCAATTCAGAACTATACTCCACCTGTTGTAAGTGTTGATGATGCTAAGAAGGAACCAGAACGCCTATTCAATAACAGTTTGAAATTAGTTTCAGACCAGACAGTGATTGATAGGGTAAAGACGTTCTATGCCTCAAACATGAACTCACGTCACGCATGTGCACACCTTCGTTTGAAGAATGTGTATGAAGTTCAGAATGATAACAGCACAGCATCATATAAGAAGAAGTTTGATGTTATTGGGAACGAAATGCAACTTTGGCATGGTACCCGTGCATTCAATGTTCTCTCTATTCTTAAGGGTGGACTAATCATCCCAACCTCAGCAGGTGGCTACCATATCACCGGACGTATGTTTGGTGATGGTCTATATTTTAGTGATCAGAGTACTAAGTCACTCAACTATGCACATGGTTATTGGGGCGGCGGTGGTTATGATGATAATTGTTTCATGTTCTTAGTAGATGTTAGCCTTGGAAGATCATATACACCTTCGGCACCTCTCAGCCGTATTCCAGCAGGATATGACTCTTGTCTAGCTCTTGGTGGTAAGAGTGGCGTTGCTAATAATGAAATGATTGTTTATAGCCTTGATCAGGCAAACCTTCGTTACTTGTGCGAATTTGACAAGTAATATTATACACAGTACAATAACCCAAATAACGGAATTTTCCATGAAGACATACAAATCAAAGCCTGATGCAGTAGTTGATCTATTGGCTATTATCACCAATGTTGCCAATGAGACCTTTGGTGTCATTGAGCATATAAATTTCTCTGATACCATAGAAGATGTAAGCGAGCTTTATGGAGCCGATTCTATTGACATCATTGAACTCATCATGCTTATTGAAGATGAGCTAGAAATTGAAATCCCTGAACTTGATGTGGTAGAATCATTCAACAATAAGACCGTCAGCCAGCTAATCGACTATCTGTTAGAGTTTGTTAAGATCGTAGAGCCGCTAAAGGTAGCTCCTGCTGCAAAATTTGGAATTAAGATTTCAAATGGTGGAACAACAGTTGACATCAGTAATGATGGTAGCCTCAATGTATCAAGTAGTGGTCCAGTAACCATTACAGCAGATAGTTTGACACAAAAGAATTCAAAGCTAACATCAACCCCAACAGCTAACGATGCAGTCGGTATTCTCTGGATGCCTTCACTAGAGTGGCATGGTCGCCTGTTTAAGATTGAAGGTGTCACAATGGCTGAAGCTATTGAACACATGAACGACTATGCAGTTAAAGCTACAAAGAAGCGTAAGACTAAGGAATTCAAGCCTACTGGTCCAGATTTCCAGCATTCAGAATTCTTTGTTAATGTTATCAACACTGATAGCTTTCCACAGGAAGTTCTTGATGATCCGCGTTACTTCAATAAGGACATCATGAGCATGATGGAAAGCATGGTTCCTCAGACTCGTGGTCTTCGTCCACTGTTCCTAGCGCATAATGTTATCGGCATTGGTACGACTGTTGTCTATAACAAGAATTGGGCTACGCTTCATTTTGAAGATACTACGGCACTAGATCGACTTCTTCATATTCAGGACAAATATGAAGAAGTGGAAGATGAAGAAGAGTCAAGTTATGAAGAATCTTCTGACTCATACAACGACTAAGTTAAAAAGGCTGGTGAACCCAGCCTTTTTCTTTGGAGATAATTATGGAATCAATTGTATTATTTTTAATTTTTCTGCTTCTGATAGTATGGCTATTCATTGTTGATCGTAAGCCATCAGCGATTACACAGAAATGCATAAAGCAACCAGAAAAAGACTGTCCATACACTATTACAGTTAACAGTAATGGCACTAGTTCCAGTGGACATATGAAGTGTTGTAAGGTAAGGGATCAACTTAAATCAATGAATGAAGCATTTTGTAATATGGTTCCCGGTAATACCTATGGTGAAATCAAGATTACGAAAGAGTTCCATGATTCTTGCCTAGCACAGAGAAAGCATTACAAAAACATGGACACATCAGGACCAACAGAATGAGAGACGATATTTTAGCGCTTGTTAAGCAACTATCCCTAAAGGATACGAAGACCCTTAGCCAGAAATCCTCAAAGCTATTCATTGAAGGTGGAGAGCTTGCTGATGCTGTTCTCACACACGAGAATGCTCAGGGTGCTAGACACAAGATAGCATCTAAAGATAAAATTTTGGACGAAGTTGCTGATGTGATGCTTGTTGCATTATCAATTGCATATTCATTGGGGTATGAAGATAGTGATATTACCTCTATGCTGTCAGATAAGGCTATTCATTGGTCTAAGAGAAATGATCAAGATAAGTCAGATGGTAAGTATCCATTTGAGATTCACTTGACTTTAAGCGAAGATCGTTGGAACAAAAAGCCAATTGATATTGCAGTGTTTGAAAAATACTGTAAGACATTAAATAATTTAAAAGCTATTGTCCTCGATTTAGGTGATGCTCCGCAGCAACTAACAACGGCATCCGTAATCATCGGTACATACGATGATGCTAAAATGTTTGCTGATAATCTAATTAATACGCTATATGTTGATGGATTTGATGTCATTCGTACAAAGATTGAAACAGTACCTTGGCATCCTATCCTTGATGGAAATCCTGATGGATATTATGAGAGCCATTTCACCATCTTTGTTGAACTAAATGATTTATCAAAATTGCGAGAGATTTCAAATAATCATTTTGGAGGAACACGCTTGCATATTTCTAAGAATGCATTGCGTAGTGATGTAGAAGGAATGGTTAAGATCATGGGGACAATTCGAACCGATAATAACCGTAATGATCATGATTATTGGGTTATTGCATGGGCAAGTGAACTTAAGAGAAATGGATTTGAAATTGCCAAGACCGTTTCAGAATTTGCCTTGATGGATACCAAGAAATCGCTGGATGACACTTGGATGGGCATTAAGTCATAAATAATAGATTATTGAGTAATCTATGTTTGATTTAATTTTCAACCTAAATGAAAAGCTAGAAGAAGCTATTGATACAAGACAGCCTATGTTTAAGGCTGTCTTGGTTTCTTCTAATGCTGCACCAACAGATGGAATGAAGGTTCTAGATGTACAGGCTCTCCCACAGAAGAATCTTCCACTCTATCTCATGCGTGCTATGCTTCCTATCTTTAGAAAGTATGGTAAGAAGTATGATCTAAATTTTGAAAGTAAAGAAGCGGGATTGTTTAATACTCTCTTGGTCACTATGGTTCCATCAGAACATCCAGATAAAACAATCAAATTAGAATTAACCCAGCTAACCCACGAAGAAACTCCTGAAGTCAAACGCGCAATCTATCTTGACACCAAGGGTTAATAAGGATTTCTTCTTGAATGGTCAAGATGATATTGATCACTTGACCGATACTAAATTAAATGATAAGATTAAAATCTCATCACAAGTTTATAAATACATTCGTATTTAAGAATGCTGGATTGGCTGAATGGTTGAAGGCACCTGTTTTGTAATCAGGTATTCCACGTTGCAGGTTCGAATCCTGTGTCCAGCACCAATTTAATGAGCCGTCTTGCCTGAGTGGTCGAAAGGGCTTGCCTTGTAAGCAAGAATGGTAATACCTACATCGCAGGTTCGAATCCTGTGGGCGGCTCCAAGTTTATTGACTTAAAAAGGGTTTATCTATATTATCAAGATATAGATAAACCCTTTTATGTTTGATAAAGAAATAAAACAATTGAATGATTTCATATTGGAGAACAATAGATATCCTTCTAAGATAGAATTAAATAAAGATTCAGCATTACCATATCAAAATAAATGTTTAAAGCTTTTTGGTAGGCATGAGAATTGGATCAACTTTGGGATAGCTGTTCCATTAACTGAAAAGTTGAAGAAGACATGTATAAATTGTCAAAATTTATTTGATCATAAAGAAAACACATTTTGTAGTCACTCATGTGCTGCAATTTTCAATAATCTAAAAAGAAATAAAAGAAAATGCTTATTTTGTTGTAAAACTCTAAACCATAGCGTTGCTAAAAAATATTGTTCGCGTGAATGTGATGATCAACATCATTTGTGGGTTAAGATAGATGGATGGCTCATAGATGGTAAAACATCAGCATCTAATCGCCTATTAAGAAAAATGCTTTCCCTGTTGTTTGGATACAAATGCTCAAATACATTTTGTGGGTTATCTGATTGGCATAGCCAAAAAATAACTTTGGAAGTTGACCATATTAATGGTAATCATGAAGATAGTAGTATAAATAATATTAGATTGTTATGTCCCAACTGCCACACTCTAACACCAACATATAAAAATAAAAACAAAGGTAATGGAAGGCATTCAAGACGCCAACGTTATCAGGACGGCAAGAGTTATTAAATAATTATAAATCAAACATTTTGCGCAAAATCGATTACGATTGTATAGTAACGATTAGAAATCAAACATTTTGTACAAATCGATTAAGCCCTTATAGTTCAGTCAGTAGAATGTCTGTTTCGTAATCAGAAGGTCGGCGGTGCAATTCCGTCTGAGGGCACCATTTAAAAAATTGACATATTATTAAAACATGATATATTCAGACTCCTAATGGAGTCTTTTTTATGTCTGAAGTTAAAGTAGAAACATTACCTAATGGTAATAAAGTATTTACCCTAGAATTACCGGATCACCTTTCAGTTGATGAAAGGAAGAAAATTATTGATGAAGCTACGAAAAGCTTTAACGATAAGATGAATGAATTATTATCAGATAATGCAGTTTATATCACTGCTATCTTAGATCGCTCTGGTTCAATGAATTCAATCATCAAGGATTCAATTGGTGGTATCAATTCTTTCATCAACGAACAGAAGAAGCTTGCCGATCTAGGTGATGCATTCGTAACTGTTAAGATTTTCGATGACAAGCATGAAGAACTATTCAATTCAGTAGCCCTAGCTGATGTCAAGGAAATCACTGCTGACCAGTATGTTCCACGCGGCATGACTGCATTGTATGATGCTATTGGCACTACCCTTGTTGAACTTGAAGCCAAGAACAAGAAGAATAATGTAATCGCTATTCTAACTGATGGTGGTGAGAACTCTTCAAGAGAATTTGACAATGCCAAGGTTAAGGAACTTATCACCAAGGCTGAAGCTAAGGGTTGGAAGTTCATTTATCTAGGTGCAAATCAGGATTCATTTGAGGTATCATCTAGCTTGGGTATTACCAAAGGTTTCACGTCTAACTTCATGGCGAATGCAGCAGGTACCGCAACAGCTTACGCGGATATCTCCGCAGTAACCAGAAATTATCGAAGTTCAGTAAGACCAGATCAAGATCAAAACTCTTAAAAATAAAGCCCTCCTAGTGAGGGCTTTATTTTAATCCATTCAGGATTAATTCAGGCGTATGTAATATAATACGAACACAATTTTGAGGATATTCTCATGCTTAACAAATCTCTACTCGCAGCAATGCTTTTAACTCTCACGGCATGTGGCTCTGATGAGTTTGACCGTGCTGCACAGCGCGATTCACAGCGTTCCCTACAGTCACAGTACAGTTCATTGTCTGAATGCCAGCGTTACTTCTCCCACCCTAATGATTGCTATCGCGGAACATCAGGTTTCTTCTATAGTCCAATCTATTATCCGTGGGGTGCTGTCATGCACCGTGATAACAGTGTAACATATAACAACACTGTTCCAATGGCTGGTGGACGTTCAGTAATGAACACGCGTGCACCATCAGTTAATTTCAACAATTCGCGTTCTTATGTTGCTTCTCGTGCAAGCGTTTCACGCTCTGCATATTCCTCATCTTCGGTTTCGCGTGGTGGCTTTGGTTCCTCAGCTTCCCGTGCCTCGTTCGGCTCGGCTGGCGGTTAATCTAATGAAACGCATTGTTATTGATCCACGCCATGATTGGCAGAATAAAGTCCGTAAGCTTGGTTTTGAATATTTCAATGATTCTGCTGATGGTATCTATTGGCGTGAAGATGCTTATTATGAATTCACCACAAGTGAAACTGATGCCATCTATGATGCTACTCGTGAGCTATTCAAGCTTTGTGAGAAGGCCGTAGACTACATTGTTGAAAATGACGACCTATGGCATTATGTTAATATTGCTCCATCTCTTGCTGAAGAAATCAAGAAGTCTTGGTATCGCAATGATCCAACCCTTTATGGTCGCTATGACTTTACCATTGGTAAGGATGGTAACTACAAGATGTTGGAATTCAATGCCGATACACCGACATCAGTTTTTGAAGCCAGCATTGTCCAGTGGTTTTGGAAGGAAGAAGTTTTTGGTGATTCTCGTGACCAGTACAATTCAATTCAGGAGACGATGGAATCACAGTTTGAATATATTCAGACGCGTCTACCATTGGGTACTCGTCTGTATTTCACCAGTGTCACTGAACCTGTTGAAGATTTGATCACAACACTTTACCTGAAGTCGGTAGCTGAGCGTGCAGGACTTCCCACAGGATATATTAAGATTGATGACATTGGCTATGCTGATGGGCAGTTTCTTGATATGAATGATCGTCCTATGAATGCTTTATTTAAGCTTTATCCATGGGAATGGCTGGTTGAAGAAGATTTTGGTGAACATGCATTTGATTCCATGAAGACATGGATTGAACCAGTATGGAAAATGCTTCTCTCAAACAAGGCTATCCTTCCTATTCTCTGGAAGCTGTTTCCGAACCATCCGAACCTTCTACCTGCTTATTTTAGTGATGAGTATGTTGAGGGAACACTTCAGTATTATGTTAAGAAGCCGATCCTTGCTCGTGAAGGTAATAACGTTACGGTAAACAGCGAAGATGGTGAATATACGTCTGAAGGCGTATATGGTTCTGAAACCATGATCATTCAGGAAACCTGTGTAGTGCCTAAGTTCGGTGATAACTATGCAGTGATTGGTTCTTGGATTGTTGGTGCTGAACCATGTGGCGTTGGCATTCGTGAAGACTCAACAGTTGTAACAAAGAATACCAGCAAGTTTGTACCACATGTAATCAAGGGTTAACTAATACTTAACTCTTGACATATTAAACTGTCGAGTCTATAATATATGAATAACTTAAATAGGAAAAAATATGAATAAGTTCGTAACTCTAATCGGTGGTGTAGTTCTAGCGGTCACTGGTACTGTAGCTCAGGCACAGTCTGTATCTGCTGATGTTTCAGCGGCTTCCCGTTATGATTATCGTGGTCAGGAATATTCAAATGATCCGACCGTAGGTTTCGGTGTAAAGGTAAGTGATGTGGGCGTAAAGGGTCTATATGTTGCTGGTACTTTCAACAAGACTGGCGATACGGCTCCTGTCAATGCACATACACAGCTACGCAGTGATGTTGGTGTTGGTTATGCATTTGATGTTACTGACAAGCTAAAGCTTGATGTAAGTGCAAATCATGTTTACAATGCACCAGAATTCCAGACTGTTCGCAACGGCAAGCTCCGTGATGGTGAATATTCAGAATTCCGTGTAAAGGCATCATACGATGTTCTATTCGCTGAAGTAGGTCAGGGTTGGGGTCCAGTCCAGAATACCTATGCTAAGGTCGGTGTTGCTGTTCCAGTAACTACAACCCTAACTGTCGGCGCTGCTGTCAGTGGTTATCATTATAAGGAAACTGCTCAGAATAGTTACAATAACAGCGAAGTCTTTGCTTCGTTCGATGTAACCAGCAAGCTAAAGGCTTATGGTAAGTACTCATTCGGTGGAAAGGCTGACTCAAATGTAGCCCTAGCCAATTATGGAATTGTTGGCGTCAGCTACAGCTTCTAATAATTTGAGTAAATACTCTATGAATAAGAAATCCCTAGAAGTTGACTTCTAGGGATTTTTCATTTACACTAAATAAAATTAAAGGCTAGTTATGAAACTATTTAAATTTCTTGCAATCGCAGCTTTAACCTTGGTATCATCTTCAGCAATCGCAGGACATGTTACTGTTGTGGTCGGTGGTGGATATCATGGTTATGGTGGTGTCGGTTATAGTAATGGATATCATGGTGGATATCGTGGTGGCTACTATCGTCCAAATGTTGTCGTTGTTCCACATGTTGTTTATCAGCCATCTTACTATCGTTCTCCTGAGTGGGTTCGTGTTGAGAGGTACTGTGAAGACCGTTATGGTAATACCTACTTCTGTGGGTATGATTGGGTAAGACGTTAATAGGAGATAACTAAATGAAATACAGCATCATGAGGTTCTTACTCTTTCGAATGTGAATTTACACATTTAGGAGAGAGTAATGAAACTAGTAACAACTGAAGTTAAGAAAGAGACATACACCGTCTACGATAAAATGATAGATTGTGCTATTGGGACTTTCGATGATATCGAAGAACTCTACAGAGAAATGAATGCGTATTCTTTAAAACAGAGTGGCGTCCGTTTCAGTAGTCTATTGTCCACCAAGAAAACAAAAGATACAAATTCACTTTTCAAGATCAACAAGACTACGATTCGTGAATATTATTTTGATGTTGTGGTGGATGAGCATGGTGATAATGTTGCTGTCCCAAAATATAGAGACAATACTACTTCTGATTATCTGTGGGGGTTTTACGTCACTGATAGCCTAGGTGATATTGTCGATGTATCTGAGATGGTTAAAAAGACTCACGTATACAAGTACGGGACTGCTTCTTATAAGCATGAACAAGCACTACGTGAAATGATCCGAGCTACATTGGTGGTCAAGTCTAGTAATCCAGATAAGATCAAGGAAATCTACGCACATGTAGAATCTACCAACATCCAGCCTCGTTACAGAGAGGATTATACTGAGTATAAGTTCAGGTTCTATCGTCGCTATCGCCGTATCCATACTTACTACTTGCACAGAAAGGTGGCTGCTGTAATCAAAGATGATAGTGAACCAACCTTCCGTGCGAAGATTGCAAACACCCCAAACACTTGGGATGATGTTTTTTGTGGCAGATGGAAAATGCAAAAGTCTTGGAAGCACAATTGCAAACGTAGAAAGCAGTGGAAAGACAAGTCAAACCCTATAAATAATAGGGCTTGATTATTTTAATTAAGGAAGGTAATATCACTAGGAGTGGTCACGCACTGGAAATGCGTTGGACCGGGATAAAATCCGGTTTCAGTTCGATTCTGATGCCTTCCTCCATAATATCAAGGATAAAAAATGAACGAATTTAGTGGAACTGTTTCTATAGATAATATCATCTCTCAGATTAACGAAGCAGAAAATCGTGCCGCGCAGCTTAAGCAGCTTTTAAGAAATGAAAAAATCGTAGCTGTTCAGGATATTAATAGGCAGATTGAAAATAAGAAAGCAGTCATTGCTAAGTTTAATGCAGAGCTTGAAACGCTGAAAGCTAAGCTAAAGCAGCTTAATGATCTAACTCCTGAAGAAGATGGTCCAGAACTAGAACGCGAAGCAGTTAAGAAAGAAACTGAGACTCGTAAAGATAATAATAAAAGTCTTAATGATTTAATCGAAAAGATTAGAACGCAGGCAGGAGGATCAGTAAAGAGTGGAAAAACTTCACTATGGCCTGATGGTAATGTCACCATGTATACGTTGGAAGACATCATTCCCGGTAAGTTAAGTGAAGCCTTTGCAAAGTTTAAAACAAAGCAATAAATAGTTATATTGGAAGGTCTACTGTATAGGTGAACAGCACACTTTGCTAAAGTGTTTGACCCCGAAAGGGGTTTGTGGGTTCGAATCCCTCACCTTCCGCCAGATGATGACGTGACTTACCCGCGTCGTTAAATAAAGGGTTCTTTGGTGATGTAGCTTAATTGGTAGAGCGCGTCTCTCATAAAGACGATAATGTCGGTTCAAGTCCGACCATCACCACCATCTTCTTAAACTTTACATCATGTCCTATATCGTGTATTATCCGATTAAACAGGACATCTCCCCATGACAAATGATATTGAACATTATGATTCAGAGGCTGAACTTAAGCCCTTTGATGAATGCTATAGTCATTTACAATCCGCAGCCAAACTAAACAAACATGCAAAAAGATTGAGCCGTATTATTCAATTGTTGGATAATATGAAGTATAACGAGTGCCATGATAAAATAAGTACACTAAAAGATTTAAATGACATACGCTATCAGATCAATAGATTAGAACGCGAAATACTTGGAGATAATGATGAGCAGCTTTGATATTGTGTTGGGTGATTACGAGAATGGTAGTGTGAATGCTGTAGTGGTAACTCTCAGTGTAACCCCAACCTATGTGGGATATTCAGTTCTAACTGAAGATGATATTGACAGCATCAATAGATTAGTATATGAGGATTTGGAATTTAGGATTGCAGACTTGATACTAGATGGTTTGAATATCCAGTCATATGAAATCGATAAATCCTTAATCAAACTAAATGCTGTACCCGGTTCACAGTATAAGCCATACACATATGTTATTGTCATGACTGAAGTAGGTAACAATAAGGCGTTAGCTGTAGCATGGGATGACAACTTTGACTATGGTGATCTTCGTGACTACATCACAGAGAAGCTATACGCTCTAGGTGTTGACTGGCATCAGCATGCATTTGAAACAAAGCAGTTCTTTCATGGTTAAGTGGATTGTAGATAACAGTATGTCTAACGAGTTTCGTAAAATAGAACTTGTTAGTCTTATTGAAGATATGGGATATGAATGTACTCTTATGCAGTACATTCCCTTTTCAAGAAAAGAAGACATCCAATATCCATATGACTTCAATGATTGTGTAATACCCTATAGTACAATCAACCTAGGCAAACACCTTAAGCCTTACTTCGGATCATTCCTCGATGAGGAAGCATTGAAGTTCCACAACTATCATTCCAAATTACAATTATCAAATGATCTATGGGTAAACGGTGATTTCATCATTACCACCTTCTACGATTTTGAAACTAACTTTGGTAAGTACGAAGATTTATTTCAAACCAATAAATTATTCATTCGTCCAAATTCTGGAAGTAAACTATTCACTGGTTTACCGATTCATGGAATTGATGATTTATTATATCAATCGAATGCACTTAGACAATTGTCTGGTGTCGTTGATAATAGCTTGATCATGGTATCCTCAAGCAAGCAGATTAAAGAAGAATATAGATTCATTGTGGCTGGCGATAAGATCATAGACGGCTCTCAGTACAGTCTAATGGGCGATCACAATGAACGCCATTTCTACACTATAGAGGCATTCAATCTTGCAGAGAAGGTCGTCAAGAGCCATAGAAGTCCAACGGAAGTCTATACTTGTGATATTGCCAAGATGGGTGATGGTTCAGTAAGAATTGTTGAATTGAATTCATTTAATTGTGCTGGATGGTATGCATGTGATCCTGAAAAGGTCATTAAAGGTGTTTCAGATTACGTAGAAACATTGTATACTAAGCACAAAGATGAAGGGTTAATTTAATATGGTAGAAGTAAAAGTAGTTGGAAAGAATGGTGGTACAAAGATGGATGGTGACAAGCCACAGTATGGTTTGCTTCCACCAGACTCATTGCGTGCTGTAGCTGAGGTAATGACTTCAGGTGCCAAGAAGTATTCAGCAAATAATTGGGTAAACCTAGAAATTTCTCGTGTGCTTGATGCCCTTGAGCGTCATATCAATGCATTCAAGGCTGGTGAAGAATTTGCTGAAGATTCAGGCCAGCATCACCTAGCTCATGCAATAGCAAATACTATGATGGCTTATCATATTATAATGAACAAGCCTGCACAGGATGACCGATTGTTTACGTATGTTGCTTATGACAAGACACCTGAGCCTGCATACAAGTTTCCAAATTATCCAATCAATCCTTATACTGATGTTCCTCTTAAAGAAAAAAGATCATATAGTAAGGATTTCATTGTAGAAGTTGGGGGAACATTTGCATGTCCTCATTGTGGCCTTGATAAGCCACATACGCATACAGTGCATGATATTGCTGCGTTTGGTAGAAAGGTAATAAGAATACCTAGCGATCCTATCTTTGAAGAAGAGAAGGTAATCACCGAAGATTCAAATGATAAAGATTCAGAATTTTTGTCAGAAGATGAAATCTTTAAGGACTTGATTAAAGCTGACACCAGCGATATTTCCCATGTCAAAAAAGAAAATTTAATCACACTTCACCATACAACTGGTAAATGGATTAGAAATACGTACAAGATGTGGGACCAGAACAACCCATATGTGACTCATGATAATACACAGGATGAATTATTTCCTGATCAAGTATCACAGAGAATTATTGAACGTCTACATGCTTATTGGCAGATTAAGTGTTGACATCAAAATTTTTGATGCTACTATAAATACATCGAAACAAGAACAAATGTCCGGTTGACAGATTGGTTATGTAGGAGCCTGCAAAGCTTCGTAGAGGTGTTCGATTCACCTACCGGACTCCAATTAAGTATCTCTCTACTTGAAACTGAAAGAGAGAAGTAAGATGGTGACCAACCACCAATTGAATACTATAAGTGTTGACTTGGAGAGGGTGCCTACGACCTGAGAACTTGAATGTAGGATAATATGGGGCCTTAGCTCAGTTGGGAGAGCGACACGCTTGCACCGTGTAGGTCATCGGTTCGAACCCGATAGGCTCCACCAATTCATGATTTATTTTCAGTCCTAAATATTAATAAATAGGATATGAAAATGGAAGTTTTTGCAGTAAAAGAAAAAGATGTTTTAGTTGTTGAAATTGATGTTGATCGTATGCCACAACCATTTAGAGAAGGGTATATAAAGTCAACAAAAGACAGAATGCAAGAAGCATTTCCGAAAAATAAGATTTTGATATTAGCTTCAATGTCTAAAGTAAAAATTAATATTGTTCAAACTGATTAATGCGCGATTGAGTCATTGGTTGATTATCTGCTTGCCATGCAGAATTAAGTGGGTTCGATTCCCACATTGCGCTCCAAATTATAGGTACCTAGTGTAACCCGGCAGCACAAATGGTTCCAACCCATTTAGTGTCAGTTCAAATCTGACGGTACCTGCCAATAAGAAGCCTAGCTTTCGCTAGGCTTTTTTATTTGCCTAAATATTATACATAGTAAGGAATCACCATGGCAAAGAAAACAAAAGAACTTGTACAGTTATCACAGGAATCAATAAACCAGATTCTTGAGCTTGTATCTACCAAGATGTCTGCTGAAGCTAAGTTCGCTTTCGATAGCAGAGGTATGGAAGTATTCGTTCAGAATACAGATCAGATAGCTTTTGAAGATAAACACACCAAGAAACACACTGAGTGCAGTGGAAGAAGCTATGATCATTCATTTAGCATAGAAGAAGTCATTGCTGCTGAGATAATCTCTGATGTAAGCGTGATGGCACTGAAGATGGATTACGCTGCGTACACAAAATACTCCTATTCATTTTACGATAATGTAGACGTGAGCAAGCCGGATGAAACACCTTATAAAGTTATTAGATATGCGAAGGCTATTATTTAAAATAAAATCTAATACTTCCATTAGTCTTTGTGCTGTGGTAGACTAGATACCTAAGGAGTACATTATGGGAAGATACGACTTGAGACTAAGCCGCTTCTCTTTAAACCCTAATGGAGGCAGAGACTTCGTAGTTGGTGACATCCACGGATTCTTTGACCTTCTAGAGGAATTATTAAAAGAAGTCGGTTTTGATAAAAGTAAAGACAGGTTGTTCGCGGTAGGTGACCTCATTGATCGCGGACCACAGTCACACAAAGTTTTATGGTATTTGAGCCAGCCTTGGTTCTTCTCTACACAGGGAAATCATGAGGAAATGGTCAAGGAATACCATGAGCAAAAGAGTTGGCAAAATTCTTATGCTAAACATGGTGGTCAGTGGTTCATAGACCTTCATGAGTCAGAGAAGCAATCCTTCGTAGATGCTCTGGATAAGCTGCCTCATATTATAGAAATTGATACATGCAATGGCAAGTTCGGACTAGTCCATGCTGAAGTCCCTACCAGTGATTGGGAAATGTTTAAGATTTACTATGACAAGTTCGGTGAAAGTTCACTCTGGTCATCCGATATCTTTAATGATTTCCATAAAGAGATTAGAGTACAGGAAGTGACGCAGGGATTGGTGCATGGAATTCTTAAAGCTAATGTTGAAGCTCTTCCGATAAAAAATATTGACTACGTAGTCCATGGTCATGTATCTGTCATGTATCCAACACAGATCGAGAATGTCATCTATCTGGATACGGGCGCAATGTCAAAGAAGTTATCTCTTCTTGAAATTAATAATCCTGAAGGGTTGATTGCATATTAATTTTGTTCATGTTAAACTTAATCCATAATTGGAATAGTTATGGATAATCAACATAGACAGATCACTGGCTACCGTGAACTTACACAGGAAGACATTGACCTCATGAATAAAATTAAGAATACTGTAGGTACAGTGTTGGATGAATTAGTAAATGAGCTTCTAGCTCTTGACCATACTGACAAGCGTTGGGTGTCAATCGGTAAGACAGATTTACAAACTGGCCTAATGGCTCTTGTAAGATCAGTGGCAAAACCAACAACGTTCTAAGAAAAGCCCGCGAAAGCGGGCTTTTTTATTATCATCTATTTTGTGGCTTTCTAGAATACAGAGAAGTCATGATGTCTTGTGATAGACCCAAGTCGATAATCACAGGACTACCATCATAAATCCCCCAATTAGCAACTCGTGTAAAATCACCTACTGGTAAATCATAATTACCAATTAAATCAATTAGGCCACTAGCTAGTTCATTCTCTTCTAGCTTTTCCTGCCATTCTTGATACCAAGCTTTTTCTTGATCGCCAGCAGGTCTTACCTTACCACATCCTAGCTGCGCATATTTAATAAGTTTATCGATAGTCAAACCTGTTGCTCTCACGAAATCAGTTGGTTTCGCTTTGGTCGCAAATTCCGTATGAATCCATGATGGAGTGATTGAGTCCTCGTCATAGTCGATCATAGGAATAGTAATTCCTAATCCCTTCAAAAACCAGTCGGAAAACATTCCGGCCTCATGCTCGTTCTGAGCCAATCCCTTTTTATTCTTAGCTATCTTTAAAACTGTCTGTCTTCCTTCATAAGGAACGACGAACGCAACTCTGGAACTACCAGCACCAATTTGCTGCGCTCTTTCTTTAGCATATTTAATTTGGCTGGCAAAAGAATTCCTTCCTCCTAATTTCTTTTTATCCCAATCAGCCGGGACAGGCATTTCGATCAAATAATTTTTAAATGATAATTCTTTCATAGTAGTTCCTTGGTCTTTTTATTTATTTAATCATAAACTTAGAAATCATTTTCAAAATTTACATTCAATTTCTAAAAATTAAATATCAATAAAATCAATAACTTACATAATGCCTAAAAATATTTATCAATAATTATCAGCACCTTAATAAATAATAATTGCAATTTTACACAATTAATTTTTCATTTTACAGGAGCACCTTAATGGAAGACTTATTCAAACAGCTACTAGAACAGACAGACGTTCTGAACGAAGAAGCTAAGCAGCAATTGACCGAAGCTCTTCAGGCCAAACTTGAAGAAGCCATTACTGTAGCTACAGCAGAAACTACTCTTAAGGTTCGTGCTGAATTAACAGAACAGTTCCAGACAGAGAAAGAAAACCTAATCGACGCTCTAGATTCAAAGGCTGAAGCATTTCTTCAGGAAGGTCTAGAAACTCTACATGATGATATCGCAGCATTCCGTGACACTGAAGCAGAATATGCATTCAAGCTAGTTGAAGCCAAGGCTGAACTTGCTGAAACACTTAAGAGTGACATGGCTGAACTAATTGATCAGCTAGACGCATTCAACACCAAGTGCTTACAGGAAGAGTTCGCTGAGCTAGAAGCCGATATCGTTGAAGTAAAGAAGATCAAGTACGGCATGGACCTTTTTGAATCATTCCGCACTGCATTCGAATCAAACTTCGCTGATAGCAATGAAACATTGAATCAGTTGAAGGAAGCAGAAGCTAAGTTAGCTGATGCAGAAAAGAAACTAAACGAAACAACTGTAGCTCTATCAACAGTTGCCCGTGATAAGAAGTTGAGCGAAGTCCTAGAACCACTTCAGGGTCGTTCACGCGAAATCATGGAAACCATTCTAAAGACTGTTCCAGTGGAAAAGTTGGAAGAACAGTATGAACGTATGATTGGTACAGTTCTACATAAAGTAAGTGAAAAGTCGGAGAAGGAAAGTGTTCCAACACCTGTACTAGCCGAAGGCAAGAAAGAAGACGTTATTGTCGAAGAAACTGTAATTAAGACTGGTGACACCGGAATTACAGAATCTATTAAGGAAGTAGCTCCAACCGGCATCCCTGCATCAGCAATTGACCGTTTGAAAGTACTTTCAGGCGTTAATGATTAATTTTAAATTTGGCAACTATAGGAGATAACTCATGGCCGAAGATCTAAAAATGTTAAACGAAAATTGGACCCAAACAAAGTCAGCTTTGCTTGAAGGTCTACCAAAGAACAAGGTCGGCATTGTCGAAGCTGTTCTAGAAAACCAGAAGACTCACATGCTTCGCGAAACTGCATCAGGTGGTTCAATTGCCGCTGGTGATATTGCGAACTTCCGTAAGACTCTTCTACCACTTATCCGCCGTGTAATTCCGGGTACAATTGCTACCGAAATCGTTGGTGTTCAGCCAATGTCAGGTCCAGTATCACAGATTTTCACCCTACGTTATAAGTACGAAGAAAGCATGCAGCATGATCCAACCCGTTCACAGTTCGGTGGTTATGACATCGTTTCTGGTGACGAAGCTTTTGGTAATGCTAAGCCAATCCGTCAGTTCTACTCAGGTAACACTGGTGTAGCACAGGCTCCGGGCGCAAGCGGTTTCGGTTGGGCTGGTCAGGACGGTACATCCGCACCTGCTGGTATCACTGGTTCCCCTGCAACTGGTGAAGGTTGGGCTTCTGATCCAAACGTAACAACTTATGAAACCGGTACAACTCTTTACGGTAATCCAGTTGGTGGTTCTCTACGTGGTGGTAACTCATCATTCGCAGAAGGCACTGGCGGTCGTAAGATGACTCTAGAAGTCGTATCACAGGCTGTTGAAGCTGCTTCACGTAAGCTACAGGCTTCATGGACCATCGAAGCTATGCAGGACTTGAACAGCCAGCACGGTCTTGACATTGAAACTGAAATCACCAAGGGTCTTTCAGCAGAAATTGTTCAGGAAATCGATGCTGAAATCATCAACGACTTGCTAGCACTAGCTGGTACAGTTCGCGTGTTTGACTTGGCTGCAACTTCCGGTACCACATATGCACCAGCATTCATTGGTGATCGTCTAGCAAACCTAGGTCCAACCATTAACGCTGTAGCAAATGAAATTGCACGTAAGACACGTCGTGGCGCAGGTAACTTCATTGTTGTTTCTCCAATGATCGTTTCTGCTCTACAGAGCGCTGCAAAGTCAGTATTCGCACCAGCAGTTGAAGGTTCATTCAAGTCACCAACCAACACAATGTTGGCAGGTACATTGAACGGTACAATCAAGGTCTATAGCTACCTATGGAATCAGGCTCAGCCGGGTACATCCGCACCAGCCGGTAGCGACAAGATTCTTGTCGGTTACAAGGGTGGCAATGGTGAAACTGACGCAGGTTACTTCTACTGCCCATACATCCCATTGATGTCAACAGGTACGATCATCAACCCTGTTACAATGCAGCCAGTAGTAAGCTTGATGACCCGTTATGCTAAGACTGTCCTAACCGACACTCGTACATCCTTGGGTAACAGCGCTGACTACTACGGTAAGATCAACGTAGTAAACCTAGACTTCGTTTAATAGACAAGTTTTAGAGCAACATAAAAAACCCCTAGAGAAATCTAGGGGTTTTTCTTTATGTGATAAATAATTACGAAATGAGAAAACTATCATGCAACTAACTCAACAAATAATCGATCACTTTAAATCTGAAGAAGGTTATGATAAGTGTGCTTACAAAGATCATCTTGGTTATCCGACCATTGGTATTGGTTGTTTGCTAATCAAGAGTACAAAGCCTGAAGATTGGAATAAGTATAAGAATCTTTGCTGGACTGATGCACAGGTAATGGATGAGTTTGCTAAGCGATTCAATTCTGCGGTTAATGATGCCAAGTCTGTTTATCCAGATTTTGATTCATATTCTGACAATGTTAAACTGGCAATCGTGGATAATGTATACCAGATGGGCATTGGTAGCTACTTAACATTTGTAAATTCAATCAAACTAATTAAAGCTAAACAGTGGAATGCTGCTGCTGATAATATGTTGAAAAGTAAATGGGCTACACAGACTCCTGCTAGAGCTAAACGCATTACCGATATGATCAGAAAGGGCTAAGTCCTATTTGAATCACTGGTCTAACATAAGTCATAAATATTTGTAATTAAACAGAACTAAACATGAAAGTTAATTTGTCTTTTAGAGACTATTTACAAACTAAGAATAGACTTAAGCTTGCTGGTGAGGGTGCACCCCGAGCTAAGAAGATGTATGAAGCTACAAAGTATTGCAAGGTTCCTCTATTAGAAGATAGAGATAATGAAGATAAGCAGTATATCAATTTAAAACCAAGGGATAGGTTAGAAATCCTTTGGGAATATGCCATCAAAGACGACCCCACCCCCATTCAAGTTATACTTACTTTCGATGATGATCAAGTAATGTACTTTTCTTGGAATGATGCGAAAGTTAAGAAATGGGTCGAGTCCTCAATATCAATAATTTAAAAAGCCCTTTCTAGGGCTTTTTAAATAAATATTAAGATAATTTCAGGACTATAGGAAACAATGGACTTAATCATTAGGCTAATATCAGACTACGGCGCAGTAGCTGGTCTTGCCACAATTATTGCTGTCGGTCTTTTTTACTACTTCAAGCATAACTTGTTTGGTGAAAAGAAAGAAGAAACAGCAACACATTCCAACGTATCTTCCGATGGGAAGAAAAAGTTGGCTTATCATTCCTTCTTTGCGAATGCTAATTACAGATTAAGTATCGAAATCCCTAACTTGGAAATCCTACCTAACAAGCCTGTAAAACAGCAGATGTATCGTGACATCCTAAATAATTATATTAAGACAATCGTTGTCGGTTGTCAGGATATCTCTGAAATTGATGTGGATGCATGGAGTTCTGAAAGATGGTGTGCGGAAATGGTGAAGAAGTTTAACGAAATCATCTTTTCATTCAACACTATCTGTAAGGCTAATGGTGTTCCTGATATTGTTATTGTCAAGTTTTCTAAGTGGCATCAGTCTACTCTTGAATTCTTGTACGAGAATATCATGTCCATCGGCAACTCTGCCATGTTCAGTTCAAACACAGAAAGAACAAACACCTTGTTTCACGTTTTGAATCTACTATTAGTTATCACCATCTCTGATGCTGAGAAAACTATTAAAGAATTGAATGGTGAAGTTTCAGGTAAGATTTACAACGGTAATGTAATCGAGGAATAATATGGCAATTTACGGTAACTACGCAGACACACCAAATCAGATCGTAAAAGAAGGTGAGGAAATCACTGTAAAGTTCGTTCGCAATGGCGATGGTACTGGTACTGTATCATGGAACATACCATCGCCATCAAATGGTTGTTCGGTTGATAATCAGGCATACGATGGTATCTTGATTACTGCTTCATCTAAACCAGCAGACTACATTACAACATCACCAAAGAATGCCAACATTTATGAAGATGATCCAACTGTCGATCCAGATATGCATACTGGATCGAAATTGGGTACAGCCCTTGTTGTCGGTACTTTTTATCATGATAAGAAGACTACATCTTTAACTGTTACGGATGTCGATCCAAACAAGTTCTATTACATCTCTGCTTACGCTATTGATAATGTAGGCAGATATCACCGTGAAGGCGTCCACGCATATTCTATCAGCACTGGCTCTGAGGAAAAGGATACAGAATACTTTAATGCTTACCAGAACATCCTACTGTTCCCAAATCAGGATTCAATCGCAAGCATCACATTAAACACCATGACAGGACTTGATCCTTCAACAACATATACATTACATATGCAGATTGATTCAAAGGATTACTTCCTGAAGATTAAAGGCATGGATGCGCAGACCTACAGTGATTTAGTTGATGCTATCAATAAAGAGTTTAAACTAATCAGTGGTGCTTATGCAGCACCGCTACCACCGAATGCAAACCAGTACTATGTTGACCTAGTAAATCAAAAGCTTTATTTCTATGATGGTTTCAAGAATATTGCAAAGCCTGTTACATTCATTGGTGTTGACCCTACAACACACCCACAGGGAACATACTGGTACGATACATTGCATGACATCATGTACATGTATGAGACCGGTGGTTGGAGTCCACAGCCTTTCGTCAAGCTAGCAAATGATCCAACTAAGCCTATTTGTGGACAATTATGGTTTACTGGCTCTGAAGTTTACGAATGGGATGGTGATCATTGGATTAAGCTATGCTTATACATACAGACTCGTAACCCTTCTCTTGCTCCAATTCTTGATTGCAATACCTACTGGTATGATACTGTTAATGGTACGCTTGCTAAGTGGAATGCTGATGCTGAAAAGTTTGACGATATTTTAGCTATCATTTCAAAGAAAGACCCTAACACTCTAGGTGTGGGTGATTTCTGGTTAAATGAAACTGATGGCAAGATGTATAAATTCTCAGCAGGCCAATGGAATCTAACGACTAATGTTCGCTATGATGAACCTAATGCTGACGGTACTGTTAATTACCCAGCAACAGGCACATACTGGTTGAATCCAGAAACACAGAAATTCTATAAGAGAGATGATTTAAACACTGCTTGGGTTGAAGTTGAGTACACTATGTACCCAACTGATCCAATCAATAGAAGTAGTAATGACCTATGGTGGAATCAGTCTCCTTCTGTTGATTCATTGTTTGTATGGGATATCGTGAACACTGAATGGAAGATTGTAGCTAATTTTCTACAGCAAACTGCTGATCCTTCACAGCCACCAAATCTACCACCATGTGTTGTTTGGTATAATCCTAAAGATGGTACTTTGAAATACATCCTAAAGAATAGCTGTGTAGAAAGAGAATTCATTTCATTCCCTTATGATCCAACACGCCCACCAGTTGGTACGGTTTGGTATAATGAAACAAATAAGACATATTACACATGGGATGGTTTGGATTGGGATATCATTCATCCAATCATTTCCGATACTGATCCATTCGACGTATACGTAGGCTACATGTGGTTCGATACTGTGAACAATCAGTTGAAAGAATGGAACGGTACAGCTTGGGTTGTAACACCATTCTCTCTACACCCATTGATGCCACAAATCGGTACTCTATGGTATGACACCGTTAACGATGAATTATTCCAGTGGACAGGCACGAACTGGATTGTTTCTCAGCCTATTGCTACTGTAAGTTTTAAATATCAGGTAAGCAAAGACCCACGCTGGAACAACACACCATACCTACATTTCGAATCAAATGCTAATGGATGTGGGCATAGCATTTATGTTGTTCCAGACGCAGATGGTATCTTTGCAAAACTAACACAGTCAGTTCTTTATGCTGATCCTGTAGAAGGCAACAATGGCATCGATGCAGGCCCAATGTACAAACAGCTTGGCGTTGGTACTGATGGTTCACCAGATGAAAGAAGAGCCTTACATAATTCTATTAGAAATATGCTAGGTAGTGTCAGCGTCACGGTTGAATTGACAAAAGAACAAATTAATGAAGCTATCGATAATGCTCTACTAATGTTTAGAAAATATTCGGGTTATGGTTCATCTAGAAATATGTTCTTCCTAGATGCTAAGCCAAATCAGCAGACATATATTCTTTCCAATAAATGTGTTGGTTTCAACAAGATTTCAGATGTAAGAGTTATTCACAGAATGAAAGCGGGTTGGATCACCGCTGGACTTGCAGGCAACGGTTTGTTTGGTGTAGCTGCACTTCAGCAGTTGTACACTGTTGGCACATTTGACATGTTGAGCTATCACTTAATGTCTTCTTACATGAAGGAATTGGAACAGTTATTTGCTACTCGTATCATGCACCAATGGGTAGAAGAGAGCCGTGAGTTGAGATTGTTTAGCAGAATTACAATGCATGAAAGAATGCTTCTTGATGTGACCATTGAGAAGACAGAACAGGACTTGTTCACTAGCCGTGAATCTGCACTATGGATTAAGAAATATGCATTAGCTGAAGCCAAGATGATGCTATCACACGTTAGAGGTAAGTATCAGACTCTACCGGGACCAAATGGTAGTACAACACTTAACTCACAAGAATTGTCTTCTCAGGCTGACACAGAAAGACAGGCATTGATGGAAGAATTGAACGACCCAGCAATGGCGAACTATCAGGACGTTGGTCTTGGTGGTCACTTTGTAATAGGATAATAAATGGCAACTTGTATTCCGTGCGAAATTAATAAAGTAAATACTGAGGCTGAAATCAAAACCGGTAAGGATTGTGGAATAGACAATAGCACTGCCGGTGATTGTGATCTTAATGATGATGGTACTCCTGTAACTCCACCAACCGAAGATATCGGTGGTGGATGTGTGCAGACTGAGTACGGCATCGTTTGCCCACAGAACGACGTGTGCAGCCCGTGGGACTTGACGGAGAACACTGATACATGTCTGGTCGATAATTATGTAGATGAGCAGCTTAACATCGCTGGTGCGGTTTTAAACGTATACAAGCTTCTTGGTATTCATGAGCAAGGTTCCCTAACGGACTTGACCACATCAGGCACTGCTATCTCATCTGGTAATCTTTCAAATTTCCCAGCATCTAATGCTTTCACAAAATATAAAACTGAGTGGCGTTCCGCTCAGACCGGTACTGCTGTTGTTGGTAAAGCTTTTATTGGTTTTGACTTTGGCCCAATTAAATTGAGTAATGGTCGTGATCGTTATGGCATTGAAACATCAGTCAAGCGTGATATTTCTCTAATTAAAATTAAACAGGGTTGTGATGCTCAGAACCGTGCAACAAAGGTTCGTCTTGAGCATTCTGAAGACGGAGTTAAATGGTATGGTGCTGGTGCAGTCTCATCACAGGATTGTGATGGCCTTGTAACGTTATCATTTCCTAGAACGGTCCCTTCAAGATTTTGGAGAGTTCGTCCGGTTGCATTTAACGGTGGACCAGATGACTATTGGACCATCCAAGCTATCCAGATGATGGAATATGAAAAGACTGCCATCAACAACATCCAAGATAAAATTCTGTTAGAAAATAGAGACAGAGACTATTTGACTGTGCCTCTTAAAATGAAATCATATTTCACACCAATCGATGTACAGTCTGCTGCATCCAAGTATGGTTTTTATCAGACTGAAACTTATACGATTGAAGTTTCAACCCACCAATCGGTGGCCTTCTTGGGTCGTCCTTTCGTCATTGGTGATATCGTTGAAATTCCAGCACTAGCACAGTTGACTCCTACACTATCGATGGCTAAGAAATATTTGGAAATTATCGATGTATCGTGGGCTGTTACAAGTTACACTGCAAATTGGATTCCAACGATGCTTCGTCTTTTAGCAGTTCCAGCGATTGCGTCTCAGGAAACTCAGCAAATCTTTGGTAAGCTAACTGAAGATATTGATTCCAGTGGTCTTGTGGATATCAATGATGGGTCATCTAAGAAGTATCAGGACATTATGCCGATCAATGATACGATCAAAGCTAAAGCTAATGATAATGTTCCAGAGCGCGGTGAAGATCATGCTGATATTGGAACACTTTCCCCGGAAGCTATCGAATTCGGTAAGAAACATCCTAATCTAAACATGAACAAGCTCAATGTGAGCAAGAACATATATAGTAAGGACGGACTTCCTCCGAACGGCCTCCCATTCACGGAAGGTGATGATTTCCCAGCCAAACCTAAAAATGGTGATTACCATAGATTGACTTACGTCAAACTTGGTAACGGTAAAGATATCGCACCTAAGCTATATCGTTTCTCAAAGCGTAAAGGTATTTGGTTCTTTATTGAAGATGACAAACGTTATGCTTTCAGAAAGACTATGCCATTCCTTCAAGATTTTACTGATCCTGATACATCGACTGTAACTGATCCGAGACGTGAAGATACAATTCTGAACAAGAATTGACTTAAACGGTCATTCGTAGGAGAATCCACCCTAAGTTGGAGTATCTATGAATTTTGCTAAACAAAAGATGGTAATTGAATATCTGTTATCATCGAAGGACTTGTATGCTAGATGTGCGTCGATCATCAAGCCAAGTTTTTTTGATCCTGAGTTAAGAAAGGCAGTTCTGTTCTTTCAAAACTATTATGAAAAGTATTCCGCACTCCCCGATTTTAATAAAATCGAAGTGGAGTGTGATGTTAAATTGAGCCACCGCGAAGTCAAGTATGATGATGTTCCTTACATCTCAGATGAATGTGAGAAGTTTGCCAAGGAATCTGCCATCAAGGAAGCTATGCAGGGTTCCATGAAAGACATGGCCGAAGGTAACTTTGATAAAGTAACCCAAGCCATTCTTGAAGCTGCTAAGATTTCGCTTAACAGAAATCTAGGTATCGATCTATATGATAATCCTGAAGCACGCTTACAGGAATGTATCGATAGTTTGGAATTCATGCCAACTGGTATCAGAATTATTGATGATAAGCTTGGTGGTGGTCTTGTACGCAAACAGCTAACCCTATTCTCTGCCAACTCCGGTGTTGGTAAATCAGTGGTCATGTCGAACATTGGTGACAACTATGCCGCACAGGGTTATAACGTACTCTACATTTCGTTAGAACTTCCAGAAAATATGATTTACACCCGTCTTGCATCTATTGCAACTGGTGTGCCTATCAGTGGTTGGAAAGAAAACATCCCAACCATAGCAAGCAAGCTAAATCAAATTAAAGAGAAGGGTGGTGGGTCGTACCGCATGGTGCGTTTACCTAATGGTTCAAATGCTAATGATATTCGTGGATACTTAAAACAGTATGAAATGGAGTATGGTGTCAAGCCTGATGTAATGCTTGTTGACTACCTTGATCTTATGTCACCTATTGGTGGAACAAATAATATATCTATTTCAGAACAAGATAAGGCCAAGTCCGAGCAGTTGTATGAAATTGGTGTTGATTATAATGCTGTAATGGTGTCTGCTTCACAGCAGAATCGTGCAGGCATTACCGAAGCATCACCTAACCAAGCAGTCATCGCCGGTGGTTTTTCAAAGATTAATATCGTTGACAACTACATTTCATTGTATATGACACCTAAGATGAGAATAGAAGGTATTATGTTATTGTACTTCCTAAAGACTCGATCCTCTTCAGCCGTAGGCGAGAACGTTCCAGTCAAATTCAATAGGGACAATCTACAGATTACTGACATTGAAGATGAAGGTAAGGTTAGAGCCGCACTGACTAGGTTGCAGAAAGAAGTACAGCAATCAAATAATCAGTATGGTAAGAAGGTAAAACCTGAAGCTGATGAAGCTCCACCAAGAGCATCGTTTAGTGTAATTGATAGGAATATTGAAGGGTTACCGATAGATGACTCAGATATACCCCAAGAAGAATCAAACTCTAACGATTTGTTAGATTTAATGGCATTTGCAAACTCATAAGGAAAAATATGAATCAATCACCTATAGCCGAGAAAATTATTTTCTTGCAAATTAATGATCAGAAGATCGAAGTTGAGAGTCTTCCAAAAGACGTTCGTTTTGAAGTTGAAACACTTCAACGCTATACTCAAAAGAAATTAGACCTTTTTGGTGAAATGGAAATAATTGAGTTAGCTATACTAGCTAAGCGTAGCCAGATTAACGATATCCTAAAGGGACTATTCCCTCAGAAAAATGAAGAGCCGGACAGCCAGACCAATGAAACTAGTAGCACATAAAGTTGAATCCATGATAACTGATAAAAGCCAAGCAGACCTCACCAACTACATTAGTGAATATAACAAATATATTGATCTTCATCTTAAGAAGATTTTAGATTTAGATGCTTGGTACGAAATGACCACTAACAAGGAATTCCCTAGGGAGTGGTACTCGGCAGTCAGAGGTTCTAAAGGATAATAAATATCCTTAGAAAACCTAGGAATACCAACAATGCCAGCCAAAAAATCTAAAGAATCGAAGGGTCTTACCACTACCACTAAGAGAAGGCCCTTAGAAAATTTCTTCAACCTTCCAGATGTTGTGGAAGATGAAAAAGAAGAAAAAGAAGAACAAGTATTAAAACCAGTTCAGCCTAGCGTAAATGTAAATCCCATTGACGCTTATGATGAAAAAGACGATGACATTGAAGCCGCATATTCAAAGATTCACAATGACGCCATTGTGGTCCATCAAACCATCATTGATGATATTGAAGATATAGAGGGAAGCAAACGAGCAAGAATGTATGAAGTTGCTGCAAATTATTTAAACATTGGCTTGAGTGCAATCCACGAACGTGCTAAGATGAAAGAACATAAGGATAAATTGACGGCTAAAACCACTTCTGGAAACGGTAATATAACTAAAACCTTAAACCAGACACTTATTATGAATACAAGGGATGCCATCAAAGACATTCTAAAATCAAATAATGTTGTAGATGGAGAAGTCATCGAGATAACCGATGAATCAGGAAAAATAGTAGATGAATAAACAATTACTTTCGAATGCTACTGAAGACTTTATTTTAAAGTATAAGGCGGCAGTCAAGGCCAAGTTATCAAGAGAACAGTTAGCTGAATACCTTGATATCAAGCCAAAGTCGGTTCTAAGACGTAAACAGGCTGTTGAGCAATTCAATGGCCTTTCTCTTCCCTTCTTAGAAAGCAATGCAAATCTTGCATTAGACAGACAGACACTAATACATTTTGAAAATATTCTAGATGCTATGGCAGAAGTCACAAGAAAATCAGAGAAGGTAAACAATGTTGCAGAGAAGACAAAAGTAAGAATTGAGAAGAACAAGACTTATGTAATCACCTCAGCACAGAATGCAACACCAGTATTCCTACCATTCCTAAAAGCTTTGGAAAGCTACTCTAAACATAATGATGCTGAGCTAGTAGTCATCCCTTATCGTTATAAGAACCCTACTTCGGTATGGACTGAAAAGGAAATCGATTATTGGCACCCATCGATTGTAGAATATCTAACCTTTGATGAACTTAAGGTTGGTAAGTACATTCGAATCATGGGAAACATCAAGATTCAACCAACAGCAGTAAGCCCACTATCTGGTTTTGATACTGTATCAGGATTGGACTCTGCAATCTTTGGGCATCCTAATGTTGAGTGGAAAACAATTTCATCAGCAGCAGATAAGTCACCAAAGATTTTAACCACAACAGGTGCAGTAACTGTCCCTAACTATACGGATTCCAAGGCTGGTCACAAGGGTGCGTATCATCATACATATTCTGCTGTCATTCTAGAAATTGATGATGAAGAGCGTTTCCACATTCGTCATATCACTGCTAATGAGAAGGGTGCATTCTATGATTTGGATACTCATTATACGCACAATACAATCACATCCTCACAGCGTGCCCTAGCTCTTGTAGCGGGTGACATTCATGCTGAAGTTGTGAGTAAGTCTGCGGTAAAGGCTCTATTTACTGGTATCGATTCTGTAGCTGAAATCTGTAATCCTAAACACTTTGTGTTTCATGATTTAATTGATGGTTCTGCAAGATCACATCACAACATCCGTGATGCTCTAGGGCGTTATAGAAAACATCTTTATAATGATAATAATAATGTTGAACAATCAATGCAGATCGTTGCTGACTTTGTTGAGTCGGTAAGCAGAGCAGATACAGAGAATCATATTGTTAAGTCAAACCATGATGAACATATTGACCGTTGGTTAAAGGAAGCTGACCCAGCAATTGATCCAGAGAATGCTAAGTTCTATCACTATCTGAAGTATCATCAGTATAGGGCAGTGTATGAAAACAAGCGCTTTGATGCGATTGAGTTCTGGTGTGTTAACCCTGATGAATATCGTGGTATGGACCCATTGGTTTTCAATAGAACGCACTTCTTAACAAGAAGCGAAAGTTTGGAGATTGGTGGCCTTGAATTGTCACTACATGGTGATGTTGGTCCGAATGGATCAAGAGGAAGTTTGAAGAGCCTTGCAAAGATGGGCCAGAGATTGATTATTGGTCACTCCCACACGCCGGGTATTTCAAATGGGTCTTATCAGGTTGGTACAACATCTAAACTAAGACTCGACTACAACAAGGGTCCAAGTTCATGGTTGAATACAGCAGCACTAGTTTATCCTGATGGTAACGTTACATTGATAACGGTAATTGAAGGACAATGGAGAGCATAAGAAAAAGCCCGCTTTCGCGGGCTTTTTTAATTAGGCTCTTACGAACTTTTTGGCGTCACAATGACCACACACCCACTTCTTAGAAGTGAGAACGGATTCAGATGTTGTAGATGATTCACCGCACCCATCGCAGTGACCATGAACCATATCTTTTTCAAGCTTCTCCTTTTCAACTTCTTCAAGAACTGCACGACTCTTCTGAGTGATGTATTCTTTATACAAAGTCTTGGCAGAAGCCATATCCTTGTTGATTAGTGCATTTACAGACTGAGCTAGCAGGGATTTCATGGGAGTACTATTTCCTTAATTATAACGTATATTTATTGTAGAAACACGAGACCGATATCTTTTTTGAATAATCTAGAAATATACCTATAGGTCTCAAGTGGTTGAATTCACTGTTTTTTAGGCTACATAAATAAATTCAAACGGATTTATTTTATGGCTATTAAGAACCCACGATTAAAGAAACCAAATACAACAACTGAATATACACAACAAATGTTGGATGAAATGCGCAAATGTGTGCTTGATCCTGTATATTTTATCAACAACTACGTGCATATCCGACATCCTACGCTGGGAAGAATTCCCTTTAAACTTAGACCATATCAGATAAAATTGATTCGCGCATATCAGTCTAACCGTTGGTGTATCTCCAAGATCGCACGTCAGTCAGGTAAGACAGAAACGACTTGTGCATACTTGACATGGTTTGCTATTTTCCATGAGGAAAAGAACATCCTTGTAGCAGCTAACAAACTTGCTGGTGCAAAGGAAATCGTCAATCGTATTCAAGGTATCTATGAAGAATTGCCAAACTGGTTGAAGCCGGGTATTGACGAAAAGGAATTCAACAAGACTACATTAGCATTTGAAAACAAGACCAAAATCACTGCGCAGGCTACTAGCCAAAACACGGGTCGTGGTCTTGCCATTTCACTTCTATACATGGACGAATTAGCATTCGTACCACCACATATTCAAAAAGAAATGTGGACATCCCTACAGCCCGTATTATCAACAGGTGGTTCCTGTATAGTATCGTCTACGCCAAATGGTGATAGTGACCTCTTTGCAGATTTCTGGCGTAAAGCTGAATCAGGCAAGGAATGGTTTCCAGTAAGCGTAAGATGGAATGAAATTCCCGGACGTGATGAAGAGTTTAGAGTTAAGACAATTGAGCTTATTGGTGAAAGACGTTGGAGACAGGAATACGAATGCGAAATGCTTACTTCCGAGCATACGCTTATCGATCCAGACAAGCTTACTGCTGCTGAGAATCGTATTGATGGTATCCAGACATTTCAAATCTTTGGTAACTCTATCAATCAAACCTTCTGGAAGATTCCTTCACGCAATCACACATATATCGTTGGTGTTGACCCATCACAGGGAACAGGTAATGACTACAGCGTAGTACAGGTATTTGAGTTCCCTAGTATGGAACAGGTTATGGAATACCGTACAAACCAAGAATCCCCAACTGAATTATATTCTTATTTAAAGACTCTTATCAGATTCTTGGAAAGGAACTCAGCAAGAACTTATTTCTCTGTTGAAAATAATGCCTTGGGTCAGGCAATCACTTCATTGTATGAGGCTGACGTTGATCCTATTGAAAAGGGTATCTTTATGTCTGAAGAAGGTAAGGATACATTGGGCTACAACTCAAACATTAAAACTAAGAACTTGGGTCTAATCGCGTTCAAGGAAATGTTTGAACGCGGTCACTTGCTGATCAACTCTAAACAGTTAATCGCAGAGTTGAAAAACCTTGTTCGTAAAGGTAATACGTTTGAAGCTAAGACGGGTGGAACGGATGACACGGTGTTCGCAACTCTAATCTGTATTAGAATTGTGGAAGATATGGCACAGCATGACGTTAACGCTTATGCAAAGATGTATTCCTTCCAGCATGTTAAAGCTGAGAACTGGTCATATGAAAATGAGGAAGTTCGTTTGAAGGATGGAGATGACGAAGATGAAGGATACATGCCTTTCCTAATGGGTTAAGGATAAATATTAGGAATTGGAGAACCTGTTTTGAAAGAAATGATTTTATTAGAACTAAGTGCAAATGATTTGGAATCACGTACCAAGAGTACAATGGGTCCAGAACGCACAGAAAAATCTAGACAGGTGCAGTTAAATAATTTAACATATATACCTATGGCGAATAACGCCAAGCTGAAAATCGGCTCAAACACAACATCACATAATGGTCATGACTATTGGACCACTCTCGTATTCGATAACGTAAATTATCTTGAAGCTGAAGAGCCTCAATCATTTAATTTTACGGGTTCAGATAACACCGAGTATTTTATCCAGCGTGTACCACACAATACTCAGGTAAAAGTCAATTGCTCATGTTTGGACTTCCATTATCGTTTCGCGGTATGGAATAACAAGTTCAAATCTCTTGACGGAAACCCACCGCCACCATACGTAAGTAAAGGCAACCGCCCACCTGTGAACCCAATGCAGTCTCCGGGTGCGTGCAAACATATCATGAAAATGATGGATGATCTAAGAGCAAATAACTTCTTTGCTTAAAGAGATTGACTAATTATTTAAAACCATTTATTATGGGTTCAGTTTCGTAGAGAGACAATAAATAGTTAAAGATAGAAACACTTCTATCTAAGATGAAACAAGATGACTTTATAGATGAAATTAAGGAGACCATAAATGTCAAATAAGCCACAGCTAGCAGCATTGCTTGCAAAGATGAACGAAAAGTCCGAGAAGAAAACCGAAGGTGGCAAGTCAAGAACCTTTGGTGACACATACCCATTCTGGAACATGGAATTCGGTGCAGAATCAGAAATGAGAATGCTACCATTCAAGGGTATGACCGCTGAAGATACTGTTCCCTTCGTAGCTAAGTTGGAACATGTTCTATCAATCAACGGCGAAGATAAGAAAATCCCATGCCGCAAGATGTATGGTGCTGATTGCCCAATCTGTGCGATATCCGCAAAGTACTACAAGAGCGAAGGCAAGACCTCAGAAAAGGGTAAGTATTACTACCGTGATTCCAAGGCTCTAGCTAGCGTATTCATTGTATCTGATCCGCTCCCACTAAACGAAGAAACCAAAGAAAATGATGAAGGTAAGATCAAGGTTGTACAACTTGGTTACCAGATCAGTAGCAAGTATGAAAGCCGTCAAAAAGCACTCCTAACCAAGGGTGAGCTAGAAGACCTTCCATGGGACTTGCGTAATGGTTTGAACTTCATCATCGTCAAATCAAAGCAGGGTGATTATGCTAACTATGGTACAGCAAGTGACTTCGCAAGACGTTCAACTTCTTTACCTGAAGATTTCATCGAAAACTTTGAACCAGTTGATTTGTCTAAGTACCTTCCAAAGGACTTAGGTGCAGAGAAGGTTCAGCGTATGCTTGAAGCTCACCTTACTGGTGAAGATTACGTAGAAGATGAAGATGGTACGCCATCTGATACTCCTGCACAGTCAGAGCCAGCTAAGGAAGAGAAGAAGGTTGAAGCAAAGGTGGAGAAGACTGAAAAGGTCAGCACACCAGTAGAAGAGTCAACTCCGGTTCGTGAATCAGTAAAGGAAGAAACTCCTACTGAAGACGAAGATGAAGAAGACGACTACATTGCTTTGCTAAAGCGTCGTTCAAAGAAAGACTAATGTAACAGTGGTCCCGAGAAAGGGGGAGTCTTTTATAGCTCCCCTTTTTTGTTCCCGCAAGAAGTATTTTTAAGAATAATAGTACAGGATAACTAATATGGGTTTTGAAGCATTTTCAAAAGAGTTCCAAAAAGAAGGTTCAAAGGCTGAGGGCATTTCGATGACGAATAATGCACCTGAGTTCTTTATTACCACAGGCAATTACGTTTTAAATAAGATCGTATCAGGTAAGTACCTAGAAGGATTTGCACAGGGTCGCTGGGGTGCTGTAACCGGACCATCTGGTGCAGGTAAATCATTCGTAGTAGCCAACGTTATTAAGGCTGCACAAGATCAGGGTTGTGGTATTCTTGTCATCGACTCTGAGAACGCACTAGATGAAGGCTACCTCGCTAAGTTAGGTATTGATATCAATGCACCTAACTTCTTCTACAGAGGTGTTAAGACCATCGTACAGGCATCTGAACAGTTTTCAACGTTCACTCGTTTGTACCGTAAGCATGGCATGACTGACCGTATGCTAATTGTCATCGACTCCCTAGACATGCTAATGACTGATTCTGAATTAAAGAATTATGATAAGGGTGATCAGAAGGGTGATCAGGGCCAGCAGGCTAAGCAGTTGAAGAAGCTTCTACAGACGTTCGTACAGGACATCAAGAATCTCCCATTCGTTGGCCTATGCACAAAGCAGGCTTACAAAGAACAAGACCCTATCGCAGCATTGTCTATGCCATTCGTTGTCACTGAGGCTACCAAGTTTGCATTCTCACAGATGCTGATGGTAATGAAGTTGATGCTTAAGAGTGAAGATAAGTCTCGCTATGAAGGTATTACAATGAAGGTATTGGGTTACAAAACTCGTTTCACCAAACCCTTCCAAGCAGCAAAGATTGAAGTTCCATATGAAACTGGTATGGACCCATTCACAGGTTTGCTAGAGGTTGCTGAGTCTCTTGGTGTAGTGACACGTAATGGTAGCTGGTATATGTACGGTGATGAGAAGTTCCAGAAAGGCAACTTCCATAAGTTCCAGCAGAGAGTTCTAGAAGCATTGATTGCTAAAGAAGATGAAGTCATTGATGTGGTTATTGATTCAAAAGAACTTGACCTAAGTACTGATAAAGTCTCTCGTAAGGCAAAGATTCTAGAGATGATGGATGAAGCTTCATCTGACACAGAGGATTAATTAAATATGCTCAAAGAACTTTTGGAAAAAAGAACCTCTGAGTATGAATCCACCACTAAGGAAATCTTAGAGCTTTTTCAAGTGAACCTTGTTAAAGCTCTAAGGCATTACAGCAAGACAGACAAAGATATTCGTCTGTCAGAAATCCAGTATTATCCAAACAATAAAAACTTCGTGGTTATTGATTTCGTTGCTACCTTCACTATCGGTGATGTCATTAAGACATCCGATGGAACTACATACACGGTAACTGAAGAAAACATTGATTCATTTCAGGTAGAACCAATTAAAATTGTGTTATCTATTAAAGCAGTCGAAACTATGAATGCCATAGAACTTTGCGATTATATCAACAAGATAGATGCATTCATAAAAGAATACGGAATCCAGTCATACCATAAGTATTTGGCTTCAGGTATCGAAGAACTTGAAAATATCACTTACAAGACAGATGCAGTCAAAGACCTAGATGTGACTGATAATCCAATATCAGCTATCATTGATGAGTTTGATGATTTACAGAAGTTTCAATATATGATATTCTCAAAGAATATACCAAGGGTATTGAACTAATGATTTTAAGAAAACTAAGAGGGGAGAACGTCGATGACTATGTTGATGATGTTCTCAAAGAAATAGATAAAAAAATAAAAGATTGGAAGAAAGACCTTTCACTCAATGCCAAGAACATTCAGTTGGCAAACGTTGAGCAAGTATCACTACTTTCTTATTATGATGAAATAAGAGTCGATACCAAGTCACTCTTAGAATATTATGAGATGAAGGTTAAGCAGGTTCGCAGCGAAGCATTACATAACATAAACAAGTATTCTGTAAAGGATCATAATTCCATGGAAAAGGATAAGATGATCGACTCTGATAAAACGTTCTTGAAGTATAAACAAATCTATCTTGATGTTTATGAAATGTATAACATGCTTTCATCTATATCAGAACAGTTCAAGAATAGAGCGTTTATGTTGAACAACATCATCAAGATCAGAACTGCCGCATTGGAGGATATCACTCTATATGACGACGCTTGAAAAGAAAGTAATCATTAAAGTTCTAGATGAAGTCAACTGCGTTATCATTGGTCTTGACCCAAAAGACAACAAATGGATGGTTGATAAGTATTCTCCTTATGCGGAGAATTATCGTTTCAGTAAGAAGTACAAGCTTGGTCAGTGGGACGGTAGAATATCGTTCTACTCCAAGGGTGGTAAGACCTACAATAATCTATTAGAAGAAATGCTACCTATCATTAAACGATGGGGATACAAGATTTCTCTAATGGATAATAGAGAAACATTCACTCTAGACATCCCTGTTATTGATGAGAATTATCTTGAAACTGTAGGTATCACATTGGGTGACCATCAGGTCAAAGGTGTTAATGCCATTACACAAGATAATGGTGGAATCATCCTAGCTGGTACTGGTGCTGGTAAGTCAATCATGTGTGCTGCACTGTCTAAGCTATACAATGACGTATGTGGATTGAAGGTTATCATGATCGTTCCTACATCCGACCTTGTTAGTCAGGGTGTTGAAGACTTTAAAGACCTAGATATCGATGTTGGTGAATACAGTGGTGATGTTAAGGATATTAATCATCCTATTATCATTAGTACGTGGCAGGCACTTCAAAACAATCCTGAGATGATGGGTATGTTCCAAGTAGCCATTGTGGATGAATGTCATGGTGTTACAGGACAGATATTGAAGGAAATCCTCAATAACTACGGATCACATCTTTACGTTAAAATCGGTGTAACTGGAACACTTCCAGAGCCAGATGTTGATCGAATGTCAGTGCGTGTTACATTGGGTGATGTCAAGTTTACGGTAACCTCTAAGCAGTTGATCGAAAATGGCTGGCTTGCACAGTTGATGATCTACATGCTTGAGTTGGTTGAAGACTATAAGCCAGAGTATGCCATATGGCAGATTGAGTTCCCTGAAGAATCGAAGGGTAAATCTTATAATGACTTCCTTGAAGTGCTATTCCCTGAATATGACATTGAAAAGAGAAGACTGAATAAGAACGAACGTAGATTGAATTATGTTAAAAAGCTGGTCATGGAGAAGAGAGCAAAAGATAAGGGTAATACCTTGATCCTTGTAAACTCAGTCGAAGTTGGTCAGAAGCTAGCAGAATTAATTGAAGGTTCGTACTTCGTATATTCAAAGGATAAGAAGGCATTCCGTAGAAGCGTATATAAGCTATTCAAGGATCACGACGATGTTGTAGCTATTGCTACGTCACAGCTTGCAGCCACCGGTTTGAACATTCCACGAATCTTCTATCTATTCTTCCTTGATTTAGGTAAAAGTTATATTCGAACCATTCAGGCAATCGGGCGTGGATTACGTAAAGCACCAGATAAAGACTTCATTGAAGTAATTGACATTTCTAGTAATTTAAAGTATAGTAGAATTCACCAGAGAAAGCGTGTTGAGCATTATAAGAAGCACGAATATCCTTTCTCAAAGCAGAAGATTGAATACACTAAGAATTAAAGGAAACGTTATTAAATGATAATCTCAGATGAGAATTCAACCCCAATCTTGATTGACAGTATCACAACGCCATTGAAGATGGATTATTTTTGGGTTCTTGATCTAGAAGACAGGGACTTTCGATTTCAAAAGATCGAAGTCCTTGAGGAACACTCAACACCAATCCTTGTTATAAAGATTTTAGGATACGCTGTGGAAATACCTGCAAACTGGTATATTCTGGTGTTTGACATGGAGACTTCACAGTTAGATATTGCTGAAGTCTCCGAAGTGTCTCGCGGACACTTTGATGCATTTGTTCTTAACCATAAGAAACTGAATCATCTTCCGGGTTACATCAGTGTAACCGAATACCAGCCACGCGGAAAAATCCATACCCCATCCTTAAACAAGTCACAAATGTTGTGTCACCATCTAGGTCAAGATATGTGGATCATGATTTCACCAATTGATAATTACAATAAGTATTTAAAAGATGCCACTATTGGTGACATTCTCCCATAATTAAAGGCAAATACATGACAAAGAAAGTTAGTAAGAATAAGAAGCCACAAAAGATGTCGGTTTCTCAGTTTAAGATGTGGATTCAAGGCCTATCAGAATTTCAAGATGATGATTGGGTTCCAAATGTAAATCAGTGGAATCTAATTCGTGATCGTATTGATATGCTAGATGAAGAAACATCTGTACAAACAGTTGTACATCATCAGGCTCCACAGTATAGTTCAGGTTCCCACATAGTAACATTACCAAACCAGAATGGAGTAACGACAGTGCCAACGGTGAGTCAACCGTCTGCACCAGTCCAGCGATTTCCAGCACAGCCCGTCCAACGATCCATCGACCGTGACGAATTTGGACAAAGCATCATTGACCCCGATGCACCATCACCATTCATTTAAAGAAGTTATGAAGACCGTCCTAGCTGATAGAGTTTTATGGTTTGATGGAGATATTACGTTTACGTCAGATCAATTAATGGAATACATCTTGAATGGTGGGTCCATTACGGGTGGCATTCATGTGAATGCGCTTAATGAGGATATTGAATTATTCAATAAAATGAATCAGCCATTATCTGTAAATGTGAAACGTGATCTTGATCACTTGGATCATACATGGCAAATTCCCGACTTTTATAAACAGATAAATATAAAAAGTTACGTCCATAAAAAGCTTCTTGAAATTGTAGAGAAGCCGGATACCAGTGGTGGATATAGATTCACAGAAGGCCAAATTGATCAACGTATCGAAAGAGTTTCAAAAGAACTAGAGTTGTTTAAGACTTTCGATATGGAAATCATCTTGCGTGCTATCATCTATATTCTTGATATCTTCAGACAGAACGAAGTTGTTTGGGGCACTGGTCGTGGGAGTTCATGTAATTCGTATGTTTTGTATTTGATTGGACTACATAGTGTAGACAGTGTTGAATACGAGCTAGATTTAAAAGAATTTTTCAGATAAGGTGAATTATGAGTAAAAAATATGTCAGCATGAGAGGCGAAACTGTAGACCTAGATAAATTTCATGCAAATTTAAACAGCATGAAAAGGCAGCTAGAGACTGGCACTAAAGATAAGACTGATCCAACTATTCAGCGTGAGAACTATGTAAACAGCCGCCGCCGTAGAGCATCCTCAAAGCGTATTGGTGAAATGCTTGCCAATGAACAGGCTGTAAGACAGAAGCTTGCAGAACAGAGGGCTAAGGCTCAGGATGATGGTGACGAGCCAGAGTCAGAATCAGAACAAGAAATCTTCATGTCTACACCAGTTGATGATGAATTTGATACTGATGGATTCGATCCAGCACCAGAAAAGGAAGTTACACCTTTAGTATCTCCTAAGCTTGAGAAGTCACAGACAGTTACTAAGACACGCGTAGTCAAGAAGTAAACAGTAAGGAATAAGATGAGTTACGATAATATTGAAAGTTATAAGCCCTTAAGAAAGAACATTGTCTTTAGCTTCATTCAGACCATTTCTACAGGTACATTTAGTAATGAGACTGATTGGGGATTGACAGTAAGAAATCAGGTTGAAGATATTAAGACGCCACGTTGGGCTCTTGTTGAAGCAGTTGGCCCTGATGTTCCTGAACGCGTTAGTGTTGGTTCATATATTCTTATCGAACAGCTAATGTGGACAGAAGGCTTCAAGGTAGGCGAAGTAAAGAAGTGGTCAACTAGCTTTGAAAAAGTTATGGCTACATCCACAGACAAACCAACCGGTTTATTCTAAGGAGTTATGATGTTTATTGCGTTATTAATCATTGCAGCATTAGCGCTATCTGGTACTGCTGGTTTCTTCAGCGTTTACGGTCTAGCTATGATCTACTCTGCTTCCGCAATATCCGTTACTATAATGGGCGCAAGCTTAGAATTTGCTAAGCTTGTTGCCGCATCTTTCCTACACAGGTATTGGAATAAGATTTCATTTGCATTGAAAGCTTATTTGTTACTTGCTGTAGGTGTTCTGATGTTTATCACATCGATTGGTATCTTTGGTTATCTAACCGCTGCATACCAACAAGAAAACATTCCAGTGGCGGAAGTCGCACAGAAGATTACAGCAGACAAGGCCGAAGTTGAGAGACTAACTACCCGTAAAGCTCAGATCGATAGTCAGGTTGAAAAGATTCCTAATAACATGGTTTCCGCACGCCAAAAGTTGATGAAGACTTTCGACACGGAATACAAGACCCTTGGTCCTAATATTGATCGCTTAAACAAAGAGATTGGTGAATTACAATCCCACCAGTTGACAGTTGAAGCCAAAATTGGTCCTATCATGTATGTTGCTAAGGTTTTACGCCAAGACCCAAACAACTCCATTGCTTATCTAACAATGCTCCTGATCTTTGTATTCGATCCTTTAGCAGTCTCATTCACTCTAGCAATTAATACTGCTATAGATGAAAGAAAGAGATTAAAAGAAGAGACAAAAATTTCCAAGCAGGATAAGGTTGTACCAGTTGCACATTTAGATGATCTTGAACTCTTTGAAGAAGAGTCTGAGCCTGAAGTAGAGGAACCAGTTGCAGAAGAGTCAATTCAAGTTGAAGCAGCTTACGTAGAGCCTAAACTTTACATTGTTCCAGAAGTTGTCGAACAGCCAGTACCAGTTCATTTAGAATTATCTCCTATTGAGGATAAAGAAGAAAAGGAAGATATATTTCACTATAGTCCTCAAGATTATGATGGTCCTAGTGAAAGACTACCACCCGAGTACCCAAATGATTTCTCTGAGGAATCACAATCCCTAGAAGAATTACATGATGAACTTGAGGCTGCTATCCCTGTTATAGATGAACCCGAAGAACCAGTACGGGAATTCAAAGCAGAGGAAGAAGCATCAACTAGACAAGACGTTATAGATAGAATAAAACGAGAAATTGCCGAAGAGGCAAACCATATAATCAACGGGAGTCATTGACTCCCGTTTTTTTATGTGAAATAATAGCATGAATCATAGGACAACTGTTTCATGTCAAAGCAACTCTGGTATACAAAACATACCCCCAAGACAATTGAAGAATACATCTTCAAGAACGAAGATACCAAAGCACAAATTCTTGCGTATCTAGAAAATAAAGACATCCCACATTTATTACTACATGGATCAGCAGGTACAGGTAAGACCAGCCTAGCTTTCCTAATTAAGGAAATCTTTGAAATGGATGATGCCGACTTCTTAGTCATCAATGGCTCTGATGAGAACAATGTGGACACCATGCGTAATAAGGTTCACAACTTCATTTCAGCCATGCCACTGTCATTCGATTATAAGATTGTATTCGTCAATGAAGCTGATGGTCTAAGTGCTGGTGCACAGAAGATTCTTCGTGCAAAGATTGAAGAGTATTCGGACAATGCACGTTTCATCTTTACATGTAATTATCCAAACAACCTCACCCCTGAACTACGCTCGCGTTTCACTCCTATCAAATTCGATAGCCTAGATAAGGATGAGATGACCATCCGCTTTGCTACTATCCTTAAGAGAGAGAAGGTGAAGTTCGATGGTATTGAAGTTCTAGATGATTATGTTAATAACTGTTATCCAGACTTTCGCCGTTTGTTGACCACAGCACAGGCAGCAGTTCGCAATGGTAAGATGATGCCATTCGATTCTGCAAACCTTACTGCTGCATCGGAACATATGCTAGGAATCGTAGAATTCATTACTAATGACCAGTGGGATAAGGCTCGCACTTATCTAGCTGAAAATATTCCAGACAACAAGTGGGAAGATTGCTACAAGTTCCTTTACGATTACCTACATGAAATTGGTAAATTCACAGAAACCAAGAAATGGAAAGCTGGTATCGTCGTCATTGCCGATCACCTTTATCGCCATGCATTTGTAGCTGATCGTGAAATCAACTTTGCATCTTGCCTAATTAAACTATCAGAGATTTAAACCATGCATATTTCAGAAGACAAGATTAAGAGTGACATCGACAAGATCACAACATATCGTGATAAAAATGAACGCCTGTCATGGAAGCGTAAGAAGGATAAGATTGAAGCCTTGGCTAGAGAGTTAGAACCAATTGAGGATGAAATTCGTACCCTTATCATTGAGAAGAGAAAGCCTCTTCTTGATGAGGTCGAAGAGCTACGTGCAGTCATGATTAAAGAATGTATCCATCCTCGTGATCAATTGGTACACTACGGAACTCATGTTGAGTGCAAGTTTTGTTTAGCCAAGATTGGTGTGGTGGATACCAGAAATTATGACAGATAAGACAGAGAACACACCAGATATCTTTGATGTACTCAAGCACATCGAAAAAGGCAATGTAGCCTTTTTCGATAGTTTGGAGGATTACCAGACACGCAAGTTAGCACCATTGGTTTTGATGAAGTGGGAAGCGGGTACAAAGAATGCAAATCAGATCAAGCTAATTAATGGCTTGGTAAACACCGTTTGCTTTCAGATGTATAAGCACCCTCACCTTCTATATAAGCTTCTAATGGCCTCGCATGTGGATAAGGGTAAACGACCTTACTGGACCAAGAGAAAGTCCAAGGACAAAGACTCAGAGACTATCAGGGTGATTAAAGAGAACACGGGCTGTTCGTCTTCCGTTGCATTGGACTATTTGAATATATTGTCAAATGATGATATCATTCAGATGGCCGAAGATATCGGAACTGATAAAGAAACCATGACCAAGTTGAAGAAAGAATTAAATGGAAAAGAACCTAGTTTGTGATTTTTGTGGAAAGAACTTCAAAAGAGAAGCTAACTATCTAAAGCACAAGTGCGAGAAAATGAAGCGTTATGATCTATTCGCTAAACCGATTGGTCATATCGCATACCTTACGTTTAACCAGTGGCGCAAGATTTCAAATCGACCACCAGTTACCGTGGAGAATTTCACCAGTTCCCGTTACTTTAATGCTTTCGTAGAGTTCTCTAAGTTCTGTAAGTCTCAGTCCATCCCTGACAGGATTGGATATATTGAATTAATGATTAAGAAGGATTTACTACCTTTTAACTGGTGTGATTATGATGTATATGATTATTACATCGAAAATTTCGATAAAGAATATCCTATTGACACCAAGATTGATCTATCGATTGAAACCATTCGTGATATTTCAATTGAGCAAGGCTGTGAGACGGGTGAAGTCTTTAACAAGGTGACACCAATTCAGATTATTCGTTACATTACATCTCGTAAGTTATCGCCATGGCTACTTCTCCCAAGTAAGAAATTCATGGACTTCATGACCTTCAAGACTAACAAGGAAGAACGTGTTTTGTTCAGTCAAATTATTGACGTAAGTGTCTGGAAACAGCATTTGATCAATAACCCTGAGAAGGTTCATGAGATTAAAAGTATTAATCGCGAGCTAGGTATTTAATTGTCTTGGTTATAAATAGTTAAGATAATAGGTTCCTAGAGGGTTTAATGGCTAACAATTGCGCTGACGGCGTGTACAATTTACAGTATACTGATAATACTAAAAATCCTATCATTGTAAACAAACAAACGCTGATTCAAAATGTATTGGATATAACCCTTTTGGGCAAGTCACGTAAAGAGTATGGCGAGGTATTCGATGAGAATATGTTGCACATGCTGGAAAACTTTGCTTGCCCTGAAGATGCCTCAAACCCTAACTATCCAGACTACAATCAGGCTTACGGTGGTGTGCTTAAGCAACCAACTGAAGGTCAGCTATGGTGGAACTCCACTAGAAAGAAATTGTATGTTTATGATGGCTCTCAATGGATTGCTAACAGTTCATTAAGTGACATTGCTGGTAATAGCGGCATTATCGCTCATGGTGCAAACCTCCCTCGACCAATTTCAGCATCTACAGGTTATGAATTCAGCTACGATGAATGTAGCTGGATTGTTAGCCCGTTCAACTTCCCTGATGAAGTTGATTACATGATTTGTTATACAGATAGTCAAGCCAAGGTAACAGCACAATATAGAATGGGACAGTTCACAACTGTCTCAGAAGGCTATGCCTTTTACCAGATCATTGGTGTTAAGTTTAACCAGAATGAAGGAACAGACGATGGTCAGCCATCACCTATTCCTTCACCAACACCAACCCCAACAAATATGCCAAATCCATCGCCTTCGGTGGGTGCATCACCAACACCAACAATTACTCCGTCAGCAACTACGGGTATTACAGTAACTCCTACGCCAACGCGTACACCTACACCGTCTCCAACGCCTTCAGTGTCCCGTACAGCGACACCGGCCGTATCTACTACGCCAACCCCTACGGCATCTACCACACCGTCCCCAACGCCTTCAATTACGCCATCTAAGACGATTGCACCATTGAGAGCTACGATGTATATCTCACCATCTAAGGGATATCCACAGGCTGGTAACACAGAAATTCCTTCACCATGTACAACAACAGCTTCCACTCGCGTAAGTTGCTTGAACAATATGAGTGTTATCGTACAGGAAATTTCAGGTGGTTCAGCGCCATATAGTGTAGAGTTTGGTAACGTTAATTTTGGTTCCTCATTGGTTGACACCACAACTGGTGCAACTATCGCAACCACAACCACACGAAGCTATGCTGGTGCATCTGGTGCATCAACCAGCACGCTAAGAACAGGTGCAGATTCATCTAGCTCACTATCTGCAACCGCAGTTATCGGCATTACAGGTATCTTTAACAACTGTGATAATGGTCAGTGGTCATTGTCTGTTTCTAGTGCTAGCTATGTCGTCATCACTGATGCTCTTGGCAAACAGCTTGTTCTATACACCCCATCTGGTCTACAGGGTAATGTATACGGTACTTCCTATACAACTCCACAGGGCTCCTATACAGACTCTTGGTTCTCAACTGCTAACTGCACATCAACAAGTGGTGGAGGTTGCGTAGCAATTGATTCCGTATTCCCTGATGGTTCTGTAGCACAGGCAGTCAATGTTGGTGATCAGTTGGTAACTGCTGATCCATATAACTACTTTGATACAACTCTTAGTGATGTCTCATACTCCACAACAAAGGTACAGCCTTGCGTAAGAATCGTAACTGAATCTGGCGCATCATTGGTATGCTCAACCACAGCACCAATCCCTACCTATGATAATGGTTACATGATGGCACCTGATTTGTTAAATAGAAATATTCCAGTAATGAGAAACAATCTAACCAATTGGGAAGTTGTCATCATGGTTGAGAGTGTTGGGGATAAAGAAATTCAACACATTACTGTAGATGATAGATGTTTTTGGGCTGGTGAAACAGCAGATGCATTTATCCTACACCATAACAAATTAAATCAAGCATCGGATTAACAATGGATTACAACGTAAGATTTACAGATATCAACAAAACTCCTATTACCCTTAAAGAAGGTACTAAGGATGACACCTCTACTGCAATTTCATTGTTTGGTAGAGTTGATCTTGAATATGGTGAAGAGCTAAATGAAAACATGCTACATCTTCTTGAAAGATTTGCATGCCCTCAAGACGCAGCTTCAACTGACTCAAATGTATTTCCAGACGCCACGATCAATGGTGGTGCATTGGATACTCCTACAGAAGGTCAGTTATGGTTTAACAGCACTGATAAGAAGATGTATGTTTTCAATAGTGCACAGTGGGAAATTTTAAGAACACAGGGTGATGTTGCAGCTAATTGGGGCCAGATTCAGGACGGCCAGCAAATTCCACGTCCAGTTAATCGTTATAATGGTTACGTTTATGATTATAGTGAATGCATTTGGGCTGTATCTCCTGCAAAGCTTCCACAGGCTTTCACTTACATGCTTTGCACTACGGATAACTCTGGTATAGTTTCAATGAAGTACAGAGCCTATGGTGATGATGCTTTATCGAAAGGCATTGCTAACTACATGATTATTGCTATTAGTGGAAACGTTAATGCAGGTAATATGAATGTTATTCCTCAAACTCCTTTCGTTTCAAGAACACCTACACCTACACCAACGGCATCAGCTACACCAACACCGTCAGTAACGGCTACTGTAACAAGAACACCTACACCTACCCCAACAAGAACAGCGGCTCCAACTAATACACCAGTGCCAACTAGCACAAGAACACCTACACCTGTTCCTTCGCCAACACCAGCACCATCAAATACTCCGGCACCATCTAACACACCAGTACCTTCAAATACACCAGTTCCAACTATCACGCCATCGCCATCACCATTCTTGAATGCATGTCAGCGTTGTGAAGCGATACAGGCTCACTGCTGTGTAGCAGTTAACTCATTCCTGCCTGATGGAAGAATTGCTGGTGAAATTAAACCGGGCGATTCTATGATCTTAGCCGATCAAGATGATTTGACTCCGGGTACAGGTATTGTCACTTATTCTGAACCAAGCTTGCAGCCGTCAGTAAGAATTGTTACCAGAACTGGTATCTCGCTAGTATGTTCAACTACTGCACCAATTCCTACAACTGAAGGTGTCATTGAAGCACCATTCGTTTTAGGTAAGCATGTAGCTGTCATGGTTGACGGTGAATCAAAGTGGGAAGAAGCTATTAGCGTAACTGATGAGGGTGATATTTGGGTTCAGCATATCACTGTTGGCGATAAGTGTTTTTGGGCTGGTGAACAGTCAGATGCATTTATTCTTCACCATAACATTAAGTGCTGCTATTGTGCAGATGGTACAGGTACTTGGATTCCACCAAACTGCTGTTCCGACGTTTAAGGTAATAATATGACTGATAACGAGAAGCCAAAGAAAAATAAATATCCTAAACGTGAAGACTTGACTATTGATATCAAGCGCTGCACTACTTGTGATAAGCAATGTTTAGGTCATGGCGGAGGTTCATCTATCATGGATGGATGCTTCTGTAATGATGGTACGTATCAAGAGTGCCTAATTTAAGGATTAACTATGTTTTTAATTGTAAGACAAACAGATAATGTAATCATTGGTAGTGCTATCAAGCCAATAAATATTGAAGATGCTTCAAAGAACGGCTATATCGTCTGTGAAATGCCTGATGAGGAATTCACACCAGATTTGATTGGCAGTAAAATTGAAGACTTTGAGACTTGGGATTAATTAATGTATACTATTAACTTTACTGACAAGACCAAACTTCCTATCATGATTGATGAGACTGAGGTTAATAACTCGACTGACATTACATTGTTCGGTCGTAAGCGTCTTGCCTATGGTAAGGAACTTCAGGATAATCTAATTCATATCCTTGAGAACTTCGCATGTCCAGAAGATGCAAATAATCCCGGCAATCCCGATCAAAATCGTGCCGTAGATAGTTTGTTTCAGGATAAGATTGAAGGTCAATGGTGGTGGAATAGTACAAAGAAGCTATTGAATTATTATGATGGTTCAAAGTGGATTCCTATTGCCCGTGAAGATGACGTTGCTGCCAATTGGGGCATCATTTCAGACGGTCAGTACATTCCTAAGCCTGTCAGTGAGTCTTCTGGTAGAACATTTGAATACTCGGAATGTGTTTGGATTGTAAGTCCATTCAACATTCCACAAAAGATTGATTACTTAGAATGCCAAACTGATAATAATGGTTTGGTGTCTATGAAGATGAGATACGTTGGCGTATCAAACGTGGTTGGTGGTTTGGCTAACTATATGATTGTGGGTATTGGTGGTAACGTAAATCAGTCACAGCCTACAGTACAGATCACACCAACACCGTCACCAACACCAACATCTTCTGTTGGTCAGTCTGCAACACCTACTCCAACGGTTACACGAAGTGCCACACCAGTACCTACCGTAACACCTACCCCAACACCACAGGCCTCAATTTCAGCCACACCAGCAACGTCATTGACACCTTCACCAACGATTTCACCATCACCTACTCCAACACCGTCCAACACGCCATCAGCATCAGCAGCACCGCTAGTTATCGGCGTTCCAGCATCATCCTTTGTATCTTCATGTAATGGTCTATCAACTGACCAGTGCACTCCATCAAGATCATCGACATTGACTGCTGTAGGTGGTGTTGGTCCATACACTTATGGTTATGATTTGATCAGTGGTGATAGCTTGAATACATTTGGTTCATTCAACACAGCAACACCGGGTGCGCTATCCATTTCATGGATTGGTCCTAAGGCAACCATTGGTGCGGATGATGATGGTACTGGTACACCACGCTACACAACAATCTTCCGTTACAAAGTCACGGATGCTCGTGGCGTTGTAGCTTACACTAACAACGTAACTGTCCAGTACAGATATATCCACACCGACTAATGACTGAAATTAAAAGAATAAAAAGTCTAAAGATATCTACCACTGATGAAAAGAGAAAAAATGATTGGAATGAAGTAAAGTCAATACGTAACCGCATGTTATCCAACAGTGATTGGATTTTTGTGAAAGACGTTGAACTTGAACCATCCATCATGGAACTCTGGAAACAGTGGAGAATCAAAGTACGCTCCGTAGATGATTTCCATGATATTGGGAAAGCTATGGAGTTTCTTGCTGACTTACAGAAACATATTCCTCCGGTCAAGTACAAGAGTACTGATTACAAATCTATAGAACATTATAAAGAAGAGCTAAGACGAATGGTTCGTGAAATCATTCGTAATGTTGTCAGTAGCATTCAAGATGATTTCGATTCCCGAGATTTGATGCTTGAGCGTTTTGAAGAAGCGGTTCGTTTCTTTGATGGAAAGACTGAACATAATATTCTAATAGAATTAGAATCAAAGCATAGTGGCCGTTCACATGAATCAGTAGCTCACATATTCGTGAAGGCAAGAAAAAATTATTTGTTGCGACTCATATCCGTCGAACAGATCAAGAACCAATACAAGAAAAGAATTGATGAGATTGAAACATTGGAAGAATGTGATATACTCAAAAGAGACTTACTAGTATTGGGCTCAAAAAAATGGATATAGACATCGACATCCGACCGGATGTCAATCCCTTCAAACTTTTCAACTTAGCCACAAAGGCTTCAATGGTTCAGAACGGACAATTGAAGCCCCATCCTGTGGGCATATATTTTCAAAACATTCCGAAGGATCGGATGACCAAGCTGTCTGCTATTCCTTATGAGGATGCAGAGCAGGAAGGGTATTTCAAGATTGACATGCTTAACAATAATACATTGAAGCTGTTCAGTTCTAAGAAAGAAATGGATGACCTTCTGGATATTGAACCAGACTGGAAGCTATTGCTTGAACGATCTAATGTGGACAAACTGTTCCATCTAACTGGTCACTTCGATATTGTCTATGCCATCAAGCCAACATCCGTTCTAGAAATTGCTGATGCCATTGCTTTCATTAGACCAATGAAAGAAAAGATATTGGATAAATATCTAAAGAATAAGAAAGAACATCGTAAAGAGCTTTACACGATCAGAGATAAGTCGCATATGAAAAAAGCGCATGCTCTGGCATACGCTCTTCTCGTGGTTCTTCAATTGCATTTAATCAAAATGGGACGACTATGAAAAAGATTAGGGATATCCTAAGCGAAGCACCAACAACGAATCTAACCGATTCACAGAAAGGTATGCTAGTAACTGTGTTCGCTTCTGCAACACCACAGCAGGCCTTTGATATGGCATCAGGTTCTCCTAACACTATTCAGGCTAAGGATGAGTTGGTAAGACTAGGACTCGTGCAACAGAGCGCGAATCAGCTTGCTCTGTCACCTAGCGGAAAGGATGCTTTGTATAATAACAATCTGGTAGATCAGATGGGACAGTTAACACCAGAAGGTGAAACTCAGTTAAAGGATTTTGAGACTAACAAGCAGGAATACGTTAATCTAGAATCCTATGAACTAATTCAGTCAATGCTTTAAATTGTTCTGTCAACGAAATCCATTGCTGCTGGGATGGATTTCTTCTTTCTACGTCTAACCTTTGTTGGACCCTTCATATTGAACTTATAGATAGGTCCGATGACTCTTACTACATAATCTGTTGAGAAGCATCGGATTAATTTAGACATGTCTTGAGCAATTCCATGTTTAAAGAACTCGATAGAGATAGGATGTTCGGCTCTGTGATTCTCATACCAATTATTTGCAATAGAAATAATCTCTTCTTCATCAATCTTAATCAAATTACAGTAGTCTAGAACATAGGCTACTATTTGGTTATTCGTGATATTGTCAACAATTGTCAAGAAATTCTGATCGTTATATTTGATTAGAGTAATGAACTCGTAACCATTATAATCTTTAGGATGTTCTTCTACGATAAGCGGTTGAAAATTTAACTGTTTCTTCATGTGTAAGCCGGTTTATTGTTATTTATGTTTTCGAAAATGAGGTTGTAAATCATGAACCACCCCATGGTAAGAAACCAGTAGGTATGGCTCCGATCATTTCATCAGAGTATGCATTCATAGTTACACTGTTACCTGAGTCATACATGGAAGCCATTACATACATCATGGTATTTGGTGTGAAGTTTCCAAATGGTGAACTGCCAATAGATGGATCACTTCCACCACATGCCCATATCGTCTCAGAGCCTATCCATAATTTTCCAGCATCAAAATCAATTGCCAGACGGAAGTATCTATTGACACCATCTATACGATCAACTGATGAATTGGTACAATTTTTAAAACCATATCCATTAGCATTATCGCCACTGGTATTACTCTGTAGACTTATCGAGGTTGAAGCATCTGCACCAGCATAGGTATTATTTAAAGCATTAGAAAAACCAAAACCGGCTAATATACCACCATCCCAACTTCCTACCGTATTCGTTACAATCTCTAGATAATATTTCCCGGTTGAATGACCATATGATTTGATACTTACATAATTGTCAGGATCAGTTGATCGTGTAGCTACACGATATGAATTACTTGATGTAGTCGTTATACTTGGTGAAGAGTTATTTGGGTCAAAATAGGTTCTTTGGCCTACTGATGGGCTTGGTGTTACAGATGGTGTAGGCATAGGAGTTGTCCCTGATACATCAGGGAAGGGTCCAACTTGTGGAATGGTTAAATCTCGTGCAACACCCTTGGTGACACGGAATTCATCAAGCCATCCATTGAGGTTATTACCACTCCCCGGATCATTACCATCACCAGTACCAAGCACCCAACCATGGGTTTGAGCAGCATCATACATATCATATGCACATGCAATAGTGCCTTCCATGATATTATTTACATAAAGTTCTACAATACCATTTAATCTACGAACACCAATAGAATACTTGGTATTTTCAGATAATACTGATGTGCCTGCCACATTCAATACTTGGCTACCATCTCCTGAACGGAGGGTTGTTTCAATAATATTCGATGGATTTAACCTAAGTTGGACTGCTATAGAAACTGGACTATCACATTGTCTTGATGCAAATATTTGATATTCACCATTGAATGCTCTGAACATGACTGTAATTTCGATAGTAAAATCACCAGTACCGAAGTCATAGATTGGGTTATATGGGGTTGATAGATAACTATATGCGGTTCCGGGTAAGCTAGCACATGTACCAGATACTAATGTTTTTTCATTACTCAACCCTGCGGCTAAACGTGCTGTCCATTGATTACTTGAAATCTGATCAGTGATTGTTTGTGAACCATTATCGCCATCCAAGTGTAGTAGAGATACAACATTATTAAAATATGGATCAATTGAAGTCAAATTAGGAGTACTGGAAGGGCTTACTGATGGCGTAGGTGTAGGAGTAATACCCGATGCTAGATAATATAGGCTTGTAATATCATTATCAGCTATAGCGTAATCAAATACACTAAACCATTGCACATTTGCATCCATTCCATCACGGGCATTATTATCACCACCAATTTGTATTGGGGAATTTGAAATACTGTTATTACCACTGACAGTAATACTACCAATCAAGGTATCATTAATGAAATATGATACTTCATTACCAGAGCGTCTTACTGCATATAGACGTGTGATGTCATCATTTACGGGATATGAAGTAGTAATATCATTATATGAGTTATCTGTTGTACTCACACGACTAGTCATATCACCACTGCTACCAGTCATCTGTAGCATATAGGTAGCATATCCAGAAGATGCATCACCAGCATATTTGCTTACCAATTTTGGATATTGATTACTATTGCTTGCAGAAGATATCTTTGCAGTCATGAAAATAGTGAAATCACCGGTAACATCTAAGCCAGCATCCCAAGGAATATTAAACCCTGCAAAGTTGGTACGCGCCGAGTACGGTGACCCATATAGACCATTAGCACCGATGATGGTTGTATTATTATAGGTACCATCACGGCCATTGCCACTTGAATCTTTTGCAATTAAGCCAGAAGTCTCATTGAGTTTTAAGAATACTAATGGACCTCTATTTAAAATAGCTGATTCGTATGGTATTATTGGTCCTGTAGATACACTCGGTGTTGGCGTGGGGGTGACTAAAGGAGTTAAAGATACACTCATACTAATAGATGGTGTAGGAGTTGGGGTCACTGGCGAAGGTGTAACAGATGGTGATGGAGTTGGAGTTGGGTCTGTGACATCAGATGTCCAGAAGCAACGGATACCTTGGAAGTTACCACCGCCATTATATCTTGAAATTACAGATGGGAAGTCATCAGTCTGTTCAACTTCCGCAAATACCCAAGCGAAGTATGTTGAATGATCATTACTTTCAAAACCGTCTGAACTTGAGTTGATAGCAGTTAGCTTACCAGATTTAGGGAAATTAGTTACTCTACCAAACTTACTATCATCACGATTTGTTAGTGTATAAGATTTGCTTAGGTTCTTGTGTCCGGTCAAATCGATATAAGTATCACCAGTAGCATCGTCATCTAACTGCCAAGCATATGCCATCTTTGCCCAAAGTGACTGAGATACTGAATCTGTTCTAGTTGACAAATCATCAAAGCGAATACCGTTACCAGAATTCCATAGTAGACTTCTTTCATCAGCCGTCAAACCACCATTCGCAATACCAGCACCCCAAATATCACCTCTCCATCCAGAGATTCCTTCGGATGAATAATTGATACCACCGATGGTGATATCAATGTTTGTCTGTGGGCCGACTTCAGCAGGAGCCGTTCCTCTATTAACATCATCCACATATAGAGTAATTAATCTATTAACAAAGTCAAAATCACCCATTACGAAAGCCCATAGGCCACGAGGGGTTAATGCATTACTTGATTGTACCTGTGCACCAAGAACGGCGGTGGCATTAATGTAGCCAGCAATGGTAGCAACTTGGTTACTATCTTCAAGCATACCAACACGGCCTTCAGAATCCACAGCTTTTACAACCCATGTAAAGCTACCTGCGGTATTGTATGCACCAGCAAAGGTACCATCACTATTCAAAGATAGACCTGCTGGGAACGTACCGGAATTAATGCTGAAGGTTGCATCGTCACCCATATCATTCGATATGCTAAATGTTCCAGAAACATCACCATTTACAATCATGTATGAACCGGCAACGGAATCATTAATTAGTGCATCAGCAACATGACCATCAAGCAGGATAACTGCTGAGGATGCGCTAGGTGTTACAGTAAGAGTAGGAGTTGGTGTGGCAGTCAATGTAACGGTTGGTGACGGTGTTGCACTAGCATGCATAGAAGCTGTGATTGATGGGGTTACACTAATTGTGCGTGTATTAGTAGGTGTAGGCGTTGGAGTTGCAGACACACTCTTGCTCACTGAAGGAGTTGGGGTCAGCGTGTTACTTGCAGTGGTTGTTGGTGTTGGACTTGGGAGTGCATTACTCTTATCAAATATGATAAGGATAGCCTTACCCATTACTGGTTCCGAGAAATGAATGGCAATAGTATCTAGATCGAAGACAACAATGCTGTCAGGAACAATCTCTTCATTATTCTCATCTGTAATTGAAATAACAAACTTATCAGAAAACTGTTGATGGAAGAGAGTCCATGTTGCAGCAGGAACATTCTGGATGTATTTAAACTGAGCGATGCCACTACCCAATGCTTTTTCAAGATACAGCTTATTGCCAGTATCCATATCTAAATAAATTACACTATAATTATCGCTCATACTCAGCCGGTTTCCATAACTTTAATATTTATCCTAGAGCCTCCTAGGTTGATAAATATAAAAATAAGCCGGAAACATTAAATGAGCATTAGAATCACTAATAAAAATACAGGAAGAACCTACATCATCAAGAATCAAGATGACATTGATCATCTTAAGACTGGTGTATCTTCTTTCGATGATTCTGATGATGATTTCAAGATGTTTGATGATGAACCATTTGCTGGGACGCCAGATGAGAATTCAAGCTTACAAAACCGTAGAGCCTACAAAACTGGTGACACTGCTTTCGACCTTGATTCGATTGATGATGAAGCCGAAGATCATTACATTAATGCTAGTCGTTATCCTTTAGAAGATGAAGAAGCATCTTGGAGTGATCCAACCACCGTTGACGCACCAGTTAATCGTTTAATCACACCTGACATTCCAGATGACCAAACCACAGAGTTTGATTTGGATGATGATGGCTTTGCTGCTGAAGACGATATGGGATTTGGTGACGAAGGTCAGGATGATGAGTTCAGCTTTGGCGACGATGATGGCTTTGGTACAAGTGAAGAAGGTGATCCTGATTTCCAAGGCACCATCCGCACAGTACGTGGAGCATGCTTAGTCTATAAAAGAAAGACTGAGAATGGAACCTATGAAGAACTATGGGTATTTAACGTTGGCGACAACATCAAACAAGAAACATCTGTAAGAAAGGCAATTCTTGCTGGTACTGACATCGATCCTAATACGCATATGTCAGATGACGGTGAGCAGAAAGCAAAAACAATAACAATCGGTAATGTCCAGTATTTAAACATTACAGGTATGGTTCAGTAAAGATTGACTGTATAAGAGGTGAATGATATAATTTTAGGATAACCCAAAGGAATATCCTAATGCAAGACACTCCGATCACACCTGTTACTCGCTCAGACTGGAAGAATGCAATCAACGTACAGACTCTAAGTAAAGAGGCTGTGGCGCTTAAATACGAAATTGATACAGCCAAGACGAGTTTAAAGAAGGAGTATTTTAGAAAGAAATTAGCAAAGGTTAATAAGAAAGTATATGCACTCCTAGCACAGCTTCAGTTTCAGGATGCTATCAGGAAGGCAAGAAAAATGAACGCAGAAGAAAAGTCAGATATTCAAGAGGAATTAACAGATGACAGCAGCAAGTAAGAAGTTTGAAAAAGTATTAGCAATTCACTGCCACACCACAGGTGTCAGTAAGGGTGATGACATCACTGCAAACAACCAACCATTAACAGTGGCTCTAGGCCTACTGAACACATCCACATTGAAGTTTGAAGAGACTGTATCAGTACAGATAAAATTTGATTCTAAGAAGTATACTTGGGATTCTCGTCTAGAAGATATTCATGGTATTACATCAGACTTGAGAGATGATGGTGAGACATTTGAGGATGCAGCCGCAATCCTAGGTGAATTCATCTATAAGCACTTCGGAGTCAAGGACTCTATTCCAGTGTTCGGTTATCGTGCAAACTCATTCCATATCCCATTCTTAAATAAAGTATTCCATTCTGTTGGCTTGCATTTCAAGTTTGATGACAGAGCCTTGGACTTATTTCCATTAATGGCTGTCATGGGCCAATTTAGTAGCAGAGACATGTTTGATTTCCTTGAGATTGACCAGTCGCAGCCATTGAGTTCCCTATATATAATTAAAGAGTATTTGAAAGTATACCGAATGTTCAGGACACTTATTCAAACTTCACTCTAAAGAAAATGACTGGATAAATATATGGCAAAGGAATCTATTTCCAATGAAGCTCTTTCTAAAGAGCTTCATTCATTAAGAGAAGCAGTAAAAATTGACCTCATTCATTTGCAGAAAGCAAATAGACAGTTGAGGAATGATCTACAGATTCTTAAGGCTGAACATAAAAAGATAAGAGACCAAAATCTTTATCTAAACAGGAAGCTGGAAGAAATGGTTATCTTGGAACAGACAGTTAAGTCTGACTTGTTTGCAAACAAGGAAGCTATGGCAGAGACCAAGCACAAGATTACTACAGTTGAAACAAAGGTAACTTCCCTGCATTCTGATATGAGAGAAGTAAATGATAAGCTACACATTAAGAAAAAATCGAGGCAAGCAGTATGAGTTTAATTTATAAAATTGGTTTGATCTTGGTTGCTGTCTTACTTCTTGCGTCTGGTGGATTCAACGTGTATCAGCATTTCAAGAATGATTCCTTGGCAAAAGACCTAGCTGTGGCTTCCACAAATCTCACCACTGCACAGACTAACAACAAGACTCTGACAGATACAATTGCTACACAGAACAAACAGATTGATGCCGCACAGAACATCTCAGCAGGATTTCAAAAGTCTCTTGATGCTATTGGCGATACACTTACCAAGAACGATCAGAAGAACACGACTCTAATTAATGCATTGAAGAATGCACCGGCACCAAAGACCTGTGATGACTCTAAGAAATACTTGAAAGATAATTTGGAGTTGTACAAATGGTAAGAAATATTCTATTAACCCTAGGCCTAGTAATGCTTACGGCATGTGCTGACACCAGTGTCAAACCTGTCAGTGTAGTCACCAAGGAAGTACCAGTTTACGTAGTCCCTCATTCTCCCTCATATGCCCGTCCAGTATTGGCTATCACTCAATTGACTGATGCTCAGAAGGATGATCAGGGTGAGTTGACAAAGGCCTATGCTATCTCTTTAAAGCAGACCATGCAGTATGCTTGTAAGCTTGAGAAAATCGTTGATGGCTATAATGACCTTGCAGCGAAGTCACCAATTCCTGTATCTCCATTACCACAGGCATTAGTATTCGGTGCATCTTCAGTTTATACATTAGCTGTTGATGTAACAAAGGATTGCAATGAAAAAAATTAAGGATATCCTCCTAGAGAAAGAGAAGGAAAAGAAGAAGGAATTAAAGTTTGTGGAGACTGATCCACAAGAGCCATTCCCTAATGATACAATCTCTTATATTAAGAAAGAAATTAATAAGATTTGCCGTGACTTATCAGTAAATTGGAGTAGTCCTATTGATGTGGTTAATGCAGCATTTCACAATCTTGAAATTCCTATCCCTAAAGCTAATCTAAAAGAACGTTGGGCTCAGTATACACAGCTATTTGGCTATGCCATCAAGAACTTATTTGATGCTCGTGGTTTTAAGGCGGACTGGTCTATTAAACAATAAATATAAGAAATTAGGAATTATTATGGACTTACAGAGACTTTTGAAATTAGCTGGTGTTGAGACGGTTGTAGAAGCCGAGGTTCCAGTTATTAAGTTTTCAAATGGTACTCCATCCAATGGTCTTGAACCTGCTGAAGGTGATAACCTTTTGACTAAAGAATTTAATACCGATACGATGGAAGTCAATATTGCCAAGCAGGGAATCGATACTGAGCAGGCTGAAAAGGTAGAAGTACCGTCAGATGTCACTAAATGGATTGCCAAGAGACTCGGTGAAATTAAGGCTTCAATGGATGAGTATGATGAGAAGGGTTATGATGACACTGGCGCTGTTTACAGTGGAGTGAAAGGTAACGCAATCGAAGCTCTAGAGAAGTTTAAAGAACATCTAGCAAAGGGTGATAGTGAAGGTTTCAAGATGGCACAGGTTTACTACGGTACTCTTATGAGCCCTATTCAAGATATGCTTCCAAGCCAGCTAGTTAAATTTTTACACTCAAAACAAGATACTAAGAAAACAGAGTTTTAAATGAAAGCAAAACTTTTAGTCATAAGAACGCTTTTGAAGCGAATGGCTGATGTGCAAGATGACCAGAAAGTCCTAACGCACGCGTTAGGACTTTCTTCGTTAGCGTACTTCTCAAATTCATTCATTGCAAAAAATTTAGACAAGCTAGATATACCTTATAAGATACTTGAGTATCAAGGTATGAAGTGTCTTATTGGGGAAACATCAGATGCAATCTATATTGCATTCAGGGGAACGGAACCTTCCATGTGGTCTAACTGGAAGATCATTCTTAACTTTGTTCCGAAGTATTTTATGTATGATCTAAAAGCCCATGGTGGCTTTGTTCTTTATCATAAGAGATATGAGCAATTCATTAAGGATTACATCAACTCTATTGACAAAGGTAAGCAGATCATCTTCACCGGACACTCGTTGGGTGCGGCGGTAGCATCTCTGTATAATATAAGCTATACGAAGTCTTCGAAGTGTGTATGCTTTGCATCACCTAACCTATTATTTAAAGATAAGTTTCTATCTGAATCAAGCACATCGTATCGTATAATGCAAGACTTCGTTACTTGGATTCCCTTTAGTATACCACTTTATCGCTGGTTTAGGCCTAACAATACTCTTAAACTTAAATCGAAAGGAAAGTTCTCCAACCCATTTAAGTATCATTCATTGTCTAACTATGTCAAGTCGATAATAAAATAAAATTGATTAACAACCTCGTTTTAGGATAGCATAAATATCTATAAACGAGGTTTATTTTTATGTTTGTTTGCATGTGTAGCGCGATCACTGATGAGATGATCATCGATGAGATTAAAAAAGGTAGTGATACTGTTGAAAAGATTTCTGAAGTCCTAGGCGTCTCCAATATCTGTGGAAGCTGTGAGGACGAAGTAACCAACATTATTGCTTCTACCAAGTTAAAATTTGTTAAGGTTGAAAAATAATATATGTTTTTAAATGTTGTAGAGGCTAAAAATTGCCTCGATGAATATGTAGCAAAGCGTATGATTGAAGGATATTCAATCGAAACCGCAGAAGACGGTACCCTATCCATTATGATCCGTCCGATCAAGGCGGTTGACACGATAACGATGTCAACAGAATATAACCTTGATTAACTAGTCCATTGCCAGTTATCATTGTTGGATAAGGATAACTGTCATGAACACACTAAATCTTTCCGACTACGGAATTTCCGTTAATAGCGGCTTCGCGTTCTTTTGGGGTAGTCCCCTTTCCAACTGGCATAAGTCATCCTTCTTTGTGGATGACATTCTCTTTCATACATCAGAACACTATATGATGTATCGCAAAGCCATGCTGTTCAACGACACCGTTGCAGCCGCCAGCATCCTCAAGTCAAAAGACCCAAAGAAAATTAAGGCCATTGGTCGTCAGGTAAAGGATTATAATGACGCAGCATGGCTAAGGTTCGCTTTGATGCAGTCTATGAGGGTTGCCTAGCCAAGTTCCAACAGAATCCAGATGCAGCCAAGGTTCTACTTGCAACCGTTGGTCTTGAAATCGTTGAAGCTTCACCGTATGATAAGGTGTGGGGAATTGGCATGTCAGCCAATGATCCTCGTGCAATTAATAAATCACAGTGGCAAGGTGACAATCTTCTAGGTCTAGTCCTTGAGAAAGTCCGTGAGCAGCTAGTAAAGGAATAACAATGTATCGTCTAAAGAAAGAAAAGATTAAATTTCCAGATGAGGCTAGCCGCTGCTTTCCGATCTTTAAGTGGAAGACTTGTCATTTCTGTAATAATGAATTTTCTTTTGAACTTGGTTGGAAGATTCTTTTAAAAAATCGATATTATCATGGAACAGATTATGATTATCGTGGAACAGATTATGATTATTTGTGCAGTCGTTGTGTGAATGGTGATAAGCAGATAGCATTGGATATCATCAATGATCGCATTGCAGAGCATGAATATGACCAAAAGTCTAGAGCTACCAAACAGTTCATTAAGCCTCCGGTTAAGAAGCATAATCCAGAAGATTTCAAACAGCCTGTACAGGGAACTATTGAAAAGAAAAACTTCTTTAATAAGAGTACCAAGGAAGAATTGGAGATTACTTCGAAGAAGGAACAGACACCAAAGTTTCCACCGAAACCTAATCCCAAACTAGAATCAAAGTTTCAATTATTGGAAGACATACGCAGGAAAGAATCTACTCAAAGGGATGCAAAGAAAATAAAGGATGCCATCAGCCTGCTACAGGGTCATATGGGAATTAACCATCATGATTATATGGATAAGGCAAATCAAAATATTGCCGTAGCCAGTAAATTAGCAATGATTGAAACTATTAGAGCTATCAGAGGAAGTTAATGTGTTTAATTTTATTAAACGATGGTGGGAAAATCGTCAGCTACAAGAAAAAGAACTTGAACTCTTGAATCAGATTGAATTCCAGATGACTAAGAAGTTCTATGTCATTGGTCATATTACAGCTTATACATCATGGACTGATACCGGCCAAAAAACTCATCACTCCTATATCTTAAAAGAGAATGGTAATGGAGTACGTAAAGTTGACATTATTAGTCAGAATGATTACAACTGTGCCTATGAACACCATATGTATACGAAGCTTGTGGCTCCATGGGAGAAGGGTGTCAATTTTAAATATATGCCGACATTCAAAGAAATTCTTGAAAAATCAAGAGACATAGCGAGGAATGATTAATGGGTGATTATATTCTCTATAAGCATTACTGTACTGTTGGTGATCTACTTGAAACTATCGACAGGTTGAAGAATAAGGGACTTTCTGACGAAGAAATTCAGAAGGTTCCAGTTATAATCGAAAGAATCGAAGATCACTATTTTGAAAACCAAAATTGGAAGACTATTCCTCGTGGTGAATCAAATTATATTCTAGCTTGGTCACCTCTTATCTTCAAAGATAGTGAGGGCCGACATGAACTAGCCATTGATGCACACTATTAATTCTTGACATAAATACGTTTAGCAGTACAATTCAATCACTATCACATAGGAGTTATGGATATGAATAAGAAAATTACCATTGGTTACGATGAACTTAATCGTGCCGTTAAAATCAGTAAGACCCCAACCAAAGATGTTTGGGTACCGGCATCAAAGAAGTATAACTTCGCAGTGCTTATTGGCCGTATGGAACCATTCACTGAAGCTCATCGTGAAAATCTTCTCCATGCGAAGACCCTTGCCGATCATGTCATCGTTGCATTGGGTTCCCACAACCAGCCTATCGACTGGAAGAATCCATGGACTTCCGCAGAACGTATCGAAATGATCAAAGCTGGCCTAACGCCAGAAGAGCTTGAAGGTATTCACTTTCAGGCCGTAGAAGATCGTCGTTATCAGGATAAGGAATGGCAGGCACTTATGTATGAAGCTGTCGATGCCGTGGTCATGGACTATTCCAAGTATCGCGTTAATGGTCGTGACGAAGCACATACCGCAAAGATTTGTGTCGTTGGCTATGAAAAGGACGATTCATCTTTCTATTTGAATATGTTCCCGAAATGGCCGCTTGAGACCACTCTTGCCTACACCAAAGAAGGCACTCTGGTCAATGCAACCGATATCCGTAAGATGATCTACGATGGTGATCTTAACTTTAAGAAGTTTCTTCCTGAAGGTACGGCAAATTATATTGAACAGTGGATGAAGACCGAGAAGTTCCAGTATGTAAAGGACTGGTATGATTTCGATCTTGAATATCAGAAGCCATTCGAAGAGCTTCAGGATAAGATCAAAGAGGAACATGACTACGAGGTCATTACCAATTTCTACTGCGCTGACAATGTAATTATTCAGTCAGGACATATCCTATTGATCAAACGTGCCAAGCATCCGGGTAAGGGTCTATGGGCACTTCCGGGTGGACACATCAACGGCAACGAGAATTCCTTCACAGCATCACTTCGTGAGCTTGAGGAAGAGACTGGTTTGAAGATTCCAGATAAGGTTCTTATCGGTAGTTATGTTGGTGAAAAGACCTTCGATCATCCTGACCGTTCACTTCGTGGTCGCTGTGGTAAGAAGGTTGGCCGTACTATCTCACAGTCTCATTGCTATGCTCTTGATGATTCGCGTGGTCTTCCTCGCGTCAAGGGTATGGACGATGCTGCTGAAGCATGGTGGTTTAATTTGGCAGAAGTCCGTAGAATGCGCGATCAAATCTTTGAGGATCACATGTGTCAGATCAACTATTGGATTGCCAAGGTTGAAGATAAGGTTATCATGCGTAAGTAATATCTAACACATTTAAGGAACAGTATGGATTACCCATTAGATTTAGAGTTCTATAAAGAGTTATGGGGTGGTGACAAGGCCAACGTGCCTGTCCCGCCTGACAATCAAATTGTATACTTGTGTGGTTGGCCGATGAACCTTGGCAATGGTCAAGATTTTTATAATCGATATGCTACGGTTGAAGGCATTCAGAAACAATATAATGAATTCACACATAGTGTTGGACAGGTTTATTACATTGATCCTTCTAATTCAATGCAAACTAAACCATACGTAAAGACCAAGGATTAATATGAGTACAATGTGGAATCTAAAAGACCTTGTTGAATATGCCAACAATGGTGGAGTGCAATCTAGCAACGGTAAAGATGGTTACGTGCCAGCACGTCCAGCTAGTGGTGCTTTCAGGTTTGAGAAGCTAAAGGCAGCATGGGAAGTATTTCGTGGTCGTGCCGATGCTGTTAAGTGGCCGCAGGAACAGTAATGGAAGATTTCATTGTCAAACCATTACCTAACAGTGATTTTGAAATAGAGAAGACTGTTATATATGATTCTGAAAGTATAAAGCTTCTAAAAAATTTAGAGCCTGTACGTAAAAGACCAAAGTACCACATTGTTCCAGATGAAACATAAATAAACTTGACAAATATTTCTTTGTCACGCACAATACAACACATAATCGAAATCACTTAGGAGTTAAGGATCATGATTAAACTACACACAATTCTACGCGCTGATAGCTATAAGATGTCTCATTGGCTTCAGTATCCCGCAGGCACCACTGATGTATTCAGCTATATTGAATCCCGTGGCTGCAAGTTCACTGATGAACTACTTTATTTTGGCCTTCAGGCTTATCTCAAAGAATACCTTAGCAAGCCCATCACAATGGCTGATGTTGAATTTGCTAACACCTTCGCAGCAAAGCATGGCGAACCGTTCAACTATGATGGTTGGAAATACATTGTAGAAAAGCATGATGGATATCTTCCACTGACGATCAAGTCTGCAAAGGAAGGTTCTGTGATTCCACTGCACAATGTCCTTCTCACCGTTCACACGTCAGACCCGAACCTTTTCTGGCTTCCTTCATATATTGAAACAGCACTTCTTCGTGCCATCTGGTATCCTTCAACGGTTGCTACTCTTTCTTATACCTGTAAGAAGATCATGCACAAGTATCTTCTTGAAACCTCTGACCAGCTTGATAGTCTGAATTTCATGCTTCATGACTTCGGCGCTCGTGGTGTCAGTAGTGCAGAAAGCGCCATGCTTGGTGGTATGGGCCATATCGTTAACTTCATGGGTTCTGACACCGTTGAAGCCATCGTTGGTGCCATGAATTATTATGGTTCTGATGTTTGCGCATATTCGATCCCTGCCGCAGAGCATTCAACCATCACTAGCTGGAAGCGTGAGAATGAGTTTGACGCTTATTCGAACATGGTTGATCAGTATGCCAAGAAGGGCGCAATCTTTGCAGTAGTCTCTGATAGTTACAACATCTACAATGCTGTTGAGAACATGTGGAGCAAGGGTGGTCTATTCGACCGCGTAAAGGCTGCTGGCGCTCGTGTAGTCATCCGTCCTGACTCTGGTGATCCGACTCTTGTTCCTATCAAGTTGGTTAAGATGATTGCCGAACTTGAAGGGTTTACAGTTAACAGCAAGGGATACAAAGTGCTTCCTGATCACATCCGTGTGATTCAGGGTGATGGTATCACTCTTGAAACGATTCCTTTGATTCTTGAGAATCTTAAGGCTGAAGGTTTCAGCACTGAAAATCTTAACTTTGGAATGGGTGGCGGTCTTTTGCAGATGGTCAATCGTGATACATTTAAGTTTGCACAGAAATGCTCTGCTGCTCTGGTAAACAATGAATGGGTCGATGTATACAAACAGCCGATTGATGATAATGGTAAGACCTCAAAGCAGGGCCGCCTAGGTCTTGTCAAGGATGATCACGGTAATTACCTTACTATTCGTCTGGAAGACCCACTGGAACGCAAAGAAGAGCTTGAAATCGTGTTTAAGCATGGTATGATCGTCAAAGAAACGACCTTTGATGAAGTTCGTGAACGTGCTAATGCCTATTTCGTTAAGTAAGGATAGCTATGAAATACATTCTCAGAGTGCATACCGAAGAAGGTATGCACTATCTTGACAAAGTGAGCGGTCTCATTCGTAAGGAACTTGGTTCGGAGATTAGGGTTGTGGATCATCGTGTTCCTAATAAGGAAGACTTTGGTATCTTTCCACCACAAATTCTTGAACATCTTCATGTGTCTCTAGATCGTCATCTTGCTGATGCATTTGGTATAGATTATTTTCAGATTTCACGAGTGTTCAATGAACATGGTGATGTGGTCAACCGTCTTGTTGGGGAGCCTATGCCAATCAGGAAGAAAATACTTTATACTGGCATGATTCATATCATTGATACTGATATGGTTCATGGTCAGACTATGCATCTGGCTAAGTCGCTGTTGGGTACGGAGAGTTACACCGTTCCGGTACGTCTGTTTAAGAATGAAGACCTCATCGACATGGAAGACTTGTTCATGAACAACTCACTCCTGAAGACCGATAATGGAATTAGTGCTTGCAACTATCTAATTAATCCGTTATTCTTTTCGAAGCGCACTTCATTGCCAGAAGAGTTGTTTGCTCCAATGAAGGAAATCGTCAATCAAACTTTGAAGGGTTAATCATGTACAGTGCATCTACAGAAAGGCTTCTCAACCACGTTAAGCGATGGTTTGAGACCAGTGGTCTCAACGAAGCAATCGTAGGCTATTCTGGTGGTATCGATTCGGCTACTACCGCTGCTGTTCTTCATCATGCAGGAATTCCAACCACAGTGTTTCAGACGTGCTTCAAAGGTCAGAAGCTTTCATCACCGATGATTGCCATGGATTTTGTTGCTGCAATGCATGAAGCTCACGATCATGAAGATTATATGATGCGTTGGGATTATCTTGAAATGGAGAATCCGCGATATCTGAACGAAGCAGGCAAGGAAGCTGCACTCCCCATCATCCGTAATGCTTACTTCTATGGTATTGCTGCCGAGCGACACTGCCATGGTTTGAAGCCAGTGGTTGTTGGTACTGTTAATTTCGATGAAGCTGCTTACCTTGGATTTTGGGGTAAGGCTTCTGACGCTGCACAGGACTACTATCCGATTAGCCATCTTCACAAGTCTGAAGTATATGCACTAGCTAAGGAGCTTGGCGTTCCGCAGGAAATCATCGATGCGGTACCATCTGGTGATCTACAGTGGTCAGGTGACCTTAACGATTATAAGATGATTGGGGCAACATATCCACAGATTGAAAAGGTTGCCTATGAAGCGAGTAATGTTAGTGACACTACTGATGATCGAACCAATCTCATTAATGCGATTAAAAATGTTGATGATCCTACAACATTTGTGGTTAACAATATTCATCGCAATCGACACAAATACAATCTGCCGTTCCCCGGTCAACATGCATATCCGAGACTGGAAGGATTCCGTAAGTACGCATATTCGAAAATCATTGGAGCGATATCACAGATTAATCTTTAATTAATTCTTCATAGAAGTTAACGATTTTTCGCATTTCATCTAACGTTGCATTAGACTTGAGCATATTTGCTCGGTACGATACAACTATCACGTTGTCAATAGAATAACCTTTAGCTGAATCGATTCTATCAAAACTTATAGAGTCAGCCTGTACCTTATTGCGATGGAAGCTTAATGGTATCCCAAGGATGGGACAGGTGATAGGAATGCCAATCTCGTCTATGTCAGATGGCAGCAACGTGAATTCAATATTACGTTTCTTTGCTGATGCCTTTAACTGATTCCATATATCCTTGAAATCCCTTTGTGTAAGATGTAACTTCATTCAACTACTCAATTAGTCGTTATATTTTACACCTATTCATCTTTAAAGTAAACTTAATCTTGACTTCTAATGGAGTTGAGAAATAATAGCGTTATCAAATCACGAGACATCCCATGCACAACCTCAATGCTTATAAGACTGGTGGACTCTATACGAAGCCGGAATGGAACCCATCTATCCTCAAAGAACAGAAGCGTTTTGGTATTCGTGAGCAACGAATCATCAATCATTATTCTGAATATCCTATTATTTGGGGTGATGACATTATCTCGGCTGAGCAGTGTGCAAGCCTGATCCGTCAGTTTGATGATCAAATTCAATATCCAGTGGGTATTGATGGTTTTGCTAATACTGAAGAGAATGCTGGGTCGCATCGCGCCATGGCTTGGGGTACAGACTTTGCAGATGTCATTACTAAGCAAATTCACAATATGGTTCCTATCCGTGAATTTGTTCGTACCAAGATCGGTGGTATGCATACTCTTATGCAGCCATACAAGTATGAGCGCAAGGATTGTCCGGGTTCATATCAGCCTGTAATGGCAACTCCGTTTGAACCTGAAGAACGCTATGAACTTCTTGGATCAACACCATGGCTTCGTTTTATGAAGTATGCTGATGGTGGAATGCATACTCCACATTATGATGCACCATTCGTTAACACAGATGAGCGTTATACAACTCTCTTCTCATGGGTTCTGTATCTCAATACTCCTAGTGGTACTGGCGGTAACTTCCAGTTTGTTAAGGATCATCAGCATCATATTCATCCTATGTTTCAGGATCGCTCAGACTGGACAGAAATGAGTAATGAGGTTATCATGAGTGTTTCCCCTAAGCAGGGGCGTTTGCTGATCTTCCCTCACTGGCTCTGCCATCAGGTGGAGAAGTATGTGGGTGATGGGCACCGTTATATCATCAGGGGTGATGTGGCTTACGGTTTTTGAACGATATTGACATTGGAATATAATTATGGCTACTGAACTTGATTGTCTAGACCCTTGGTTTCAAACCATTGAAGCTAAGTATGGATATGACTTCTGTCTACAGGCTGGATATTTCCAAGAGCCTCATGCATGGAATGAATCTTATGCTAAGACCTTCAGTCTTCCCGAGGGTAAGACGGTCATTCAGTATTCTGGTGCATTCTATCCTTTCCATGAAGGTCACCTTGAGACCGTCATCAAAGCCATTGATGCTATTGCAAAGCATGGTACAGAAGGTATCGTGATCATTCATGTTGATCATCAGCAATACCGTACCTCTAAAGGTAAGTTCAACGAGAAGAGTTTTACCGCCGCATTCGGCCTTCTCTTGGGTCGATTCCCCTATCGTGGATTTAGCTTCTCATTGATCTTTGAAGATTCTATGGAAAATGGTTGTTCGCGTAACTTCACTCGCCTGTATAAGGAACTCATTGATCTTAACAATGATGCATACCTCCTTTGCGGTGGTGACCGTGCAAACTTCTCACTAGCCTTTATCGACAAGGGTAAGTGCATCGTTGCAGGTAGAAGTCAGAGTGATTCATTTAAACGATACAAGACATTGATGGAATCAGACCGCCATATTTTTATTGAAGGTAATAATGATATGTCTTCCACCAAGATCAGAAAGCTAGCGTCTGTTTAATTTTAATGATAGACTGTTGATGGCTAGTCGAAATATAGCTACTTATGTAGCCGAAAGGACATATCCTGATATAACACATAGGAGAATAGTATGTCAGAAATTAAAATTGAAAACAAAGATTCTGAACTTGAAAAGCTTCACTATAAGCAGAGACATCAAGAAGTTGGTAATTATTTCAATAAGATTAAAAAATACCCATTGGAAGCTATTCACTTAAGAGGTGAAGCAATGTTGCCATTCAATATTAGATATCACAATGACGACAATGCTTGCATTGAGATTGCTGTTACTGGTTACAATAGTAGTGATATAAAGGCTGACTTGCAAGGTGGATATTTAAATGTTTACACGACCTACAACCATTTTGGTCTTAAAGAAGAAACCGAATTTGTTGAACGTGACCATAATTGGTCTTTGTATAGACCAGAAGATTTTTCTAATGGGGTGAACAGAGAACTCTTTGTTCATAAGGGAATTACAGCTAAGCCATTTAACTTAAAATTTTTTATCCCTGTTGACCATACTTGGTGCTATGCTTCCAACAAGGATGGAATGTTAATCTTTGGATTTAGCACTAATCAGGTTACGGTCCCAATCCAGTCAATCACAATTGATTGACGGAAAGAATTAATAGAAGTATTCTGTGTGGACACCACAACGGTGTCCAAACTTTTATAACCCTACAGGAAAACACACAATGAAGTCACTCGCTGAAATCTCGACAGAAATCACTCGCGATGGTAATTGGGCACAGGCTGAGAAAGACCTTCAGCAAGGCCTTCAGGAACATCCAGAATCAGCCAAGGGTTGGTATTACCTTGCACAGGTTGAACAGCATCTCGGCAAGACTGGCGAAGCTCGTACAGCACTGTCCAAGGCTGATGCAATCGATCCATCGCATGGTTATGCAGGTAGCCTTTCAAAGTATAATGATTTCGTTGGTAAGCTTACTTCGCAGCATGTCGCAAAGTCTGTAACTACTACGACTACTACTGCGACTGTTCGTCAGCCAACGGTACAGCCTGCACATGAGTCCGGTAGTGTTGCTCCGTACTTCTTCGGCACCCTTGCGGTCCTTGTTATCGTCGGCATCATTGTTTGGGTCTATAAGTCGATCCAGCGCCGCCAGCAGGAAATCGATGATAAGACCGAACGTGCTTATCGTGATCTTGTTGATAGTCAGCCGGTAACTCGTACCGCAAACAGTGGTACTTATGGTGCTGGTGTTAGCCAGCCGGTTCCACGTTACTCATCGGCTAATGTTACTCGCCCAACGGTACCAGTATCACCAGTTATCGTCCAGCCTTCAGTCGTCCCACAGACTGTTATCGTCGGTAATACCAATAATGGTTATGTCGATGGCATGCTGACTGGTGTTCTTCTTAATGAAGCATTGTCTGATCATCATCGTGATCACTATTATAGTGACCCATATGTCGGCCATGTTGATCGTGGATTTGATTCTGGTTCAACCACTACAACCACCACTACAACCACATTTGATGATGGTGATACTGACACCTTCGATTCTGGTTCTTCCAGTTCCTCGTCAAGCTCATCCTCAAGTTGGGATAGCGGTTCTTCTAGCTCGTCTAGCTGGTCAGATTCATCTTCAAGCTTTGATTCTGGTTCTTCCAGCTTCGATAGTGGATCATCTGGTAGTGATTGGTAATAATAAAAAGCCCGCGAAAGCGGGCTTTTTAATTTAGGCTGTTGCAGTTGGTCGATTGAAGGGTTTCTGACCATCTGAGTTTTCTTCAAGGTCTTGCTTAAGTTGGGCTACAATTTCTTGGAAGTTATCCTTAAAGAATCTAATAGCAATCTTAAGGTCATCAGGGTTCCCATCATGAGTAGTACCATGATCTTGAATATCAATATCACCAAACTTAAATCCACGGGTCTTAGGGTTAACCATGATATCCACTGCGTAAACAACACCATTATCTTGAACGAATGAAAATGATCCATCGATCATCCCATTCTCTTCTGAGAATGCATTAACGCCAGTTAATTTGTATTGTGTATCAGTATCAAAATCCATCACGGATTCTAAAAGTTGCAGAATTTTCATAGTTTTTCTCTTTTTCTTTATTTATATGATATTTGACATTATACATCTCAAAAGATACAATTTAAGACGGAGAAATTATGAATAATGATAAGTGGAATAAACGATTGATTGATGCTGCTAGATTGGCTGCATCATGGTCTAAGGATGAATCAACCAAAGTGGGTGCTGTACTTGCCAATGGTAAGCGCATTCGTCTCTTGGCTTACAATGGCTTCCCTGAAGCATTTGCTGATGATGAACGTCTGAAAGATCGTCCAACCAAATATAAGCTAATTCAGCATGCAGAAAAGAATGCTCTTGACTATTGTGCTGCTGAAGGTCTGCCAACAAGAGGTATGACGATGGCAGTATCAACCTTTCCATGCTCTGCATGTGCCGGAAGCATGATTACTGCTGGCATTAAGCGTGTCGTTTCTGTAGAACCTTCAGATGAGTTTCGTACTCGATGGGGTGAAGAAATTGATTTTGCTAAAGCTATGTTTGCTGAAGCTGGAATTGAAGTAGAGTTTGTGAATGCAGACTGAATATAATTATATTCTAGCTTGAATTAATTTTATAGACTGATAATATACAAGGAACAAAAGAATGAATATTAACACCCCAACATTGATTGTCTTGGTAGGTCCACCTGCGTCCGGTAAGTCTACTTACATTGGTACTATGGCTCACGATAGTGTCATCATCTCGACCGATGATATTGTAGAAACGATTGCCAAGGAACAGGGTAAGACTTACTCTGAAGTCTGGAAGACTTCGGTTAAGGAAGCTACTAAGCGTATGTATGTTCAGTTGGATGAAGCTATTAAGAATCGTAAGAATGTGATTTGGGATCAAACCAATCTTACGGCTAAGAAACGCAAGGAAATTCTGTCTCGTTTTCCTAAGGATTATCACACTGAATGTGTGTATTTTATGGTTGATCAGGAAGAATTGTTAAGCCGTTTGAAGGAGCGCGCTCGTCAAACTGGTAAGAACATCCCAATTGGCATTGTAATAAATATGATTGAAACCTATGAAATACCCGATACATCAGAAGGATTCAACAGAGTCCGACAGGGTTAGAACGAACTAAATATCCAAAGGAATATGTTATGACGACTGCACATGAAATTGAAAAGCGAACCCACATCCCCAAAATTTTGCAGCTTTCCGATTCAGGAGAGCCATTGCGTTGGATTACATATCAGGACTTCGCAACATTGCAGGCGAAGGATCGTATCCTTTGGACAACAGGTAAGTATGCACATACACTTCGTGGTGGAATGAATGCTTCAACTGGACAGCAGTCTGTGCTAGTTATGGACACGATTGTTGCTGTAAAACATGATAAGAGCAAACGTACAAAGAAGCGTGACCTTGCTGGATACAGCCCGACACTTTCTAATGCAATGTTGTTCGAACGTGACCGTTATCTTTGTGCATATTGTAATACCATATACCCAAAAGGTAAGTTAACTCGCGACCATGTTCATCCAGTTTCTAAAGGTGGACCAGATATTTGGGAAAATGTTGTAACAGCATGTGGAGCATGTAACCGTTGGAAGGATAATAAGACTCTTGCAGATGCTGAGCTTGAGCTACATTATCTTCCATACAAGCCATCGTTCTATGAACATTTGATTCTTGAGAATAGACACATTCTTGGAGACCAGCTTGACTTCCTTATCAAGGGTGTAAGCAAGAACTCCCCAATCTACAAGGATTACGAGCGAAAGCTTAATTCTTAGAAGGAAACAGAAAAGGCCGGGTAACCGGCCTTTTTCTTTTAGATTGATTAAGAGATTCATGAATGGTAGACTAACCGCTTAAACGGACCCATTTATGAATTTAATAGAATACCAAGAAAAAGCATTACGCACAGAGTCAATCGTTGATGAAGTTATTGCTGATAAGAATGAACTTCTACATGTTCTAGCAATCTTCGTCACTGCCGGTGAAATGCTTGACTGCCTTAAGAAAAAGATTTATTACAAAAATCCAAAGAAATATAATGAGAAGTTTCAAGAGCTATCCGATAGTTTGAAGTTCTTTGATAATTGTGCTGATCGTCATCACAGCGAACAGAAGGAAGAAGTTCTTGAAGGTGTAAACCCTCGTGTGTTCCATGGTGTTATTGGTGTTGCTACTGAAGCCGCTGAGCTTGTTTCAGCATTACAGAAGAACATTACTGGTGGTACTATTGATGCAGTCAACATTCAAGAAGAAATGGCTGATGCTAGTTGGTATAACGCTATTCTAAACGATGCCCTTGGCCTTGATTGGGAAGAAGGTTTGGTTCGTAACATTGCAAAGCTTCAGGCACGTTATCCAGAGAAATACTCTGACGAAAATGCTGAAGTCCGTAATCTAGATGTTGAGCGTAAAATTCTAGAAGGTAATAAGTAATGGAGCGCAAATCACTAGTCTTTATGACTGGTGCAGGTATTTCAAAGGAAAGTGGTATCGCCACTTTCCGTGATTCTGTAGATGGCTTATGGAACCATTATAAGATTGAAGAAGTCTCATCCATTGATGGCTGGAACCGTGATGCTAACAAGGTTCTACATTTCTTTAACGAACGTCGCAAAGACATTCAAGCCGCACAACCTAATGATGCACATAAGATCATCGCTGAGTTGGAAGAGTTCTATGATGTAACTGTTATAACACAGAATATTGATGACCTTCATGAGCGTGGTGGTTCAACCAATGTGATTCATTTACATGGTGAGATTCTAAAGGTTAGAGAAGTTGCCGGTGAAGAGAAGTCATTCCGTTGGGAGAAAGACCTGACTAAAGATGATCGTTCACCGAGTGGACTTCCTATGCGTCCTGACATTGTATGGTTCGGTGAGAATGTCAAGCGTTATGAAGATGCCATAGCAGCAGTCAAGAAGTCTCATGCATATATCATCGTTGGAACATCTTTAGAAGTATTCCCAGCATCACATTTGCACACGTACATGCCAAAGGGTACCACAGGAGTCATCATCGATCCTAATATGTTATATTCAATTCAAGACTTTCTCCATCTGGAAATGAAAGCAACTGATGGTATGAATTTCGTAAAAGAAATCCTAACAAAAGAAAGCATATTAAACGCTTGATCATTGATCAGGCGTTTTTTCTCGTTTAACCCACCCTTGGTGAGATATACTCCACCAAATTTCAAGGAATACAGATGAAATCAGGTAAAGTATGCATTTTCGATCTTGACGATACGCTAGGTAATCTCAAGGTTCCAATGCAAAAAGTTCTGGATAAATACTCAAAGAAGAGCGTTCCTTGGCAGCAGTGGAATTGCTTCAATATTACAGACATTTATGGTATCTCAATCGAGAACCTATTTGACGCGATCATTGACAGCGATATTCTTACTACTATGGAGCCATACGATAACTCTTTGAAGACACTCACCGCACTGAAGGATCAGGGCCATAAGATCGTCATCATTACGTCCAGAGGCTACCACCCTGACGCGTACAACGTGACGAAGGAATGGTTCGACCGTAATGGTATTCCATATGACAACATTCATGTGTCAAGCCATACGATCAAGAAATCTTACTATGCAAACATTTATGATAACGTGATTATGGCCGTAGACGATAATATAGACAACTGTAACGATTTTTCAACTCATAGTAAAATTGAGAACACTATACTTATGGATATGCCATGGAATGTAACCGATTCCAGCTTTAAGCGAATCTATGATATCGGACAGGTATTCGATAAAAATTAAGCGAGAGTTTATCTCTCGCTGACAACAGGAGAGATAAATGAAGTTCGCAAATAAAAGTAAAGTAAATGCCCTTCTAGATAAGGGTGGTCAGTTGATCGACTTAAGAAGTCCAGTTGATTTCAGAAATGGAACCTTTGGGTCAGCCAAGAATTTACCTCTCAAAAATTTTATCAATACTTTTTTAAAATTTGATAAAACAAAACCTCTTGTGCTAATTGTAAATTTTGTAGATGATGCTGACATCAAAACTGTTGACATGTATGCTGCACAGTTAGGCTTTGAAAAGATTTGGGCTGCTGAATATAATCAGTTGCGCGACTAAGCTTGACTAAACAATTTAATTATCCTAGAATGGCTCCCAATAGTGGAGCCATTTTTATGGACATCGTAAAAACAGTCGAAGATACTTTGACGTCTCTTCGCAATCACATCGCCAAGTTGGAAGAGAAGGCTAATGATAACCTTCCTCCAAACATGAAAGTGGAGACTATTCCAACATGGAATTCTCCACATATGGATTATATTTTTAAAGTCAAGTATGACAGTTATTATAAAACTGATCATCTGGCTAATACTGAGGAACAGATCAATAAGTGCCTTGAAAAGCATGAAAAAACTGTTATTGAGTATATTGAAAAGATCAATTTGATGCATGCTAACAATGGTGCTGCCCTTGAGAATAATAAGAAACTTAAAGAAAAGCTATCATTCATGATGAGTGCAGCAGGTATTCCAGCAGGCTATACAACATATGAATACCCTACCACACGTTCTAAAACTAAAAAATCTATTGGTCACACGGCTGGATATATCGGTGATCTTCAAAGAAATATTTCTTCTACTGACTCATATGATTTTCATAAGTCTGCTGCGGAAAAAAGTCTCGTAGCTGCTAGGGAAGAATCAGTTAAGCGTATTGCCAAGATCAAGGAAATCAAACGTCAAGAAGTCAAGGAAAAGGCTAAAGTTGATGCAGAGAAGGTTATAGTGCATCTACGTGTGAAATATGAGACCAGATACGATGCAGATGCTAGTGAGATTCTTGATGCTATTCTAGAGAAGAACAAATATCTACATCTTGGGCATTATCTTGAAGCCAACAGAATTGATTGGAATGATGGCCCAAGTTATGCTGAACGTGGTTTGAATGGATTCACTATTGAAACCAAAGAAGATGAAAAAATGTATGACACCATTCATGGTCTAATTGAAGATTGGGGTGGCGATGGAAGGGTTTTTAGTAACTGGGAATTCGGTTATGGATTCATGTTCTCAAAGGTTAGCGAATCTGACCCAGCGCTGTATAAAGATTATGAACTCATAAAGGAAAAGATCAATGCGCTCTCTTAAGAAAATTCCATTTGTTGGTATGTTTGGGGTATGTGCTGGCATTGCTTACTGGTTGCGTATCCCAACATGGTTAGTTCGTTTCGCTATGATCATGCTTTATTTCTGTTGGTCATCTTTTATTATCTTTCCTTACCTTATCTTTGTATTGATTTTACCGGAATGGTGCGATAAACCTGAAGACTATGAAAGTGTAAGTGAATGAGTACGTGTAGGCATACAGGAAAGAATGGTTATGAAACCGAGCGTGAAGCACTCTCGGTTGTCGATAATCAACTTAATAGAAAGAGTACATCCTTCCTCCGTGTCTACAAATGCAATTGGTGTTATCAATGGCATCTAACGTCTCGTAAAGATTTAAAGGCAAAGAGACGATGAAAACTAAAGTGGTTCATCATAGAAAAGAAAAATATGATGTAATGATTGATCGAACTTCTAAATGGGGAAATCCTTATAAAAGGGATCACATCCTAACGAAGGAAGAAGCAGAATATCTAGGATCGCCACACCGTGAAGGCAGTGGTGTTATCCGTTCTGAGGTCATCAAATTATTTGAACGCTACCTTCGTGAAAATAAAGAATTAATGGATGACATCGAATCATTGCGTGGAAAGACTTTAGGTTGTTGGTGTAAACCTCAGAAATCGTGCCATGGTGACATGATAGTTAAAGTCCTAGATGAAATTGAATTAAACAATATATTTGGAATGTAATTATGACACAAGAAGATACACAAGACGCAAACATGTACGAATATGAATTCCCTATTGGTGACTGGTCTAAGGATGGCCATGGTCAAAGCGAGAGCTTTATGGTTAATTCACCAGCACTTATTGATGATATCGTAAAGGCTCACTGGCGCTCGCCTGAGGTTCTAGGATTCGCCATTGGTGATATCTGTAGTATGTATGAAGAAAGCACGATTGATCCAGATATTATGGTTCAACTCCGTGCTACTGGAATTTGGGATAAGTTTAAGACAAGAATTAATGATGATCAATTCTTTGAACAGAATGAGGATGAAGATGGTTTCTATATTCAGGAACCAGAGCTTCTACTTCAGCTTTGGATTATGATTCTTAATTATATTGACCCAACGCTTAAATTAGAATATTATAAAAGTGAAGCACCAAAATCATTAAAATATTTGGTAAAAGTTCCCGGCTATGGATTATTTGAATAATGAATACTATTGAAGCAGCACGTAAAGCAGTAAAGCTTGCAGAGAAGATCGAAGCTCTTGAGAAGGCAGTGACTCACCTTGGAAGGGCTGCGATGGATGTTCTAGTGACAATCCGCCTAAGCAATGGTATTCACCTTGACCTAGAACCAGATGATGTCACACTGTTCACAGACGTTCTCAAGAAGAAGATTGCAGCTAATCGTTCGGTATTAACCACACTAGGATTTGAATAAGTTAACTTGACAATTACGTTATTAACACATAAGATGCGACTCTAATAAAGTCGCATCTTTTTCTTTTGGAGAATTTAAATGTTTAGTGACAAGTATGTAGAAAAGCTGATAAAGCGTATGAAGCTTAAATTTCCTATGCAGGTCGTTCATAAGCTGGGCTATTACGACAATGATAAGGTTATCTATTACGTAAGTTCTATACAAGAAATGTTTCAGGTTTGTTATAACATCCTTGAAAAGGCCGTGTTCATTTCAGCATTTGTTAATGCTGAAATCCCCGAATCTATTGATGGGTATGCTAATGAAGCTGATGAGTGGCAGAAGGCTGAGTATTACCATTCTGTTGAAATTGTTAAGCTTGCTGATCAAGGACAATTTAAAGAAAATAACTCCTACGTAATTGATGCAAGACAGTGTATTCAAAATATGAAGGATGAACACAAAGATGCCAAGGAAGACAGGAAAACTTATGAAATTGTCATGAAAATTCTCCATGACAAAAATGGACCTCATGCTTTTGCAGCAGTGTGTGATTTTATGAACAATGTTGTTACGATTGTCCCAATCGAACGCGTTGTTGTTGACCCTGCTGTTGTAAAGGATTGGGCATAATGCTAGAATTCATTTCAGAAGAGAATTTCAAGGTCTGTAGAGGTACAGCCTACGTAACAACAAACCCATCTGAATGTCAGAATTTCAAACACCTCATCGGCATTGAAGTCTCTATCAATGGTATTAAGCATATTGTGATTGGTATTGAAAGTTTCATGCATTCTCCACCATGGCGTAGCGGAGAAAAGATAGCCCTACTTGTAAAATAAGGAATTAATTATGATGAAGGTATACCAAGTTGGCGGCGCAGTCCGCGACTTTCTCATGGGTCTGGTTCCTCATGACCATGACTACGTTGTCGTCGGCTCTACACCAGAAGAAATGGAAGCTCAAGGCTTCAGTCAGGTTGGTAAGGACTTTCCAGTATACCTTCATCCAGAGACCAATGATGAATACGCTCTGGCTCGTATCGAGCGCAAGTCTGGTTTGAAGCATACGGATTTCGAAACCAAGTTTGACTCTTCTGTTTCTATTGAAGATGACTTGTGTCGTCGTGACCTGACCATCAATGCTATCGCAGTTCCGCATAATTTTGAAGGTGAAATGGTTGACCCTTATGGTGGTCTGAAGGACATCGAGAACAAGGTGCTGCGTCATGTGTCTGAAGCTTTTGCTGAAGACCCTCTGCGTATCCTGCGTCTGGCTCGTTTCAATGCTCGCTTCCCTGAATTCAAGATTGACATCATGACTAAGATCATGGTGGACAAAATGGTGCTGGATGGTGCGCTGAATCATGTTTCCAAGGATCGCATTTGGGCTGAGACCAAGAAAAGTCTGCTAACTGAGGAACCGGCCAAATACTTCAAAGTGCTAGCTAATTGTGGTGCGTTGAAATACGTTACCAACATGGAGCATGGGATTTACGCCTACAGTGATTTGTTCGAACCGGTGGTTGAACTGACGGATTCGTTTTCAGATGAACGAAAGGTGCTGGTTCGTGCTGCTGCATTTTACTCTACCCATTGGTACGCAACCCCGGATAGAATGGCAGACAAGAAGAATTTTGTTAAATCTTTGCGCGAAGCTAAGTTGCCTGTGGATGTTATTGAACTGGCTACTTTCGTTGGCGAGTACGGCGACACGTTTGGGCATAACATTTGGCAGGATTCCATCAAGAAAATTGTTAATATTTTCGATGCGATGAACATTCGAATCATGGTCCAGAAGAACCCTAACTTCTTCGAAGACCTGTTCGCGATTCTGCTGGCATGGCAAGTCAATACCAAGGATAACTTGGAGAAGATTCTTCATATGATGGAAGCATTCCTTGACACCAAGGAATTTTTGTCTTGCGAAATGAAGCGCTTCGAATGGGCTGAAGGCAAGAAGCCTGATGCTCAAGAGATTAAAGAAATGATTGCAGACATCAAGTTTAAAAATGTTGATGCTGCTCAGAGTAAGTTTTGGAATGGAATCCATTTTAATCTTATCTCGGCATTTGAAGAAGCACTGCTGGGGAGACGGTAATGACCAAGGCAGTTGTATTTGATGCTTATGGGACTATCGTAAAAATTCATGAAAGGACGTATCCCTACAAGCAGTTGAAAAACTTGACGGACATCAACGGGTTCAAACATTTGAACCCGTTGACACATCCAGTAACCTTTGAAGAGACCGTGGCATTTGCTGGTGGAAGCTTGAAGCTTCCACATCTCATGGATCAGCTTTCAATTGAGTTGAAGTCAATCAAGGAATTTGCTGATGTCAAGCAGACGTTAGAAGTTCTTAAGAAGCGAGGAATGAAGCTTGTCGTTTGTTCAAACCTCGCACATCCTTATGCACAGCCCATTGTGCACATCTTTGGGGATGTATTCGACCATTACGTTTGGAGCTTCGCAGAGGGCTATACAAAGCCGGACATTGAAATTTACATGGCCGTTGAGAAAGCATTGTGGATGTATGGGACCGATATTCACATGGTAGGTGATACCTTCAAAGCTGATGTGGAAAGTCCACGTAACTTCGGATGGAATAGCACCTTACTTGACAGGACTGGCGATAATCAATATGATTCTATATCGTCTTTAACACAATTGCTGAAGTTAGTCTAATGATATTTAAACTTAAATCAATCTTTTGTTTTCATTATTGGGTGTACGATGCAAGAGGTAAAAGAGTACAGGAAATGTTAACGGGTAAGCCCTGTCTCATTTTCTATAAGGTATGCACTAAGTGCAAAAAAGTAGCGACATTCGCATGTAATGGAGAGTTCTAATGTCTAAGGTAATTTCTGCTGGTATCCTAGTCAAGATTCAAAGCAATCAGTATGCTCTAGGTCATGCCACAAATAATAAACATTGGGATATCTTCAAGGGTCGTCAGGACGAAGGTGAAACTTTCGTACAGACTGCCCTTCGTGAATGTCAGGAAGAATCTGGTTTGGTTTTTCAAGAATCAGACCTTAAGTTCCTTGGGAAATTTGACTATACAAAGAAGAAAGATATTGTCATCTTCATTGCACGAGTTGAGAATCTTGATTTTTCAGGCCTTAAGTGTACGACATTTCTTGAAAATGGTGATCCTGAAATGGATTACTATGCTCCATTTACATTCGATTTAATGCTAGAAGCAACTGCAACTAGCATGAGTAATGTATTAAAAAGTCTTTCAATTCAAATTAAAGAATTTTAATTATGCAACTACTACTTGAATTCGACCGAGGCTATCTTTCTAAACAGAAGGATGCTGACGGCAACGTGTATGAAGTTGTTAAGCGAGAGCGCATCAAGTGTCGCCTATGGTTCACTGATAGTGAAGACCTTAATGCATTTCTAAAAGAACATCGACCCATTCCACTAGATGATCGTGTTGATTATGGTGAGAAAGCAAAGGTCACATCATGGGTTGATTTCATGACTATGACAAAGGAACAACTAGGAATTAAGTAATGGATATTAAGTACATACCAAATTTTATACCAGAGCCAGATAAGGTTCTGGAAATTCTAGTCACTGAACTGGATTGGGTTAAGCGTGGGAACACTCCACGTATGGAATATTATGTAAGTCAGTTTGGCTTTGCTTACACCTATGGCACACCACCATATGAAAGAGAGTATCCATCACAAGCCAAACATTCAATGATCACATTCATTGAATATGCGCTTCAGATTGAGACTGAATCCACGTATGAAGTCTGCTTCTTGAATCGCTATGAAGATCAGTCCGACCACTTGGGTTGGCATGCCGATGACAGTCCAGAAATGGATGACTCTAGGCCAATCTGCATTGTCAGCCTTGGGGTTGAACGTGAGATTTGGTTTAGAGAAAATGGTAGCAACGATGATGTAACCAAGTTAAAGCTTGAGAACGGAAGCCTTTGCATCATGTCAGCAGGATTTCAGGATACACACCAGCATAGGATTCCCAAGGCCGGGTTTATGTGTGGTCGTAGAATTTCTTTAACATATAGAGGTTACACTAATGGCAGCGTTTGAACACAATGCTGCCAATGGTATGAAGAAACAGGTAATTGTTTTCACTGACTTCGATGGTTGTATGCATCCATTCTTTCGTGATGAAGATACGACTGATGCAGAGTTTAAAGATTTCTCCTTCACTCCATACTTTGCCAGAGCAATCAATAATTCTATTGATGAGTATGACATCAAGATTGTATTCTCAACCTCATGGCGTTATAGCTATAAGCATGAATGGCTGGTAGAACAGTTTCCAGAATCCATCAGAGATTTGATCGTAGGTCAGACACCCCACCATGGCGTAACTTATACATCATTCACATATAATCGTGAAGATGAATGTCGTCATTATATGACGGAAAATTATCCGGGTGTGGCATGGTTTGCCGTGGATGATGAAGACTATATTTTCTATACTAAAGAGAAGCTATTATTGTGTCCGAATCGTTTTAAGCATGCAGAAATAGATAAGTTTAAAAAAATGTTGGAGACTTGTAATGGTGATTAAAATTTATGCTTCTGCATATCTAAGACCATCTACCAGAGAGGTATTTGAAAATATATTTTCAGTCATTAGCTACTCTGGTGATCCGGCAGGCACATGTGAGTCGATGGATATGTATTGGTCTGATTATATTTGGGAAGAGTTTAAAGACCTCGACCCCAAGTCATTGTATAAGTTTGATGCTATACTCAACCTAAAGTTTACGAAGTATGGTAACTGGTGGAATGAATATAGTGAATGTGATGAAGAAATATATGCGGATACGGTTCTTACATTAGAGCGTGCATCCGACTTTGAAGAATTAAGGGAAGTGGTTACACGTATTCTTGGTAAGCCTGAGCGAGTAGTCAAGTTTACTGATCACGGTAAATTGCCAGATTTGGTTGATCTTTTCAAGGCCATGAAATAAGAAAGGGACGCATGTGCGTCCCTTTCGCTTATCTACGTTTTAGAATTAAAGTCCTAAATCTTCCAAGGTTGAAATCCAAGCCTTGACGAATTCACTTCTAACGATATCTTCCTTAGTGAAGTTGACGACATCGAAATCATGCATAGCTTCTGCCACTCTCAAGAAATCTTTGAATCCACTGGTTTCATAACGCTTGTTAGCCAAGTCATTCTGATTGTAGTCACCACAAACGATAACACGAGTATTTACGCCTACACGGGTAATCACAGAATTCAATTCGTGAAGGGTTAGGTTCTGAGCTTCGTCAATAACGACAATAGCATCATCCCAAGTGGAACCACGAACGAATGATGTAGGAATGAATTTAAGCTTACCTGCATCCTTCAAATCATCATATGAGCTTGAGCGACCTAGAAGTTCATGCATGATGTCCCTGTAAGGGGCTTCAAATGGCTCTAGCTTCTCTTCCGCAGTTCCCGGTAGGAAACCGATGTCACGGGAAGCAACGGCGCTTCTGACGACGATGATGTGGTCCTGTGGCTCATCCTTATCTAGTAGGGAATTCAATGCTAGCCAAAGAGCTAGGAATGATTTACCTGTACCAGCAGAACCGCTGGCGACTAGATGATTATCCATAAAATATGATTCAATTAAGCTACCCTGCTTAGCAGTCATTGGCTTGATGGCTTTCAAGTCGTGTAGGGACCAAGATTTTGTTTTTGGTCCCTGATGAATGGCTACGATATTACTATGTGTGACTTCATGGACGAAGCTCATTTTTTCTGATCTTGCTTTTTTCTTAGTTATTTTTCTAGCCATGGGTTTTGTATACTCCGAAATTCAGTTAAAACGTTTGAGGGGTGTTTGTCAGAAAGATAGGGACAATTATGAATTCATACGCACTCCCTAAAAATTGACTCGATAGGAAGAGACATATATACTGAAGAGTATGTAGTTGAGTGTATCGGGGTTGATAGCTGTTTAATAAAAAAACCTTTCGATTACCTAATTATTTATGGTAAACTTTAATGAGAAGATAAAATGTCAATGCAAACATATGTGTATAATGGAGAAGAGGTTGTTCTCACTGGAAGAAGTGCTGAAAAAACTCTACGTTCTGGTAGATCAAAAGTTCTCCATGAGATTCGTCCTCTATCTGTTACTGATCCTGAAAACCGTCAATACAATAAGTGGGTCAATAAAGATAAAGACCTGCTCTTGGTGAACGAATGAATTTCTTTATCGTAGCAGTCGATGAGAAATGGGGTATCGCCAAGGATAATAAGATTCCTTGGCATTATAAAGAAGATTTTGCCTTCTTTAAAAAAGTGACTATCAATGGTCACTGCATCCTAGGTTACAATACCTATAAAGAGATAGCTGAAATGCGTGGCTATCCAGAGAAGACATTAGAACTTCTACCCAAACGTAAGTGCTATGTAATCACATCAAGGGACATTCCTGAGACAACATGGGTTACAAAACATTCGCGTATTGATAATTTTTCACTAATGTCTAACCCATTTATCTTTATTGGCGGTACGTCAATTTATAATTATGCCCTAGAACATCCAGTATTTGGGGCACAATATGGATATATAACCAGAATCAAGAAAGATTATGAATGTGATACGTTCTTTAATCAGGAATGGTTGGAATATGCGTTCAAGCTTGATGAGGTTATTGAGGAAACGGAAGACCTACGCTTTGAAAGATGGACCCGAAAAATATAAGGATTTATATGAAATTAGTTGATTTGAATGAAGCATTGAAAGAGAAGCAGCCGGGAACTTACGTTGCGGTTAAATTCTCTGGTGAGACAATTAAGAGTTTTGAGGATTTCATCAAAAAACATGATATCCCAAACCCGACTCCTAGTGATGAGTTCCACTGTACTGTGATCTATTCTAGAAAGCATTGTGATGGTTTTAAACCTGATGGTGAACTAGTAAAGCCATGGATCGGTAAGCCAACCAAGCTAGAAATTTTTAAGACCAGAAATGAAGACAAAGAAACTAATTGTTTAGTCATTCGTTTTGATTGTGATGAATTAGTCAAGCGTCATGAGTACATCATGGATGAATATGATGCAACCTATGACTTCCCTGAATATAAGATTCATACATCTCTATCATATGATTGTGGTGACTTTGATCCTAAGAGTATCAAAAACATTGACGATGAGATTGGAGAAATTGAAATCGTGGAAGAATACATGGAAGAACTGAGAGACTTCTAAGGCTCTCAGGTTCACGCTTTTTAACGGACTATAAATATTTTTAGACACCTATTAAGGATTTAAAAATGTTTTCAAAAGTTCTACAACCCTCTGATTATAAAGTAATTTCCAACATAATTAGTCATTCACATTTTGATAAGATGCAATTCATCTATGGTTCTTTCATTTCAATAAATTTTGATATGGAAAGTGAGCTTGATGATTTTGCTACCAAACTGCCTTACGTTAAAGACTCATTCTTGGAGTCATTTGGTAAAGATTTTATAAGTAAAATGAGTTATGACCTTACTAGGGTACATAGAGGAAGATTCCAAGACATTGTTATGGAATTAACCAAGCATTGCCAGAGCTATACTTTCTTCCCTAAGAAAGACCTACTAAACAAAGAACTTGTTTTAGATGTCGGTTCAAACGTCCTGATCAAGACAGACAATTTTTATAATGCTCTAAATGATGCGGGAATCTATTCTAATGCATACTCTAACTACAGATTACTTAATAGAACTGAGCTTATTGGTAAAGGCATTCTAGATGATGACAAAGATAACTTCACATCGGATGAATATCCTGTCTTCAAGTGGATTCCTTACCTCTACGATTTCACTCTTCCTGAATATGATGATGAGACACTGGATTCCAAATTCATCAGTATGGCAATAGAACAGGTATCAAGAAGTGCGATCAAAGATTTGATCATGGATGATGTTGAATCTATGGAGCATGAGAACTACGAAAGATTTAAAATTATCGTAGACTCCGCGAATGCAGCCGTTGAAGCATTGAACGACAATATCAAGAAAGCTCAGGACGAAATTATTAGTGCTGTCACCACTGCTATTGAATACGAAACTTCCCGCAGAAAGATTAAGGGAATGTTGAAGGATATCGCCCATTACGAAGGTGTTGACGATAATGATTGCTTTATGGCTAAAAACATTGAAGACCCTTTCTCTTTCCAAGAAGACCTTCGCAATAGCCGCAAGTTACGTTTGAAATTAGAAGGTATATTTGCCCACGTAGATGTAAAAAAAGAAAACACCGTGGCGGCTCTTCTAATGTATATTCGTTCATTCAACCAAGAATGGGAACCATCACAAGAGTTGATTAATTGTTTGTTTGAGTATATGACGCGTGAGTATATGTCATATGCTACGGACAAAATTCTAGCGCAGTTCAATAGACTTCTATTCATGGCTTGGGAAATTGATGCAAACCGATGGGAAGATTTGAAGATTACTCGCCTTAAAGCCGATGGTACTAAGGAAAAGATTGATTTTGTAAATAAGATCGTTTACGATATCGTCAAGGGTGGTAAAGGTATTACTGCTGACCAAATAATAACGATTATTAAAGCCTATGATGTTGAGGGTGTGATTGGTGTTGAGCTTAAGGTAGAACTACCTGAGCCTAAGGCTTTATACAAAGCGGACATAAAAGAAGCAAAAGAATATTTTAGTCGTCACCATGGCTTGACACCTATTACTGAAGCAAAATTTGCTAAGTACATGCCAAGCGGTAAGGTTAGTAAGTTCATCTAACGTTCCTTGATTTCTCCTGTAGCCTCATGTAGAATTAAATATCTACATGAGGCTTTTTTATGGATAACATTAAATCAATTGTTGAACAGCTTGAGCTTTGGGACGATGAATATACCAATGGTATTCCATCGGTCTCTGATGCTCAGTATGACCAATTGAAGGTTAAGGCGCAGAAGATGCAGCCTAACCATTCCTATTTTATGAAGGTTGGCTCTGACGTTCGCGGCGGCAAGATCAAGCTTCCATATACCATGGGTTCGCTAACGCAAATCTATGAAGGCGATGCCACTAGTTGGGTCGTAAAGTATGGCCTCAAGACTAAGGAGGTCATCGTCAGTCATAAGCTGGACGGCGTAAGCTGCATGCTTCAGTATAAGAATGGTCAGTTCCAGATCGCCTATAGCCGTGGTAACGGTTATGAAGGTGCAGATTATTCACGTCACGTCAAGAAACTTAATATCCCATTGTCAATCACAGGTACCGGCCATCTTACCATTCGTGGTGAGTTGATCATGTCTAATGATAAGTTTGAAAAGAATTGGTCAGGTGCTTACGCGAACCCACGTAACATGGTCGCTGGTGCAATGAACCGTAGCACCACTGATGATGCTGTTCTTAACGATATTGATTTCGTTGCTTATCAAATTGTCGATGGATCAGATGAATATTTAACTGCATCACAGAAAGGTGACTTGGCTATATTGAAGAGCCTTGGATTTTCTGTGGTCGCACATGATGAAATTTTTGGCTCTGAAGTATCTGATCCTACGCTGACAAAGGCTCTCCGTGATGCACGCGTTGTATCAGACTATGAGCTAGATGGTATCGTAGTAACCATCAATGACAAGAATTCACAGAAGACGCTTTCAAGTTCTTCTAGTTTGAACCCTGAGCATTCGGTCAAGTACAAAGTGCAGGATGCAAGCGCTATTAAGGAATCAAAGGTTGTAAAAATTCACTACGAAGTCAGTAAGTGGGGACGTGAGAAGCCACGCGTTGAAATCGTACCTGTCAAGATCGGCGGTGTTACTGTTACCTTTGCTACTGGTTTCAATGGTAAGTTTATTGTAGATAACCAAATTGGTCCGGGTAAGACTGTCAAGCTAGTTCGCTCAGGTGAGGTCATTCCATACATCACAGACGTGATTCCTGATGATAAGATCGTTGCACAATATCCTGATAGTGATTGGGAGTGGGATGAGAATAAGGTTGACTTCGTTCGTAAGAACTATCAGAGTGATTCAGATGTAATCTTTAAGCAGGTTCTAGATTTCTTTGAAACCTTGGAAGTCGATCTTCTTAAGGAATCAAGCATGGCTAAGGTATTCGATGCTTTCAAGCTTCGTAGTCGTAGCTATGAAGAAGTTATTGATACCATTCTAAATCTAATGGAAATTGAATGGGAAGGTGTGATTGGTTCCAATGGCTCCAAGATTTTCACAAGTCTTGAGCGTCGTCTTGCTGGCCTGACTCTGCCTACTTATCTTGGTGCAGTCATGTACTTTGGTTCTGGCTTCGGTGTTCGTAAGTCAAAGCTTCTTATTAAGAATCTAACTAATGAGTCAGATGTCTGGAACCTTAAGCTATCTGATGTCATGGGTTTTGATGGTTTCGAAATGAAGACAGCCACATCTTTCGTTAATGGTTTGTATAACGCCAAACAGTTGAAAGATCGCCTAGGATTGAACTTCATCGTTGAAGTGAAGACTGATGAGTTCAAGGGTATGAATATCGTGTTCACTGGCTTCCGTGACAAAGACCTTCAGTCCAAGCTTGAAAAGGCTGGTGCGAAGGTCGGTAGCTCGGTCTCTAAGAACACCACACACCTTGTGACGGCTGAGCCTAACTCAACCTCTGGAAAGGCCGTGAAGGCTCGTGAGTTGGGTATCAAGACACTATCGGTAGATGAGTTCAAAGATGAGTTTAATGTGTAAGGGATAATATGAAAATTGTAATATTTAATGATGATAGATTTGGTATAAGAAAAGGTAATTGGTTAACAGGATATAAATTCCTAGTGAAAAATACCTTTTCTGCTAGGAAGTTGGCGTGGGTATGGGTTGGTATTAGACATCCTTTGATGTTACATGCGTATTGGCATAACCATGATTCAGCATTTAGAACTTTACAAGAATATGTAGATTCCATCACACCTCTACCAAAGCAAAAGACTGATTTTGGTAGACCTTACAAATATCGAGTATACTAATGGTTATGAGTTTTGCAGAGTTGCTAGAACATATTAAAAATCTTCCGCCGCCAACCGATGAACAAATTAGAGAATTCAGAAAGATGATTCGAATTTCAGACTATCAGGAATACATTGGTAGAGCATATACCGACTTTATTAAGTTTATGTACCAAGAGAGAATTGAATATAATCTCGCTAGTGTTGATGGTAGGGCAGTAACAGATGGTAGGCCATGTGGTTTGCAGGTTCATATCGTCTTCGATAAAATTGAAGCATTTGATTGGAACCTAGATTGGTATAAGGAAAGAGAATGAACAGTTTACTTGAGAAAATTTTTAAATCCATTGAAGATGGTAAAGTATCTTATTTAACTAACTGGAACGCAGATGGTATAGGTCGTTATGTAATAGTGTTTAATATGAGTCAGATGGATCAGAAAGATGTCATCTTCATGCAACAGCCTGACAACATAATGAGTCCAGTAACACATGAGTTAATGGGATTGGCTTGGACGTATGCACCTAACTTTGGCTCTGTAAAATTATCTGATGCTGAATACGATAGTGTAATCAAAGCTATTGAACAGAAATTTGAGCAACCAATATCTGAATTAAGTAGTTATAAGATCAAATACAGTACAGCAGGTTATTTAAATTATGAACGTAAAGTATTTGAATCTTTTAAAGAAGAATTACAAGCAATTTGCGATCAATCTATGATCGAAGCACTTATGGAATGGAGTGATAATAATGACAGAGTTGAAGAATTTAAAGTATACATTGGTCAGTCAGTCAAAGTATTGACTGACTTTGCTCGTTCAAAGAATATGACTGTGCGCCAAATAATTGTTGATGATCAGGCACATCGCCATAGTGATCGTTTAAACATTGACTCTGAGAAGGGTATCGTCACTGCTATCAGAGGTATCTACTAATGACTACAGGAAGAGAATCAGTCGATAAGAGGAAGGGTGAACGTTTACTGTTTGCCATTAAAGCTTTTATCGAAAAGAATGATATTTACTGTGCCGAAGAAATTCATCTGACTGATGCTAGTCATGAAGATGCATATCAACTCCTAGAAGACCTGTGTGAGATTGCAGGATATAATTGTGAGAGCGAAGACGATCTTGAAGAGGATAAATTATGATTAATTATGTTGTTGGTTTTGCGTTCTATAACGATGAAGTCCTATTGATTAGAAAGAACCGTCCGAAGAATCAGGCTGGTTTACTTAATGGTATTGGTGGTAAAATCGAAGAGTTCGATGATACTCCGGCTGATGCTATGGCACGAGAGTTTAGAGAAGAATGTGGATTAGAAACCATTGGTGAAGAATGGTTTCATGTTTGTACGATTGGTGACATTGACCAAAAGTATTGGAATGTTGTTGTTTATGCAACACGCTTCGATTCTATTAATGGTTACAGTTCTCTTACGGATGAAGAGGTTGACTTATTTAAGATTAAGGATATCATGAACCGTAAGGAAGCTTGTATGTCTAACCTACCATGGCTTATCGGTATGGCATTAGATGAACAGCATCCAGCACCTTCATTTATTGGATACAAATAATGAGTATAATTAAAGAAGCCTTCGTTGAAGGCCGCACAACAGATACCAAGTGGGTTGATAGTGAAGCTAAGAAAAATGCTTTACGTCTAGATGTGTTCACACATAATGCCGATAGCTTCAATGGTAGAGAGTTCAGGAAGCAGATCGCTCTTGAACAGATTCATCCATTAACAGGCAAATCCATCCAGACTTTCGGATCACGTTTAGAAGCTGCTAAATGGGTTGTTAAGAATGTCTTGAAGGTGGATAATGATCCCGGCAACAAGAGAGCAGTTAGCATCACTGGTAACATGCACATGTGTATGCTCAGTGGATTCAAAGCTTATGGTTTCTATTGGCGTCATATCGAAGCTAAGAAACATGAAGAATCAATCCTATCCAAGGCTGTTAAGTCTGGCGGTAAGATGATTTGGGCCATGGGTAAAGGTGTACAAGGCCATCAGATATATCCATCTATTGCTGCCGCAAGCAAGGCATTAAATATTGGCGAAACAACCATTAACGATGCTATTAGAAAGCCTATGTATTCCCGTGCTAAAGGAGTCTTGGTAAGAGAATACAATCCAACACAACAGACCCTTGAGTTTAAGAACATTAGCGAAGCTTGCAAGTTCTTTAACATCAAGAATAATGTCATGTATAACATCTATGATGCTGGAAGAACCATTAACAATTACACGCTCTCTGTTAAAAATAGAGAAGAAGTAAAGATGGTAAAGGTTTATCGTGTCATCGGTCCTCGTGGCAAGATCATTGAAGAGTTCAGTTCAAAGATTAAGATTGCTCGCAAGTACAACATTGCTAATAGGACTCTAGACAATGCTATGGCTGACAAGGTTCCGTTCAGTGGTATGCTACGTTGCGTTGAAGCGCTCATACCTCACAAAAAAGTAAAAGATTGACAAATGAATCTGTTTGAAATTGGAACCCTTGTAATCTTTAATCCTAAGGTGTTTAATCCTCTTAGGCCATGGTATCCTTACTATGATAACTACAAAGGTCATGTATTCAAAGTCATTGGATATTTGGAAGATAGGGAAGAAGGAACAGTTTATAATCATCTATTTCTGGAATGTGTCAGTGATCCGAACGTGAAGGTTATGGGTTGTGTCGATGATGATGAATTGATAAGAGTGCCAAAAATTAATCTTGATAACATGGTAAGCATTGACATTCCGTAATAATGTGATATAAATAAGAACATGACTGTTTGAGAGGAAACTCTCTGAAAAGCGAGTAATAAAGGGTCGCGACACGCGGGTTCGAATCCCGCCATCTCCACCAAATATACTCTTATGACCAGTGTTGTCGTGGCACTGCTAGCACGATGGGCGAAAGCAGGATCGAAACCTGCAACTAGGTTCGTCAATGAGAGTATATTTGATGGGGATGTATTGGCTTCGACCGGGACTAGAATAGGCAAGTTTACAGTTCGTTTCAGAATGGTTCGTAAAACCTTAAAAAACTATAAATGCTAACACAAATGCATTCTATGGTGATTACGCTCTAGCAGCGTAAGCCCATATGCGGGTTGCTCCCGTATTACCCAATAGCACGGGTGGTGTAACAACCACCCACTAATTCAAAGCTTGACATTAACCTGTTAAGATGTATAATATTCAAATCGTCAGGCTAGTAAGAAGTTCCTTCTAAATAACTTTCTGTAATTACTTCTTACAATTACCAGACTACGCAGGCTAGGAATTGCTTCCTTCTAAAAACATCAATCTTAAATCTGGAACTTAGCAATCCGCTTTCCTGCACCTATTCCAAAACCCTCGCAAGAGGGTTTTTTATTCAAACAAATAAAGGACAACAATATGAATATCACTGAAATCTTCCTTCGCCATAACCTTGTTAGCTTTGAAGTTAATGAATTTGCCGCACCGGTTACATCGAAGATTTTTGACTCAAATATTGTTGCCACGTTTGTTTCGAACCTTGCAACCTATGGTTTTGCATTCTCTAAGGATGCACTTGCTTGCTTTGCTGGTTTGACTAAGGGTCAGCAAACTCTTCTTTGGACAAAGCTTGAGCCGAACCTTAAGACCATTACTGGTGCTGATCGCAACATGGACAACTTTGTTGTCTATAAGAACTTCCCTAAGGAAGTTCTCGACATGGCACAGTCAGAATATTGGGTCAAGCAGATTCTAATGTACATGGGTTTCCATAAGGATAACTTCACACAGGAAGAATTGGCCCGTCCAACCATTTTCGAAGAGCGTCAGCTTAAGGTACTTCAGTTTTCGTCTGACCATTCGATTCTTAATATTTTTATTGATCTTGTAGAGAACAAGACTAAGTGGACTGATATTCAGTCTGAATCGATGAAAGTATTTCTTAAGGACTATCCACAGATCATTCCTGAAGTTCTCACTTCTACCGGTTTTGGATTCAAGGAAAACATGATTCAAACCTTGAAGTATGTTGTTGATAATGCTTTGAAGGTTTCAATACGTGTTGAAGATGCTACAGACGTTATGCGTCTCTGTGCCGCACTATCGGATGCTGATGCTTCCCTGCGCACCAAAGTTAAGTTTAAGAAGTTCTCACGCGCTCATCGTCGTGCCATCCTAGCAATGCTAGCAGGTTCAAAAAACCTTGAGGCTGATGTAGCTGAGCGTGCAGACCTTTGGAAGAAGTTACTTGCTCAGCTACATCCGGGTGAGTACCGTCAGTTCCGTAAGATTTCAGAAGTCTACAATAAGCTTTACAATGATGAAGTTAAGTCATTCAGCAGCAAGCTTGAACTTGCTGTGAGTGAAGGCGTGTGGAAGGGTGGAGGCAATAAGGTCTTCAAGCTTCTTGAAACACGTCCGGGTGAGTACTTCCGCGCACTCCATCGTATGTATGGCATCTTTGGCATTGAAGCTTTCAAGAGCTTCGGTAAGGTTGTTCCGTCACTAACAACTCTTCAGCTAATCAAAATTAAGAAGTATCTACTTACGATCAATGATCGCAAGAACTTGACCATTGCTCCTAAGGGAAACTGGACCAAGATGCAGATTCTTCCTAATGAGAAGACCAAGATTGAACGTAAGGATTTGTCATTCATCTTGAAGCTGGTCACTAGTGAATTGAAGCAGCGTCTAAACAAACTATTCCCAAATGGTGTGAAACTAGATGTGCGTACTTCACAGATCAAACTTGCCACCAATGATCAGGAATTGGCAGAATACGGTCGTGGAACATCATTCGATATTCCTGAGAATATTACCTTCCTTCGTAGCGCAAGTTACTGGCAGTCTAATCCTCATGAGACGACATGGTATGACAATGGTTGGAATTTTTTCAATGATGATTGGAAAGCAGTTGGTTCATGTTGCTGGAATGAAGCCAGATTTAAGAAGTCAGCAGTGTTCTCTGGTGATCCAGTAAATTCCGGTGAGCTTAAAGGTCGTGCATGTCAGATGATCGATCTATATCTTGACAAGCTTGCGGCTGATGGTGTTCGTTATGCGGTATGGAACATTCTTTGCTACAGTAAGAAGTCGTTCTCTGAATCTGATGAGGTTCTTGCAACTCTTCAGATGGGTGAGAATGCTGAGACTGGTAAGCTATATGAACCAAGTCGCGCTCAGATGGTATTTCCTCTCAAGGGTGATAATCTGACTAAGTATGTGGCTTACATTGATGTCAAGGAGCGTAAGCTTGTTTACATTGATGCAAACCTATACGGTGATGTATCAAGCGCTGAAAACAATCAGTCCGTACTTGAAGAGAAGATGCCAGCTTTTCTTGAATATGTAGATTCTCTACCCTCGGTAGGTGATCTAATGATTCATGCAAAATCTGGTGAAACACCCATCTTGTATGATGACAAGGATGTTCTAATCGAATCTGGTGAAGCCTATGTATTTAGACCAACGAATCAGGCAAACAAGTTCGAATCAATCTCAATGACTAAAGTCTTGAGCTAATGTGAAGAAGCCGATACAGAAATGTATCGGCTTTTTTATTTTGTATTTCCACAATCAATAAATAGATTGTACAGGAGGATACAAAATATGTTTAACATTCTATTTGGTGTCGCTGTAGGCGTTGTACTTGCTGGTCTAGGTGTCGTTACTCTTCCTAAGCTTCTTGCTTGGGTAAAATCTTTGAAGGCGAAGTTTGCCAAGAAGACAGACGATGTTGTAGTCCCACAGGTCACCGTCCCAGCCTCAACACCAGCCGTTGAAGTTACACCAACTGCGGTTCAGTAACAAAATCAAAGGTCTTGACTCTTATGGGTCAAGACCTTTTTTATAATAACTATAGGCATATCAATGAAACACATATCAATGAATCGTAAAAATTATAATAACAAGAGCGACATGCAAAACAACGGTATGGACGAATTATTCTCATTAGACTTTATGCCACAGTCTGAAAAAACAGTTAAACATTTTAGACAGTCATTTACGGTGAACAATCATAGCTTCTATCTTGTAGAAGATATTGGTGAACCTAAGTTCTATCTAAACATGCTACACACAATCAGAACAGCAGAAGAGCATGACACGATCTTTATTCACTTGAATACTCGTGGTGGTAACTTGTATACTGCGGTTCAGATCATCAATGCTATTCGTACATCAAGAGCAGTAATCATCACCAGTTTGGAAGGTGAAGTTTGCTCAGCAGGTACAATGATTTTCTTGGCTGGTCAACATCACATGGTTGCCCCAAACAGTTCCTTTATGATCCACAACTACTCACAGTGGCTTGGTGGTAAGGGTAATGAAATTCAGCAGCAGGTTAGACATACAGAATCATTCTTTAAGGACTTTGCTGATAGCATCTATGGTGGATTCTTAACAGAAGAAGAAATTGCTTCCGTCCTTGATGGTAGAGATATCTGGATGAAGAGTACTGAAGTTGTTGAACGTGTAAAAGATAAACTAATTGATTTGAATCAGCAGCCAAAGGTTGATGCTGGTCTAGCAGAAATGTTAGAAGTATTAGCAGCACAACAGGACGGTGATGAAGATGATATATCTGACGTAGAAGAGGTAGAAGAATTACCTTCTCCAACTAAAGTAAAACCTAAGAAAAAGGTTGCTCCTAAAGCTGTAAAGTGATAAATTAAGCCCTCGCAAGAGGGCTTTTTATTATGTTCGATAATTCCATTCAAGATTTACTTCAGCAGTATGTGGCTTTCATTGGTCCCGTTGGTAATAGCTGGAACAAGACATACTGTGAAGATTGTGGTGATGGTAGTCGAACCAAAGGTCCACGCGGTGGATTTCGTTTTGACGGTGACAAGTGCGCCTATCATTGCTTTAACTGTGGCATTAAGGGAACTTTTGACCCGGATCGTGAATATCCTTTCAGCAAGGATATGAAGCAGATTTTTGATTCCTTTGGTCTTCCTGAAAAAGAATACTATGCAGTAGCCTATAAGAAACGCTTTCTTGAAGAAGGTGGGAATAAGTTTTCTGTGCCCGAAAAGAAGAAGTTTGAAATCCATACCATGGAGGTGCCTGATTTCTTCTATAAGCTATCTGATGCCTCTGATGAAAATGTCATCGCAAAGAAGGCATTGGAAGAGTTGGCTTATCGTAATGTTGATCCTAACTCACAAGTATTCTATTTGAGCAATGGAAGGACTAAGGGTGGTCCCAAATCTGAGGCTGTGGCAAAAGCTTTGATGAATCGTTTAATCATTCCATTCTTTGATAAGGATGGGAACATGATTTACTATCAGGGTCGTGCGCTTGATCGTAACGAAGAAATCAAGTCTAAGATGAAGTACCTAAATGCTGATGTACCTCGCTCAAACATTGTATATGGCATGGATCGTCTATCTTTAAATGGTGATAGTCCACTGTACTTCACTGAAGGGTATTTTGATGCCTATCATCTTAAGGGTGTAAGCATTCAGGAAAACGCCTTGACTGAAGGTCAGATTGAACTTCTTAGAAAGAGTCCACGTCGCAAGGTCTTCGTTCCCGATAAAAAATCCGACTCCACTAAGGTCATTGACCAGTGTGCAAAGTTGGGTTGGTCGATTGCAGTTCCAGATATCGGTAGCTCATGTAAAGACATTGATGATGCTATCCGTAAGTACGGAAAACTCTACACCTTGAATCAGGTAGCATCAAATATCTATGGGGCACATGATGCTAAAATATTTCTAAGTTTAAACGGGTTCATCAATAAATAAATGTACCCGTAATGATAAGGTGAAGATACGATGAAGAGACTTGTTTCCGATAAAAATTCAATGAAACATGACTGTCCTATAGAAGATATAAATGCTACTATTATTCGTTTAACCTTGCTAGCAGAACAGCAAAGAACGATTCATCATGAGTGTCATTCATGCATCCGCGAAGAAATGTTTGCTACCCTAGGTGCTAAACTCTCACAATGAGTTTATCCTATCAGGAACTACTCGATACCATTAATGAAGACGGTATCGAGCATGCTCTATCTCTTGTAGATATCCAAGATATCGATGATAGAGCCATTCGTACTATCCTCCATGTAATAGATAACTCTCTCGATTCTCTAATTGTTGAATTAGAAGAACTAATTGAAGTAGAAAAATTGGTTTAACAAGCTATAAATAGTTTCGATTAACGTGAAGAAACTATTATCCCATGGCTGATACCATTGTCAAAAAGCGTCCCATAGACGCATTCATCGAGTACTTTCAAGACGTAAAGCCGTACCACTCCAAGATTCTTGAAGTTGTAGAGAAATACAATTTCACTGATAATCTTGTTGTAGATTTTAATGAAAGTTTCCATGCCAAGATTAACTGGTCAACTGATCCCCTATGCCGTCCTGTTGGATTCGGTGTGGAATGGGATGATGAAGTCTGTGGTTTTGACTCAACTGAATGTTGCCACCTAGGAACCTGCACAGCAGATGATTCCACCTTTGAAAACCTTTCACCTACAACAGATGCCCCAATCTCTTCGATTTCAGCAGCCGAAGGTTTAATTACTGTTAGTGGGAACCATTCGTATGATAATACATTCCAGATTAAAAGAATTCTTTCATCCACTACATTATCTGTATCTGGTGATAAGTCTGCGTTCTTCACCACACAACCTATTTTCTTTATCGTGCCTTACAACACGATTCCATATTTGATTAACTCAGTTAACTCCATCAGCTTAACTGGTAATTATGCTCAACAGTTCATTGCCAAGAGAACATTTGAAATCTATGGCACAAAGATGAACGATAAGAAGTATACCGTTGTATCTGCAACCTATACTCAGGCATCCAACCTAACAACTATTATTGTAGCCGAGAAAATGGCTATCAATGATATGGGCTACATTCTTCTAGCCTCTTCAAGTATAAACAATGGTTTGTACACAGTGACCAATGCCGTGTTCAATGGTGCTGACACTATTCTTACAGTGAACGAATCAGTTAAAAAATTTGCTACAGAGACTACACCAACTTCTATCCTTATCAAGACAGGTTACATTCAAAACCGTGTGGTAGAGATAACAAATAACGTTGCCATTAATAATGGAAAATACATTGTTGTTGATAGTGATTATGATTACTTAACAGATAAGACAAATGTCTGGATTAGAAATGCGTTACAGTCCAACTCAACAAATCAGGGTGACTTGATTTTGCAGGTTCATTTGGATGCTGCAACTTATCTATCTGATACAAAGTGCAAGACTCCACAAGAGCAGAATTTATCGGTTAACTTTTCTGAAAAGCTGGTTATTATGGGCGGTTATAAGCCATCCATTACCCCAACTCCTTCACCTACACCAACCCCAACCTTTACTCCAACCATGACGGCTACGGTAACCATTACACCTACGTTGACAATTACACCTACGTTGACCAGAACAATTACGCCTACGGTAACTAGAACAATTACACCTACTGTAACGCCTACAGTGACCGCTACGATGACTCCTACTGTAACCCGCACCATCACACCTACAGCATCAATCACGGCCTCCTTGACGCCTTCTATGACAGCTTCAGCTACACCAAGCCCAACACCGTCAAGAACACCAGTTCCTTCAGTAACACCTACCATGACACTATACCCAGCATTGGGTTATAGAATCGTAGATGGTGACCCACGTTCATCAGTTTACCTACATGACTTCGGTGCAGTTGGTACATTGAGAATTTCAACCACTGCTGGTAAGTTCAATGACTTGTATCGTGGTGCTGCATTTGCTGTTGATGCTGGTTCAACCAATGTCATCAACTGTTCAAACGTCCAGAATGGTTGCTACACTCCATCATCACGTCCACCACAGATCGAAGATAATAATGATCACACCAACATGCCTATTATCTTCCCAACTGGTGGTTCAGGTAATTACAGTGTAACCCTAACTAATATTAGATTGGGATGTTCACGTTCAACCAACCTACCTAATGGATTGGCATCAGTCGGTCTAGTTCAGGCAACAGCAGCAGCACAGACAACAATTTCTTCGTACTGTGGTAATGCAGTTGTCTGCTTCAACTCAGGTGGTGGTAACTGGAACAGCCTTGGTGACAAGCAGCTATTCTTTAACAGTTACTACGGTGGTTTCGGGCCATTCTTCGGTATGGCTGGTTGTACCACACAGGGCGACTATCAGTACTTGTTCTACTTCAACGTTATCATTACCGACAACGTTACCGGACATCAGATCAACATTCCGGGTCAGATCGAGTTGGATAGAGCAGCAACAGGTGCACAGGGCAACTACAGTCCATGTTCATAAAGAAAAAGCCCGCTTTCGCGGGCTTTTTTTATAGTTCTAGAAGTTCTTTCAGAGCGTTAATAGTTGATGTGGAATCTGTATGTAGAACACCAATTCCACCAGCCTCCAACCATGGATCGATTGACTTCGCTCGGTCATCAACAAGAATAGTGGTTGGCGTTGCGAATTCTGCCTTCTCACTACTCTTTGTAACTACTTCAACACGATAGTCACCGATATGCTTTCGAATCCAACGACGCTTCTGTGCAGGAGCATCCTTAGGACTATGACCAGAAGCTGTCAGGATAAAGATGTCCTCATGATCGAAGTGGCGAACCACCCAACCCATCAGGTCATCAGCATCACGCATTTTCTCCAAAGAATAAAAGAATGGAGTATGGGCATCGTATCTGTTGATGGCACCCCACATCTTGCGCTTATCTAGGGAAGCTTCATCCACCTTTTCCATTAATGCTAAAGATTCCACCGGAGCGACCTGAAGAATCTCAGCCACCTTACGGGAGAAGTCTGATAACACACCATCCATGTCTATCGCGATCTTATATCCTGTCTTCATTTCTTTTTCACCTTAGTATTCTTAGGATGTGATTGTAGATATTTGTTAGGTGTTAATCAAGCTAATAGTTTTAGGATAAAGAGGCGCTTGTAATGGATTAGGACTAATGCTATAGTCTGTTCATAGAGGACACTCCTATGACTACCCATTACTGGCAAAGCCGACTGTTTGAGTTCTACAATCAGATTAAAGATAAAGAGGACATAAGCGTTGACCTTGAGTTAGGCGTGAAATCATTTAAAAGAGTTCTACGTGAAGGCCGTGACTTTGTGGTGCCTAAGCGTGATTTCGACTACGATTTCTCTAAAGATAAATCTATCGACATGGATAATGCCTTGAGCCGTGTTGATGAAGCGATCATGATCGGACTGTCTATCTTAGACAAGTAAAAGGCCGGGGAATTGCTCCCCGGCCTTCTTTTTTAGAGATTTCTCTCGACTACATCGTTTGCATCTCTGAAGATTTCGACAATTCTTTTAATCTCGTCGTCTTCAATCTCCGCGTCATCCTCTTCCTCATTATAATATTCGAAATTGGGGACATCGTGTTCAATGAAAAGTTCACCGACCTCAGTCATCTTTTCTTTCAAGAGTTCAAAGAAACTCTCACGATTTAGATTACGCATTTTGGTACTACGCTCCTTTTATAAATTTATCCTAGTAAAAACTGACGACCATCTTCCATCACTGGAACTATTTGAGCCTTGCTTCTTGCATCATCTCCTAGGGAGAAAATCTGAGCTTCGGCTAAAACTTTATTAGAATGCTCGCTTAGTGTGCGACCATCTAGAACAACACGATATTTGACTTGCTGGTTTGTATTAAGCATAAAAAATTTCCTCAATTATTTATACTTATTTAGTCGTAGAAATGGATAATGTTATAAAAGAAAAGCCAAGGGTTTAACCCTTGGCTTTTTTCACACGTAGCCTTTCGCTTTTTGAAACGCTAAAACTTCTTCCATTACCGCCTCGCATTTTGATAACGAGAATATATCATCTTCTCTAACTCCTGACTCCATGTCAATGTAATATGGAGTCACAAAGTGGTTAACCGATTCGATCAATTCTAGAACCTTGAAGATGTTGGAAGGCTTGAGACCACCGGCATAACCAGTAAAGAAGAAAGGAAACACCGATTCTACGTTTTCAATCTCACGACCAAAACCGCCTGAACCATCATATAGAACATTGATATTAAGATCAGATTCATCATCAAAAAATGATAGATTCGCCTTTTCAAGTAACCTGTCAATGAAATTCTTCTTTGACTTGTTTGACTGTAAGATTAATGGAGCATTGTGATCCTTAGAACGTGTAATTAACTTTTCAAGTAATTCGTCCTCATCGTAATCAGCCATCTTAAAGTTTAGCTGGATACGTGAATTCATGCACAAGTCAAGTAAGTTCTGATCACCATCCAAGTACATCTTAATAGCATCAGCACCGCATAGATGCACAGACGTGGCTACGCTGCCCGACAAGCGGTCTACCGACTCACCGATGAAGGCGAGTGACGGGTAGCGCTTGTCGGCTGTCTGAGAGCGTTCTACGCTGAATAGAAACCCATACTCGATACCTACCTCATCCTGTCCATACTTCTCGTCAAATGCAATAAGATCGTCAAGGTTGGTATGTTCATCAACCCCAACAAATGAAACTAAATCTAACATAATTATCCTTTTTGAATGTCTGGTAGAACCTTGATAACGATAGGATCGATCTTCTTAACCGAACCTGCACTATTAACAAGGGTGTTGGAATCCACTGGCTTAAACTTTGATGGGTTAAGCGAGTGGGTGATATGGTAAAGCTTACCATCTGGACGTTTATCTTTACCATCGACACGAACAGTGAAAGCCTCAAGGCCATCTTCATCATTAGCATAACCAACGACTTCAACTACCTTTGGCTTTTCAGGTAATGGAGTTCCTTCAGGAGCCCCAAATTGAATGGTGATGTGGTGACATATAACTCTTGAGTATTTGGGTGGATAAAGCTTTAGAAGAGTTTCACGAGCCGTATCCGAGAGCAGGTAACATGTATACATGAATAATCCTCGAAAATGATTGCGAATATATCATAGCAACCTAGTTAAAGCACTAAATAATTCAACTTGAGAATAAACTTAATGGCCTTTAACCTTGATCACTGGAACAACCCTCGTGGCTCTATCGCTAACAAATATGTTGATAATGATTTTGCTTATGTGACCAGAGGTGCGAATATTGCTCTATACATTTTGCAGAAGTTTGACTTGAAACCATCCGAGGCTAAGAAACTTACTGTCTTAGACTATGGTTGTGGTACAGGTAGGGCATCATTATTTTTAACGAGCATATTTGGAAAGGTCGTGGGTTACGATCCTAATACATTTTGCATTGCTGAAGCATTCAATGAGAACACTAAATCTGATGCCAAGCCATCTAATCTTATTTTGACATCTTCAATAGATGAGGTTCCACTATGTGACTTAGCATTCTCTACCAATGTCATTGAACATTTAAACCACGATGATGCTAAGGTCATGGTAGAAAATTTAAGACAAAAAAATACAGGTGAAACCTTGTTATGGTATGCACCTGTACATAATGCTTTACTGGAATCTTATATCAAGAGTTCCGTTTGGTCTGAAAAATTAGATGCCGCTCATCGTGGCGGTAAAATTCAAATTGATTTTTTCGATTTTAATTTAGACTGAACAACCGTCATTAGTAGCCAAGAAAGCTACCAAATCCCTGTATTCACCGATATGCTCACCATCAATGAAAATCTGTGGTGCTGAGCGTACAGGCTTATCAGAGTTCGCTTCTGTAACACGTAGCTGAAGGTCTTGCAGGCTTGCATCCTTACCAAGGATGTATTCCTTGTAATCTTCACATCCCTTGTTCTTGATTAGGCTCTTGGCCTGAATACACTGACCGCATGCATCCTTACTGTAAATCTCAATGTTCATTCATTCTCCTTAGTGGTTTTCTATTTATTTTCTTAGAACTCAAATATCTGGACTTTAACATTTGGGAACTTTTCCACATACTTTAGGAAAAGTGGTTCAACTTCAGTATCCCAATCCAGACCACCAAGGCCACAACCAATACGCACTGTCTTGAGGGATTTTATATTTCCTCGTGAGGCTTCTGCGAATGATGAATTCAGAACACTATCAACAGCTTCGACTGAAGCATATCGCTTACCATCTTTCCCATAAAAATTTTGTGTGTAACCATTAATAACATAAAGCTTATTAGGTGAAATTTCGATGGTGTCAATCCTACCAAGTAAGACATCAGGTTCACCAAAACTCTTGACTGAAGCAAACATGTCTTGGAACCTTTTATAAATCTTAGGCCATTTTGTTTTGATTGCTAGAGCTACACCAGAACCCATAACGCCACGACAGTTAACTCCATGAAGAATGTAACCTTCAGTTTCCTTCGTAATATCACCTTTAATAGTTTCCATATATTTCTCTTAAATTATTTTGTTAGTTTTTAGAATATCTACGAGTCCATCAAATGAGTCCCCAATCTTCATATGTCGCAAGCCGGGTAGATTCACATTTAAAATAGACATAAAATCTGTGCCACCATAGTTCAATTTATTCTTAATGTTGGTGATATTGCTAAGAACAGCGTTCTTGTAATTTGGGTCACGTTTGACATGATGAAGAATCTCCATCATTGGCCCCAACATCTGACGATACTGAGACTGCTGTAATTCATTATTACCATGAAGAATAAGACCAAATCGATTGATCACATCACGGTACTTTTCTTCTTTAGTTACGTAGTCAATGTTCTTCTTTGTGTTGGAAACCATGTCAATGAAATCATTGTCAGTAAAGCCATCGTTACTCAACCACTTTTCGCGCCAGCGTTCAATACCATTCTTAATACCAGTCTGGTCAGCTTTGAATGATCCTGCTGAATTCAATAGTGGTTCAAAGATGGATTGATATAGATTATAGTCATGAGCGCTTATCACACGGCGAACACGATTACTATCCATATAGAAATTAACAAGTGAATCCTTAGGAATGAATGGGAGGAAGTAATCCACGTAATCATCACTACTATTGATAATCTCCATCGTTCCTGCAAAGAAATTGTGGTTATTAAATGCTTTCTGTGTTTCTTGATTGTTCTTATCTTTGAATAATTTTAATAAACGATCCTTAAAACTTCCACGAGTCATCAATTCAACAAGGCTTGAAACATTTGCCTGTGGTGGAAGAATATCATGTAGATCACCGCCAACAAAGAACATCTTGACAGCATAAGACATTCGACGTGGAGAGATTTCTTCACGGATATTTTCATCCTGACTACGCCACCAGTTGCATGCGGATACACCCTCATCCCCATAGGTATCACGAAACCAGTCAACATCAACATCATAAGGCAGATCAGCAATGACTTGGAAACGATCTAGCTGTGCTGGGTCAATGCGTTCTACGTCATAGGTATCGTCATCATCTGGATTAACAGCAGCCCAAACCACTTCAAGATGAGGAAACTTAAACCCATTGATAGACTTGAACTGAATTAGTTCCATGACAGCATTACGAATCTTTGCTGGTGCACGATTAAATTCATCGAACATGATTGCCCTAACCATGCCGAACTCTAGTGCAGCAGGACGGATGAGCTTAAGGAATGATTTTCCAGTCTCAGCATCAAAGGCTTCTTTGGGTGCACCAATAAGGTCAACCCATGGGTCCATAGTTGATGCAGAAAAGTAAAGCCAATTGTCTTTACCATAATATTCATTCCACTTGTTGATTACTTTTTCAGACTTACCAATGCCACGTTTACCACGAAACAATACATTAAGTTTGTGTTGCAGCCACAGATCATACTTCGCCAAGCTTGGGGCTGGGCGAGTCGTCAGTGTTCCATTAAATTCTCTTTTAGCTGATATAGCACTCACACAGTATACCTCAGGGAAATGATTTGCCAATATTACATTAAACTGCTAGCATAAACAACATCATCTATCACGGTTAAACTATGTCAAGTACTTATGAATATCCAATGAAGTCGGATGAGATAAATGCATTATCTTTTCACCTTCAACCATACCACGCAGTCTTTAAAATATTTTGGCAGCTTGGCATTCCTTACTTCAGTAGTCGTCAACCGACTGCTGCAATCTGGTTTGACAAGAAGACCGGAGATTTTATCAGATTTGATATTAATCAGGGCTTTTGGAATGAACAGAGCGTTTATCAGAAATGCTTTGTTGCTGCCCATGAATGCATTCATGTTATTTTGAATCATCCAAAGCGAATGAAAGATTTCGATGATGCCATGCTTGCAAATAAAGCAGCAGACTTGGTTGATAACCATATGTTGGTTGAACGCTTTGGTATGGACAGAGACTTAATTGATCCTGACAATCGTTATTGTTGGGTAGATAAGTTTTTTAAACCTGAAGATAATATCCCTACAAATGGAACTCTTGAATTTTATTATAATCTGTTACAGAAAAAGAAGGAAGCTGGTGAATTACCCGATGATGCTGAAACAGTAGATTCACATGCTAGTTTCAGTTCTCCCGGTGATGGTGATCCGTCAGATACTGAAGGTGAAGGTGGTGATGCATCTTCCGTTATTGACAAACTTAACGAAATGCTCAATAACGAAGATAAAAATGCTATTCAGGATATCCTTGAAAAGCATGGTGATCCTGTTCCTAATGGAGAAGCTGGTAAAGGTGGTGGTCCCGGCCAGTGGACATACTTCGATGTTCCAAAGGTTAAAAAGAAAAAATGGGAAACCATTATTAAGAAATGGGCACTCAAGCGTGTTGGTATTAAAGAGAAGTATGTAGATCAATGGGCAGTTAGGAATCGACGCTATTTCTTAATTGGTAATGATTTAATGATTCCTAACTCAGTTGAACAAGAAGTTCCAAATCTAAAGAAAGATCGTCTTCAGGTATTTTTCTTCTTGGATACATCTGGATCGTGTCATCATTTAGCTGAACGCTTCTTTAAAGCTGCTGCAACGCTTCCTAGTGAGCGCTTTGATGTTCGCCTATTCTGCTTCCATGATTATGTAGAGGAAACGTCTCTAGAGTCAGGGAAGGCTCATTTAGGTGGTGGTACTAACTTTGGTATTATTGAATCAGCTATCCAGAACATCATGAAAAGCGAGAATAAAAAATATCCTGAAGGCGTGTTCGTGGTAACTGACGGTCATGGTACTAAGGTTGTACCAGAAAAGCCCCAAAACTGGCATTGGTTTATTAGTGAGCATGGTGCTTTCAATTGGGTTCCCAAGGAATGTCACAATTACCACTTAAAAGATTTTGAGTAATAAAAAGCCCGCTTTCGCGGGCTTTCTTTTATACTGGCTTTTTGACCAGAGTAGATGAGTTGTACTGTCTTGCCCAATCATATTTCTTGACCAGATCAGTGTATCCACCGACATATTCACCATCAACGAAAATCTGAGGAACAGTTTTAACTTCAACCTTTAGACCTAGCCCATCAACACGCTTCTGGATAGTTTCTTTGGTTACACCATCTTCACCAACGTAAATATCTGCATAGGACTTACATGCTGACTTACATGCTTCTTTTGCCTTATGGCAGAATGGGCAAGTTCTTGTACCGTAAATTTCAATTCTCATACATACTCCTAATAATTATTGCATGAACTCAACATGGCTACTAACAATCTCTTCGCCATAGCAATCATTATTTAGCACGTAATTTTTTGAAATGTCAAGCAGTTTGCGTTCACTATTTGCTGGTGCTGGTTCAGCCTGTTTGAAGTTATCTTCAGCCGTGTACATGTAGAACATAGCCTCACCATCGATCATCATTCTAAAGGCAGATTCAATACTGTCAGTAGACGCATCAGATGTGAATGCCACTTCATATATGACTTCCTTGTTGTTTTCGGGTTTGATTAGAACAGAGAACATATCAACAGTTGCACTATAGCCAACTAGTTCAGGCTGTTCATCAGGAAAACGATTATCAGGATGGCCGAAACCACCTGAACGATAAGAACCCTGAAACTGAGGATCAATCTGTATATCATAACTACTGATGCCTACAATAGCACCATTCATCTTAGTTTCGCAGATAGCCTTTCCATCAAATTCTTTAGATGCCTGCTTGCCACTCGTGCTGGAACGTTTTTGCATTCCAGCACGATTGTCAACGAATTCCATTAGCAGAGTTTCTAGTAATGGATAATTCATGATTAGTCTTCCTTAGACTTTGACTTGTCTTCTGTTGAACCCTTAGGGCGACCAGTGCGCTTTAGTTCACCATCAGAACCCTGTTCTGACTTCAACTTTTCAACAGCACTCAACTTGAACTTATTATCGCGTGAACCCGGTTCTGGTTCGCTAGAGGCAGATAGCTTGCCTTCTTCTTTATACTGACGAACACGAGCCATGCTTACGCCAAGAATCTTAGCAGCCTGCGCTGTGGTAACTTCGTCACCTTTTGGTGCCGGTGCGTTGTCTGGTGTTTCGTCTTCGGTCTTTGACTCAGTAAGAGCCTTTGCAATATCAGCTAACTTCATTTTAATTTCCTTGATTATGGTAGGGTTTTTTCAGAACAAATATAATTTGTCCATTCAGTTTGGTTAATAGACCAGTGCTTTCCACTGACATCTACTACTTGTGAAATGATAAATCCATTAAAAATAGTGGATTGGTCATCATGTCGTTGAGACTTAAGATAATCTAATTCACTATGATCTAACTTAGAATTACATGTTACATAGACATCATTGTGTATTTGAGACAGGTCTAGCTGTTGAGGTTTCACCTCCTGCGCTGCACATGCGGACATGAACATTACAGCAGAGAGCATCAAAATTTTCTTCATATCAGTTTCCGTTTGATCAATTATTTATCCAAGCTTTATGTCTTCACATGTTTTTTGAAATAAATAATTTTGAGGATAAGACTATGAAATTGAAACACAATCACATCTCGCAAACTACAGAGACACTTATACTATCAGTAATTTTATTGATAGGCATAGCAATCTTCGTTCCATTATACCTGAAACAACAGAAATCAGTCAAGATGGATCAACAGTTCTATGATAACAAAATACTCAGTGAAGGATCAACCATTAAAGGGTATGAGGGTTTCTGGAAAAAATATAATGAAATTCTTACTGAAAGAGCAGACGTAGATGGGAACTCTAAAGTTTCAGTCGAAGAGAAGACTGAATTTGATGAGCAATTCTTTGGGGGTATTGAAGTTACAGTTGACCCAGTGACTAAAATAATTACTAGAAAAGATGGAATGAACGCAGACCCTAAGTCACTGGTATGTCATCTCAACACTTTCTATATTGATAAGCCTTGGATTAAACCTGTTTGTCCTTCTTTATGAACTTTAGTCCACGAAGGAAAACTCTGACGCCCTCAACAACACCTAAGATACCAATGATCAATACTAATACCGAATTAGTGACTGAAAATCCTACTGGATCAGTGGATATCCCGGTAACTCCTAAAAAGAGAACGAAGGAAAAGAATCCAAAGAATATGACACCTATAATTAAGTTAGTCCAACCGTAAATCTTTTTTCTCATTTGTATGCCTTATAAATTTTTGTTAATAGGTCATCCACATCCTTTGACCCGGAGTTTTTCATTATTTCTTTATATTGAACAACATTATCATATTCGCTGTTAATATTCTTCTTTAGATAGGACAAGATACGTTGTCCCATAGCTCTACGGCTATTGCCATCTGACATGTAACTTAATGTTACTTTATCCTCATGATCAAGATTACTTGGGTCTTTGTGTAAGATGGTAATGACTGACTCATAGTCGGCTCTACCACCACCGGCTGTAGCCAATTCTTTCTTCTCTTCTGGCTCAACTACAGAAGACTCATCTTGAGGTTTGATGGCTTTGGCTTTATTAAGGATCATGAAAGCCCTTGGATCGCTGTAGAAGTATATAGCAACGCTTCTATCTTCTGCATTATTATTGAGTGGAGCCGTATACTTATCTAGTCTTCCATTAGGTATGAAGCAATGGATTTCTTTAATATAGTTTCTCGCTGGTGCGATAAATGGCTGATTTGAGAATAGGCGATCCTCAAATTCATCGGTTTTCATTTTTGTACCAGCGAAGTAATCAACTGGCTTACCGGAATATTTCTGTGAAAGTAAGTTACCATTCAGAACAAAGGTAACTAGAGGTTTACTACCATTCAACATGCCTTTAACGAAATCAGAACCTTTGTTTCTAGAAAAGCTCATGTAATAGTCATGTTTACCAAGCTTATCTTCAATATCACCTTCAATAGAAGGCGTAAGACGAAACTTATTGAATCCTAAAATAGCAGCAGCCGCTTGGGCACTGGTCGTGTGGTAAAGAACAGACGATAGTTTTTCGTATAGATATTGTTTGAATGATTGCATGATTGCTTGACTTTACATTATGAAATATTTATAATTTAGCATCCAAGGAGAATCCATAAACCAATGTCAACACTAAACCTAAAGCCAGAACATGATTTCGTCTTCGTAGAAGAAGCACCTAAGGTCTCTCAGACCAAGACATCATTTGGTATCATCATCGCTGAAGTCCAGAAGTACGCAGATGGCCTAAGCGGTAAAATTGTAGCTGTAAGTGAAACAAGTGAATATCCACTCACTGTACAGGTTGGTGACAAGGTATATTACAATGAGGTGAGTGTTAAATCTCGCACTGTTCTAGATGGCAAAACCTATGCCGTCATCCGTGAAGTCGATCTATTCGCTTACGCCCGCGACTAACGCAAGCGTAAGAACTAAAAAAGCCGCTGGGAAACCAGCGGCTTTTTTGTTGTCTAAATTTTATAGATGATCATGTAGCTATCATCTGTCAACATCTATGAAAATCCATTATAATTAAATTATCTTGTTGACTTTACTTAACCTATCAGCTAAAATTTCACCGCAGGCCGGGGGTTGTGGTGCTTCTAATCATTTCCCATATCTTTAATATTTGTTTTAGATATGTTAATCAATTAGTAATAACTTCTAAAGTGAAGAACGTGCAAGGCTATCACACCTGGCTCATGTTAATACCAGATATGGTTTAAGTTGTTGTGGATTTTCTTTATAGATAGTTTCTGTCTATCGGCTACCATGGGTTGCGAGGTAGGTATTCTTTTAATGTTTGATAGTCATCAATTTAAGATGAAAGGCTTCAGGGTCATACCTGTGACAGCGCCAGTATATCATTTAGCATTTGTCGTGTCAATAAATCTATTACTGTAAAGATAAAGAATTAGCTTGACTGGTAATGGAATCCTTGCTATCTTACAAGGTACATAGGAGAACGATATGTCACAACATGACCTTATAAACAAATATCTATTTGGTAAGTTCATCTACGGGTTGTCTGGCACAGCTACTCTGATCGGGTCGGTGATCTTTCTTATCTATTTCTTCCACCTTGGCATCGGGTGGTTCTGGTCAGTCATGATCTTCGTTGTTATTTTTGTGGTCTGTGTGATATTGTACCGATATATCTTGTCCTTTGCATCTGGATCACCTCGATATAACAAAAGGAAATAATATGAGTCCAGTTATGTATTATGTTTGGGAGAATGGGCAGATGAAGACTCCTGACTTTTCTTTAATTGAACGTGAAGCTCGCAAGTGTGTCTACCAGTACAATGCAATTAAAGGTATTGCTGATCCTAGTGGTATCTTACTGAAGCAGTTGGATGATTTGCTTCCTGTCGAAACAATTAAGAAAATGGTTGATGGTAAATGCCTCGCCAAATTCTACATCACACTTACCCCTTGAATTAAAAAAGCATTGAATTTATAGTTCAGTGCTTTCTCACATCATTTACACGGAGTCGTTTTATCCATGCGTATTAATCATAATCAATCAGGCGATACATTCTCGTCTGGTGTTCTAGATAGTGAAGCCTTTAGTTTCGCGATTGATGGGAAAGCATTTAAGCTATTCTCTGATACTCTCTACCAGAATAAACCCGAATCAATTGTTCGTGAACTCTGCTGCAATGCTCTCGACTCTCATGTGATGAGTGGTCAGCCTGATCGTGCTTTCGAAGTTCATGTACCATCTATCTATGAACCATATCTCGGTATCAAGGATTTCGGTCTAGGTCTATCTCATGCTGACATGAAAGGTATCTACACTGTTCTATTCAAGTCGAACAAGGATAAGTCGAATGATGCTATCGGTGGCTTCGGTCTTGGGTCAAAGACCCCATTCTCTTACACCGATTCCTTTACTGTAGTCTCTATCCATGAGGGTATCAAGAGCCACTATACCGTTATGAAGAACGCTGAGGGTATTCCTAAGCTTGATCTTATGTTCTCGGAAGAGACAGATGAGCATAATGGCGTTGAGGTCCATATGGCTGTTGAGCGTGATGACGCCAACCGCTTCCGTGCGGCCATCCAGTCACAGCTTAAGTTCTTTAAAGTAAAGCCTATCCTGACCAATGCTACTACGGACTTCACCATCCCCAACGTAACTATTAAGGATGACTACGGTAAATTTTATACATCAAAAGACATCAGTGGTCTTTGGATCGTTCAGGGTCAGGTGGGCTATCCTCTTGATCTTAATCAATTCAAGACAAAAATTAAAAATGCTGATAACCTTCGCTTCTTTGATGTGTATTCATCTGGTGTTCTAAATTTTGATATTGGTGAAATTGAAGTAACGGTAAGCCGTGAAGGTATTTCATACAGCACACACACCATTTCAAGTATTGAACAGTTCATTGGTAACGTATCACCACATATTTTCAAGGAATCGGTTGAAAAGCTTAAGGCTATTCCAACCGATTGGGAACGTTTGATTTTCCTCAATGCCGATTATGCCAATCGTGGTATGGCTAGCCTTGCTGGTGTTAAGTTTGGTGTTAATGGAACATTTGGTGCTTCTCCAATCAGTGTAGTTGGTGGTGGATCACAATCATATCAACTAAAGCTTACCAAATCTTGGTTAAGTGATAAGAATGATAAAAACTTCTATTTCTCATCAGTATCAAATAATGGTAAGCGTGCATATTGGAGTGGTCATGAGCTTTTGATTACTGCATCATCGGATGTAAAGATTTTTATTCGTGATGAAACAAAAGCTGCTATTGCACGAATCAAAAATTATGCTATGGAACATCCAGCCGATGATGTTTACCTTCTTGAACATAAGGAAGGTGGCTCACATGTTGATGATGCATATATTGATAACTTCAATACACTTCTTGGCGGATTGAAACTACAACGTGTTTCTACTCTTCCAGAACCTCCTAAGAATAGTCGTGCTGTTCGTGGAACGCCTATTGTGTATAGCTGGATTAATAAAGGTACTATCAATCTCGATTCTATCGTTCATTGGATTCGTACCTATGATGAAGAAGAGCTTGAGAAAGGCTATTATCTGGAATTTGAAACCTATCCACGATTGAAAATCACACAGGATGAGGTGAATCTTATTGACTTGATCTTGAGTAATTTTGATGCACCTATCTATGCAATCAAAGAGTCAAAGGCTGATCTTCTGAAGAGTAACCCTAATTTTTCTTGTGCTATTGAAAAGGCAAGGGAATTACTTAATGAGATGGAAAAGAAAGTAATTAAAACTGATCTTTCATTGACACGTTACAAGTCAGCGGTAGCAGTTAGTAATTTAATTTCAAATCATGCAACAACAGTCAAATTGAATATCTGGCAACCTAATGATATTGCACGTTTGCCGAAAACATTTGAACCAAAACGTATGCAGAGGATTCGTCGTATTGCAGACAAGTACGTTGCTCGTATCAATAAAAGTATTACTGCTAATGGTTCAGTAGCTAAGAAAATCTTTAATAAGAATGTTGTTAGCTCAAATCTAGACCACAAATATATCTACAATAATGTTTCGGCTAAAGTTTTAAAATTGGTAAAAGAATATAATGATACGTATCCATTATTAGAGTTTGTAACTGAAGGTTACAATTATAGTGGAACTATTTCACCCGAACAGAAAAAGCGATCAGCTAAAATGACTGATTATATCTTGCTTGTTAATGATAAAAAGTGATATCATATTTAAATCCACAAACGGAGTAACACAATGTCCAACATCGGTTTCAATTATAAGGCTGATGGTTCTATCGTGATCGTTGCTAAGATCAATGGTAAAACCGGCCTCCACACCATCCCAAAGTCTGCAATTAATTACGAAGAGATTCTAAAACATCTTAAAGCAGGGAATTGGGATGCTATTCCTGCATTACTAAACATTCGTACCTACATTGCCGATCACACTGACGGTCGTGTTGAAATCGTAGGTGACGAAATCTATCTTGATAAGAAGCCTATTGCCAGTGGTATTGCTACCCGTGTAATTTCTTTGTTCAAGGATGGTATTAATATTCAGCCGTTCTGTCGCTTCCTTGAACGCGTATCACTTAACCCAAACCAGTTCAGCCGTGATGAGCTATTCCTTTTCCTAGAAAAGAATTCTCTCCCATTCACACCTGAGGGCTACTTCCTAGCATATAAGATGGTCCGTAATGACTATCGTGATATCTATAGTGGAACTGTTAGTAACAAGGTTGGTGATAAGCCAGAAATGAAGCGTGAAGATGTTGATGCTAATCGTAACAATACATGCTCAGTTGGCCTACACTTCTGCTCCATGGATTATCTAAGCAGTGGTTTCGCAACTAAAGGTCATCGTTTGATGATTGTCAAGATCGATCCGGCTGATGTGGTTTCCATTCCAGTTGATTATAACTTCTCTAAGGGACGTTGCTGGAAGTACGAAGTAGTCGATGAAATCGAAACTGATGAACGTATCACTGATTACTATACTGAAGAGTATAATGAGGAAGTTGAGGATGTTGAGGACGAAGAAGATTTTGATGAATCTTCAGAAGAAGAGGAAGAAGATTCCGATTATTGGGCAGATGATGAAGAGGAAGGCGATGATGAAGACGTTGAACTTCCTGCAAGTCAGATGACTGGTGCCAAGATCATGGCGGAAGATGTTCGTGAAATCCGTAAGATGTTGAAGGACCAGTGGACCCTAAAGGCCATTGCTGAAAGCTTCGACATCTCTGCTCGTCAGGTTGCTCGTATTCGTGATGGTGAATCATGGAGTCACATCAAATAATTTGGTGTAAATAAAAGAGCGAGGGATTAAATCCCTCGCTCTTTCTTTTTGGGTGAAACGTGCAGTTTAGACTAGTCAGTAAGAAACGGGACCAGAACAATGAGGTCTATGTTAAAGCAACAAGGTATTTCTTAAATAAATTACTTAAGGGTGTTGACACCTCTAATACCAAAGTAATTGAAATTAAGGTAGATGCAAATATGACTGATAGTGGTGAGTGCTATTATCGCCGCTTGAAAAGTAATGAATTAAAGGTTACAATTCGTATTCGCAAGGGGATGAACTTCATCATGACCCTCGCAACAATAGCTCATGAATGTGTCCATGCCGCTCAATATATCAGTGGAAAACTGAAAGTATCCAAGACTGGTATATGGTATTGGGGTACTAATGGTTTTGGTACTAACCCATATGAAGGACTTGATTTGCGAACTATTGATAAGCTCCCATGGGAGCGCGAGGCTTACATGATGGAGAATGACCTTACCAAAGAATACATTGACTATTACCTTGAAAGCTATTCATGAATCTTATTAAAAGCTATGAACTGACACATATCCGAACCCTTCGCAAGCTTGCGATGAATTTGGATAATGGATTGCGTTGCAAGCATGCAGCACTCTTGACGAGTGGTAATAAAACAATTAGTATTGGCGTCAACAAATCAAAGTCTGATCCATTCCAGAAAATCAATTCCAGAAGCCACAAATTGGGTTCTACTTATCAAGAGTATTCGTGGATTCATGCTGAGGTCGATTGTCTCAAGGATGTGTCAACTGATTTCCGAAAGAGTACGCTTTTCGTTATTCGTGCAGACAGCAAGGGTAACCTAATGGAAAGCTGCCCCTGTGAAGGCTGTAACGCTTTGATTATTAAAAGTGGCATTCGTCGTGTTGTCCATTCCAATTCGGAAGGCGGCATTTCTGTTATCAATCATGGAATTTAATTATGTTTAATATTACTTCTAAATCAACATCATATCGTTTCCTTGTTCACTGGAACGAGAAGATCAAAATGTTTGACAGTGACAGGGCTTATTATTGCCATCGCTTCCCAAACACGTTCTGTCAGTATTACCGTATGGTGATCGCTACAGCACTTAAGCTTTTCGCATTTGGTGTTTTGATTTTCGCACTAATTCCAAATGCTATCTACGATGTTATCTATGGCATCTCTCAAGTCGGGTTTGATGGAAGATTTATTGGTCTTACTATCCAAGGTTCCCCATGGCCGATGCAGGTAGCCCTTCTTTTTGGACTTATTGGTCTGTTATTCTCTTCAGTGGTAGCCTTCGTTTTTTCTTTCATCGCCAGTGCTACTTTCATTGGTGAGATTTACGGAAAGTTGAAGAATAAGCTCAAGAAGGATAAGACTGAGCAGGAGAAAAAGGAACCTTCTCTGTTCTCTGTTGCCCGTGATGCGTATAAGAACAAGTTCTGCCCAATTGTTTCCTTCGTAGAAGAAGATAATGAACAACCAAATTAAGAATTTTTATACCAATGTTTCAGTAGATGGTTCACCTACCTTTGATCAGGTAGTTAAGGCCGATTTTCATTGGATTGAATCAACGCATAATTGGTGTCAGCGTGCATTCCCTAATTTCGAACCAAGCGAAATCGTAACTGATGCTCCTGTTCTTGATGATGAGACCTTGGCATGGATGAAGAATGACAAGTTCGTGATGGACTATGCTCTTCGCATGGCAACCCGATACTTTAATAATTATAGGTATGTTGATCCAAAGGGTTTTCAGATTGCACATAACAATCGTCGTATCACTCGTATGATTAAATTTTTGATCATGCTAGACTATCATGATGTTGCAACCATCATGTACAAAGAGGCAAAGCTTCATTGTGGAATTGATATAGAAGGCAAAACGAATTCCTACAATATGGTCATAACAAAGACCTATTGGGAAGAAGCTTTAAATTATAAACGAGAAAATTAATGAACCGAGAAGAACTAAACATCAAGCTCCGTAGTCTGACGGCATCATTTGATCAGTCTGCGAACATCAAGTTTTACAAGATTTTCTGGACTCGCCTTCAGGAACTTGACACTCCTATTTCAGCCGAGGATGCTACCAAGATTGCATCAGTCGTTGAATATGACTTTTCAAATATTCCAGAAGACAATGACAGTCTGAGTGAGTTCGCAACAGAATATGCTGAGTTTGCTGGTAAGGTCTATCGCCAGATCAAACTAAATGGTATCCGAGATATCACCCCTCTACTACGTTATTTCAATGTATTTAAACTTGAAATCGATGGCCTCTAAGAGTAATTAAGAATGTCTAAAGATGTAATATTGGTTGTTAAAGATTTCCTGACACTATATGATACCTACAGCACAGTAAGCGATGAAATGATTGAGTCACTACGTGAAGTAGTCTATGGAAATCCTGTAGACGAAATCAGCCTTCATGAAGATGATTATGTTGCGGTATCACATTTGGCACATGTAGCAGATATCCCATTTCAGGATGCTGCTGAAGCTCTTCAGATCATGACTAACACTCAACATAACGAATTCTAAGGATATACGATGGATAAGCATCTGTGGGAAATTAAGCATAATTATCATTGTACAGGTCAACATGGTGAAAACTATGAATCTTTCACAGATTATCTAGATGAATTTGGTGATGCTGATCCTGATTATAATCTAATCATTCGTTGGGATTGGTTTGATTTCAATACCATTGAAGAAGCGAAGTATCATGGGTACTATGATGGATGTTATGGTGAAATCAAACCTTACGAATCTGATGAAAAAATCAATGGCATCCTTAATGTGTACATTGTTGCTCAGCGCCACGGGTACGTAATTGAATCGACTATTAAGGTCTGCCGTGCAGATGAACCGAAGGTGATTGAATATTTGAACAAAGGTAAGGATTACTTGTTTAATTTGTGGAATCCACTATAATAGTTCATCTGAGTTACATGATTTATAAATAAAGCTGTATGGGCAACTGAAGGGAATTGGTATACCTTGCTCGCTTAGAACGAGTAGCTTCCCGGTTCAAGTCCGGGGTTGCCTACCATATAATGCCCTTGTTGAGCAGTTGGATAGCTCAGGAGATTACGAATCTCCCATCTTAGGATATGCAGGTTCGAATCCTGTCAAGGGCTCCATATTGGGCTGGTGTCGTAATTGGTAGCCGAATCAGATTTAGATTCTGACGCCGTAATGGTGTGTGGGTTCGAGTCCCACCTAGCCCACCAAACAAAAACCTCAAGAGAAATCTTGAGGTTTTTCATTTCTTGTCTTCCATAATTAAATCCATTATACTGATCGCATCCTAACCACTCACGGTGTAAAAAATGGCTAAGAATACTCAGCAAATTAATTCCGTTGTTAAGAAGCTTGGGAAGCTCGGATTTTATAATGGTCCTGAGGACATGATTCATATCCAGTACACTGGCGCTGATCATAATCGTGAATATATTTCAGATTTTGATCCTAGCTACACGCTTACTGAACTGTTGAAACTCACTGCTGGTTATGATCCAGATACCGTCATGATCGAAGCTTCGTATGATGGTGATCTAAACATCTACCAAGTGATTGATGTAACTGATGCAGAAAAGGCCGAATGGGTTGAAAATTCGCGCAAGCTCTCCTTTGAACACTGGCAGAAAGAGTACAAGATGCTGAATGAAAGTCTTGTAGAACTGACACAGAAGCAGAAAGAATGGGATGCTCATATTGAAGAACTGAAAAGGATTCATGCCAAATGAGCGATGCCATCAAACAACAAATTGTAAACACGAAGCGTCGTCTGTTAGCCTTGGGCCATTTTAATTCTCCTGAAGATATGACTCACATCGTCAGCAATGCTACTGAACGCCGTGATATCATCGCTGAATTCAAGCATGTCCCAACTGCTACGGAAATTGTTCAAGCCTGTAAGGGACATGAGCTTGCAGACATTAAGGTTGAAGGTTGGCCTAGTGGAACACTATATCTGATGAAATACGTTCCCATGACTGCTGAAGAAATTCAGGCAGAAGACATATTTAAACGTGAAAAACATTTCAGAATATGGAAGTTTCATCATAGCAATCTTACAGGCACCCTAAACCGTTTACAGAAACAATTGGAAGAACAATGAAACGATTTACTAAGTCTTGGATGACAGCGCTTTTAACACTAATCTGTGTTATGATTTTGATCATGACGGATCATGGATCATACGTAGCAGGTATCGCATCAATGGGTATCCTCGTATTTTTTACGTTTATTATCGTAGAGGCAAACTCATCACTATGAATGAAGAAATTAAATATGCTGATTACAATCCAGATAGTTGGGTCTTAATTGATATTAAGAACCTCACCACAGGTGATCGTGTTACCAAGATTCTTGGTGGATGGTCTGGTGGCTATCTAGATGGTTCTTACTGGCGTCTCAACTCTGGAATTTCAAAGGTTGAAGACGAAGGTGATACATGGTATATTACTGGATATTCGGGTTCCACGTATCGTGTTCGCAAGACAGCAATCCGTCTGAATTCTATTATGCACAATACGTACTCGACGCTACTAAGCCTTCCTACCAAGGATGGACAGAATCATTTTGAGGTCAATGGTTATTGTGACCTTGAAGATGATGAAGCAAAGATTCGTGAAATCTTTGCAGAGTATAAATAAAGTATTGCCGCTGGAATGAGTATTCAATTATATCCCAATAGATTGAAGAAATAATGACAGCAAACTATGAGTACTGATGGCAACTCATAGCGGTGGTCTAGAAATGCCGCATCAAGGGATTGTCGCCCTATTCGAATTCATGTAGACTGCGGACCCGGCTAGTCCTTCCGCTGATTGAAGGAATTATAAAGACCGTTAAATTATAGGGATAAATAATTTAGCGTTATGCCGACATGATGGAATGGTAGACTTGGATCACTCAAAATGATCTGCCAGTGATGGCGTCCCGGTTCAAGTCCGGGTGTCGGTACCAATTTAAATGAATGCCCTGCTGGCGGAACTGGTAGACGCAGCGGATTCTTCCAAGCGCTTTTAGAGATTATTTCACACGAGAGCGCTTCAAAAAATCCGCCGCCCGTGAGGGCGTCCCGGTTCAAGTCCGGGGTGGGGCACCAAATAAAGGCCAAGGGTTTAACCCTTGGCCTTTTTCTATGGAAATTTTATGATTGAAAATGACTACAAAGAACTAATTAGAGACTTTATCAGTCTCATCCACAATGTCAACATAGACACTGGTACCTGCTGCTGTGGCGATTCGATGGACAGCCATTCATATGGGTGTAATCACAGTCCACGAGACATGGGTGAATATGCAGCTACAAGCTTGGAAGAGCGTGCAATTAAGCTCCTTACCATTGACCGTAATAGTTTAATGCATTATAATCCAATTTGGTATCCAACTACATAAGATTATGAAGACCACTCTTTCCAATAGCATCAAACTCAACCAGATCACGGGTACGAACGATGTAAACTTTGATCTTGTCGTGAAACACTTCGATGAACATACTTACATTCAGTGCTACACGACCTTGACTGGTGATAAGTGCTATCGTCTTGTTCAGACAACTCCTAAGGGTCGTACCATCAAGGTAAAGGAAGCCATCAACAAGCATGATGCTGGTGAAATCATCTTCCGTCTGAGCTTGAACAAAGTCAAGGTGTTCACTGATCAGATTCATCACTACGTGCTTCCTTAAGGATAATCATGGAATACAATTACACTCGCAGAAATGTGATCGTACAGGTCTCGCTTCTCATAGTCCTAGCGTTTGGCTTGCTCATTCTTAAGATGAATGCACAGGATCGTGTAGATACTTGTGCTAGCAATGGTGGAGTTATTGTTACAGATAAGATGCAGCACGAAATGTGCATCAAGAATTTTGAGGTTGTGAAATGAAAACCGAATACGAAGAATTGAGAATGCTTTTTCACAAGTATTGGGAATTGGCCTACAATGAAGGTGTTGAGGGTCGTGATTTTGATACGGAAAATGCTGATGCTCAGAAGACTCTAACGGCATTCGATGAATCTCTCCATAAGCTGGAAGCAGAACGTGAGCAGATGATTAGCCTTATTCTATGGAATGTGGATAATTTCAATGATCTTCCACTTTCTGATGGATATTGTGAGAAGTGGCTTGCGCAAGCTAAACCTCTGGTAGATGAATTGCTCCGACCAGCAAGAGAACAGTTTGCTAGGGAACTAGCAATGTTTAAGAATAATCACAGTTAATGGTGTAATAATGTACAGACTCAAAAAAGAACCAAATGAAAACAGGATGAATATGTTTCGTAGATCAGTCATTGGAGTTGGATTTGTTGTAGGCGGATTTACTTTTGGTTTTCTTTTTGGTGGTGGTAATTCTAAAACACCGACTGATCATAATACTCCACCACCAAAAGTAGTAGTTATTCAACCACCTGAAGTATCTCCGTTGACAGAGCAGCAGCAACATTCTTCTGTTTTTTCTGATGGTAGTTATCATTATAATGATAACACTGCCAGTGCACTTATTTTTAAGGTGGTTGATAAAGATTCACATACCATTTGCTATACAGCAGAAAACAAGTATTATAATAACAACGTGTCTATTTCTTGTGTTAAGGATGATTCGGTAGAAGATACCAAAGATAAGAAAGAAGAGCCTAAAAAGGACACCTCAGTTAAGGATAAGCATGATTAAGATTTACACATGTAAGAATAAGGGTGGTTACTACAAGGTAGTCGGAACCTCTAAGGGTGCTGGTCCTCTTCGCGATCAGGTCTTGATCGTTTATCAAGACCTTAAAGATGAACAGATGTATCATCGTACTGAAGATGACTTCAATGATCGTATGGAAGAGATTGACTTGGATCATGTCTATAAGTTCTGGCTATGGAAGAACATACCATGACCGATACTATACGCATTGATGCTGAAGTTCAATTACATATTCATGATCATGAAAAATATCCTGAAGGTACAAATCCTGAAGATCATTATGGTGAAGACTCATATGATTATTCCGAATTTGTCCCTAAGCTTATCCTCAATGGAGTGGAATCCGATCACACCATTAATGATTATGCATTAGTTAAGTCTGCTGCAAAGCGACATGTCGATGCTTGGATCATAACCTGTGGCTGTGGTTCAGCCGGATGTGCAGGTATTTGGGATGCTATTAAGGTAAAGGTTCGCAAGCACACTGTTGAGTGGCGTGTCCCCAAGAATCAAGGTTATGGCGATCTGAAGAGCTTCTACTCTTTCAACAAGAAAGATTACATTGAAGCTATCGATACCTTTGTAAATGATGTAAAGGATATTGTTAAAGACGATCCTTTAGTATATGATCAATTTACCCATGGGAGTGGTGGTGAATGGCATCTAATCTCCTACCAATTAGAGAGAGGACATTATGACAGAACAGTATCAGACCCCACCGAATTTTATTTCTGAACAAGATGAGCCATTGATTAAAGAATACCACATTGTATTAGACCAGTTCATCCATGCACAAGAGAAACCTTATAATGATGATCAGGTTTCCAATTTGATGGGTGACTTAGACGATATGTGGTATCGCCGTGCATCACCTCAACAGCGTGAACGCATGGATGAAATCAGTGCCTACTACAACAAATACGAAAATTATCATAAGGATAAACAAAATGAGTCTGAAGAAGACAATCACAATGGAACGAATTGCAGCCCTGAAGGGTAAGAATTCCGCACGTTCACAA